TACAGAATCTTTAACTTTAGGACAAGCGTTTTTCTTAACACCTGCACAGTATGAACGCAACGGTGGCGCAAACGGATTCTTAAGAAAATTAGCCAGCGATATATCTAACAAATTAGATGTATATATTATTGAAGACTTACGTAACTTGCTTAACGATCCTCCGGCAGCATTAGATCTTGCCGCAACAAATATACAGCGTGGGCGTGACTTAGGTCTTCCAAGTTTAAATCAAATGCGTATAGCATTAGGATTTTCAGCATATACTAGCTTTAGTCAAATTACTAGCGATGTAACTGTAGCCAATGCATTACAGTCAGCTTATGTTAATATCAATGACATAGATCTATGGGTTGGTGGTCTTGCAGAGGATCGCTATCCAGGAGCAATGGTAGGCCCGACATTCCGTGCTATCATAGCAGATCAAATGATTCGATTACGAGATGGTGATCAATCTTGGTATCAAAATCAACCATGGAATCCAACAGATTTAACTTGGATTAATAGTGCTACCTTATCTGATATAATTTTACGCAATACTGATACAGTACACATGCAGGCTGATGCATTTGTAGCAGTAGAACGTGCAGACCTTATTTCAGGCGCTGTTCCAAGCATAGTTGCTCGATCACCTAGCACTAGTCCTCCTCCATTGTCCGATACTGCTGGAATAACATTTACAGTGATTAGTGGATCATTACCGCCTGGATTGATACTACAAAGTAGCACAATTACTGGAAGTCCATACATTGTTAGTAACGATACAACTTATAAATTTTGTATCAGAGCTACAAACGGAACAGATATAGCCGATAGAACTTTTACTATAACTATTACAGGTTCTAATATACCAGTTTTTGTAACTGCCGCTGGACCATTGCCGATCGGAGTCCACCAGCAATTATATGTACTTGACGATACACATGTTGATTATCAAATTGAAGCATTTGATTTGAACACTGTAGTCGGTAGTAAACTAACATACTTTATAGCCAGTGATGACGGAGTACTACCTAAAGGACTTACGCTGTCAAGTTCAGGACGACTATCGGGATTTATACTACCTACTTATAAAATCACAGCGATCGACGGCTCAGGCACATACGACGATGGCTATTACGATGGCGTGGCATTTGATTTTGGTACTACTTCCAATGACGGTTTTGACAGTTATCAGTATGATGGAGTGTTTTATGACTACAATAGTCCGTTACATCCGCCAAACAGTATCAATTCTAATTATCAATTTCGTGTAACACTAACTGATGGTGTCAATTATGCTCAACGAATTTTTAAAATATTTGTTGTAGGTACAGATCAATTCCGTGCAGACTCAACAACGTTAGACGGTGGCGCTGGGAATTTTACTGCTGATGCAACATACTTACGCGAACCAGTATGGATTAATGATTCAAACTTAGGTGTTCTTAGAGCAAACAACTATATCACCCTGCCAATTGTCTTATACGACAATAGTAATGTTATTTTTAATCTTTCTCCAACAAATCAAGAAATACGAGCAATTACAAAGCAACTAACTAATCTAGATAACACTATCGGCAGTCATAGTCTAACTATTACTAACGCATCAAGTCCGCCGCTATTTGGTCAATACATTAGTTTTGCAAACTATATTCCAAATGCAACTGGTGAACTATATAGAATTTCCGTAGTAGCTGATTTAGGCGGTGGCGCATATCGATTAACTCTAACAACTGGGCTAGTAATGACACTTCCCGATATGGTTCCGTTTTATATGGGATCATTAAGCAAACTTCCGCCAGGTACTACATTTGATGCAGGCACTGGCGAGGTATATGGCATAGTTCCATATCAACCTGCTATCAGCAAGCTCTATACTTTTACACTGACTGCTACAAGAATTGGAGAGAAAGGCGAAACTACAGTTGCATATAAAACATTTACAGTAACCATCATCGGTGAGATTGACAGTACTGTTACGTGGAAAACTAATAGTATTTTAGAAACATTGCATGCAGATTACTATTCAACATTAAACATCAGCGCAGTATCATCTGTTCCTAATTCTATTGTAATCTATTCTATCGTAGACGGAGCACTACCGCCTGGACTAACATTAAATCTTGACGGAGAAATTATTGGTAAAGTTAATCAGTATTATAATCCGTTAAACGGTTCATTGGGTTTGATTAGATTTGATACCAGTGCCACTACGTTTGATAAAGGTATCGCAACGTTTGACTATACGTATAAGTTTACTGTTGAAGCTCGAGATCAATTTGGTTACAGCTCCCGTACTAGAACATTTACGTTGACCATTGATACACCTAATACTACTTCTTATAGTAACATAGTAGTTCGACCATTCTTAAAACAAGACCAAAGAGCCATATGGAAGGGATTTATTAATGACTCAACCATCTTTACACCCAGTAGCATTTATAGAATAAATGATCAAAACTTTGGTATTCAATCATCATTATCAATGCTAGTATATGGCGGGATTGAAACTAAAGAGGCAGCGGCATATATTGGGGCTATGGGATTGAATCACAAACGTAAAAGATTCCAGTTTGGCTCTGTGTCATCGTCAAGGGCTGTAGATCCTGCTACAGGGTTGGATCTATACGAAGTAATTTATATAAACATGATAGACCCGCTAAGTCCAGCGAGTGGAAAACTTCCAAATAAGATAATTAATAAATTTGGAATAAGTTCAGATGCTATAACAGTTGATAGTAGCAATAATTTCTGGAATAACTCTGCCGCAGTCTTAAATCTAGATGCTCCAAATTCTGTTCGACCAGAGCCTATAATAACAGCCGACAGTACAGGATACGAAGTCTCTAATCCTAATCCAAATACGATATTCCCCAATAGTATAGCAAACTGGCAATCAAGATTATCCGGTGTAGGACTAAGTGAGCGCAATTATTTGCCGCTTTGGATGAGAACTATACAAACTGGGCAAAAACAAGAACAAGGGTATACCCTAGCTATTCCTATCTGCTTCTGTAAAGTAGGAACTGCTAACGATATTTTGCTAAACATCAAATTTAGTAAATTTGATTTTCAAGTATTAGATTATACTGTAGACAGATATACAATAGATTCTGTCAGTGGTTATCTAGGCGATAAATACCTTATATTTAGAAATGATAGGATAACCGTATGACAAGTCAAATAAACTATATCTCAATTAACACAACTTACCCTGTAGCAGGGCAGGACAACGATAGTCAGGGATTTCGTAACAACTTTACTGCTATTTCAGCGGGATTAGGAGTAGCCAAGTCTGAAATTACTGCACTACAAACTAATACACTATTAAAAGCAGATCTAGCAACTGGTACCACTCCTGTAGTAAATAATCTGTTACAAAGTTCTATCACAAACGGTACACATAATCAATTTTACGGTATATTCTACCCCGGTGGAACTGTATCTACTACTGCAAATATTAACTTGGCCAACGGATCTATACAACAATTTACACTCGCAGGAAATGCTACATTAACTTTTACCGGCTGGCCTGCGGTACCTGCATACGGAATTATTAGAGTTATTTTGAAAGGCGACACTATTGCTGTTAGAACACCAGTATTTGCCACTGCCAACGGCGGAGTTGTGCGTTTTGCAACTGGATTTAGCCCATTCACAGTTGGTGCAATTGGTTCAACTAAACTTGAAGTCATTGAAGCATGGTCTGTTGATGCCGGAGCTAACGTATATATCAAACTGAGCGGCGAATACTAAGATGCATCCGTTAGTTAACGATTTGAGCGGTATAAAAGATTCCGAGTTAGAAAACAAAATTAATGAACTAACTCGTAAGTATTTTATGACTCCTAATCCGGGAGTCAAAGCTCAAATGTCCAGTATACTTGATTCTTATCGAGAAGAATTGAGCAAACGCAAAGCGGCAGAATACGACAAAATGATGAACAGTCGAGATAAAGGTCTTGACAAACTAATTAATATCAGTTAAACTGTTGTATATGCACTTAGACAAATATAATAATCCCATTTTTACAGAACAAGATCTGTTTGATTCTTTATATAAAGATTACGGATTTAATGTCGACGACACATTACTCGTTGAACGTACAGACGCTGTTAAACAACTAGAAGTACAATTGGGTTTTAAATTCTTAGAACCGTATGAAACCCATTTTGAAGTTGCTGACTATGACAAGGCTTGCCAGTCAAACTGGTTTATGCCCGAAGAATATAAAACCCTAGATATTGAACAATTTGTATATTCAAAGTGTTTGACTCAAATATCCACTGTTAGGGCCATGCAAGAAATGGCAGAATACAAATCTAGAAACATGCTAGATTTATTACGCTGGTTAAAGTATTTTGTTGACACTTGCGAAGCTAATAATATTGTTCGAGGTGTAGGACGTGGGTCTAGCGTAGCTAGTTATGTATTATATGTGTTAGGTGTACACCAAGTGGATTCTGTCAAATATAATTTGGACTGGCAGGAATTCCTGAGATAAGTACTAGTATAATCGAGGAGATTAATATGGCAATGAAAGAAGCCCCAAAAACAGTGCATCGCAGTATGCAAGGTAAAATCGTTGATATGAACAAACTTATCAACCAAAATGAAATGACTATAGCTGTTGGCAACATGGGTGTTAATGCCCGTGGCGACAAGATCGGGCCGGGCGGACAGATCATTAAAAAACGCGAAGATGTGTTGCGTGAGTCTAGTGTAGGTGTTCCTGATCAAATTAATGTTCGAACAGCTCCCGCACCTGAAATAGCAACTACGTCAAAAGTAACTGCACCTGTAACAGCTACTACTGTAAAAAATATTGCAGACATGGACCCTGAAGGGAAAGAATAATGGCTGTTTACGGCAAAATTGTTCCTATTCGCGACAATGTATTTGTCAGTGATATGAGTTTCGATGAACAAGTCAGCGCCGGTGGTATTTACATACCTAGCGATGATGGTAAAGATAGCGGGATCAAACCTCGTTGGGGTCGTGTCTACGCTATTGGAAAAGATCAAAAAGATGTGAAAGTTGGTGAATGGATCTTGCTTGAACACGGTCGTTGGACTAGAGCTATTGAAATAGTCGAGCCCGATGGAACCAAGCGTAAGATACACAGGGTTGATATTAAGTGTATGTTAATGTCAGCTGATGAAAAGCCAAACGATATAACATCTGGGTTGACTGCTATCGACCTAAGTCCGCCGGAATTCGACTTCCGTCCGCCATCCGCCGGTTTGTAACTATTTGACTATCAGGATCCTTGACAGATCCTGATTTTTCCTTTATACTACACAAAAGGAGATGTCAAATGAGTACACATGCTGAAGCAGTTGAAGATATTAAAAAAGCAGTAGAAGCTTTGGATTCTGTTGATACAACAGAAAGTCCTAAATCATCACACCCAGATCCAAAAAAACATTTATATATTAGCCTAATTAAAAGTGGCGTTAGAATCGCCGCTGGGCTAGCACTTGCTGGCGGTGGCTGGTTAGAAATGAATCCTTATCTACAAGCGGCCGGGTGGTTGTTAGTAGTAGCAGAAGTATTAGGCATTGCCGAGGAACTAGTATGAAAGAATTATGGGTTGAAAAATATCGACCAGATACCTTAGACGGTTATGTATTCAAAGATGACCATCAACGTGATCAAATTGAAAGTTGGCTCAAGGAAGGAAGTATTCCTCACTTATTGTTCAGTGGTAATGCAGGTGTAGGTAAAACTACACTGGCTAAAATTTTGCTTAACAAGTTAGGTGTGCAAGATTGTGATGTGCTATATGCTAACGGCAGTAAAGAAGCACGTAAGGTTGAGTGGGTCGACAAACTGATTGGATTTTGTCAAACTATGCCATTTGGCGATTTTAAAGTTGTACTAATTGACGAAGCAGATTTCATGAATCCAAATTCAGTACAACCTGCACTACGTAATCTAATGGAAGACTACAGTAACTCTGTTAGATTTATCCTAACTTGCAACTATCCTAATAAGATACTTCCGGCGTTGCACAGCAGGTGCCAGAAGATGCATATTGAAAAAACTGACTTGACTGAGTTTACAGCTCGTGTTGCTACAATCCTTGTAGAAGAGAATGTAGAATTTGATCTAGATACATTAGACATCTATGTTAAAGCAACTTATCCAGACCTGCGTAAAACAATCAATAATGCTCAGATGAACAGTATGGACGGTAGACTAAAGATTGTAGAAACAGCGGCTGACAGTACTGATTATCGGGTCGAAATGGTAGCATTGTTTACCGCAGGAAAAATTGCTGAAGCACGTAAACTTGTATGCAGTCAAGCTCGTCCAGAAGAAATGGAAGAAATTTATCGCTGGCTGTATGACAATGTAGAAATCTTTGGTGCAGAAGATAAGCAAGATAAAGCTATTCTCATTATCAAGCAAGGTCTTGTGGATCATACACTAGTCATGGATCCAGAGATTAACCTAGCCGCAACACTAATTAGACTCGGACATCTGTAATCATGTGGCCATTTAAGAAAAAACTTGAGCATCAGATTTACTTTGCCTGCGACGAGTGGGCTATTAGACACCATGCACCAATCCGTCCAGCAAGCGAGTTTTTACCGCCTGCATTTAAGGACATGGCGCTGTACTACAAGAAATCTGCAAAGCCCATTGACAGTGATAAAACTGTTAAATCGTGCCCTGGAATTATTGATTACTGTAGTACTGGATTTGTTATTCCTGCATGGTGTGATATTGAAATTGAACCGGGTCCGAATGGCAGAGTAGTTACCCGCTATAGCCATCCTAAATATAAAGAAGGTGCTCAACCTAAAGATGCCCTACAGGGATTCATGGGTAATAAATTTAAGTTTGGCACTCCAGTTAAACTTGATAATCCATGGACTGTGTGGGCGGCAAAGGGTTACAGTTTGTTTTGGCAACCTATGTATTATTATGACGACTCACGTAACTGGGAAGCTATTCCCGGGATCATTGATCATGATAAGGTACCATTGATTCAACCTATTAATATTATGTTGAAGCAACCTAAAACAACTGTCATCAAGATGGGCGAACCGTTAGTACAAGTTATCCCTCTTAAACGAGAAGAGATTACTGCATTTTCAGGCGAGCTTACACAATCCATGATCAAACGACATAACTCACTGTCTTATCTTAAAGAAATGTCTTTTACTAGTTGGGTACGTCACATAAGAGAGAAGAAGTCCTATACCGTTGATGTCCACGATATAGAACTTCCCATCAAGTAACAAATTGCTATAACATTCTAAATAGGAGCGTCCATGCTCCTATTTTTTAGTCTCCATAAACCGCTAACACCTCCTTCACGGCATTATGGCGTTCAATGTCTTTAGCTTCAAATTGTACTATGTCGATATGTTTTAGAGCAGGTTTAGATGAGAGTAAGTTACAAAAATCTATTAAACCATTATCACTAACACGATCAGCCTGAGCCAAGTCACCCGTAACAACCATCTTACTACCATCGCCTAAACGAGTTAGTAACATTTTCATTTGATTGACTGTGGTGTTCTGGCATTCATCTGCAACAATGTATGCGTTTTTAAATGTGCGTCCACGCATGTACGCGAGTGGGCTTATTTCAATGGTTCCATCCTCTAGCATTTTAGCTATGTCTTTTTGCTGGTAATACTCTCCTAGAACGTCGAATATAGGACGAGTCCAAGGTGCCATTTTTTCATTTAGCGTACCTGGTAAAAATCCTAAATCTTCATCTACACTGACGGCGGGTCTTGTTACAATTATCTTATCAACAATACCTTCTTGATACAGCTTAACTCCTACTTGCACTGCCAACATAGTTTTACCCGTGCCTGCTGGCCCGATAGCTAAAATGATACTTTTAGTTTCATCTTGTAGCTTGTCAAGGTATACTTTTTGATTTGGATTTCGTGCATGTAGACTCACACGCTGTTTCTTTTGAGGAAGATATGGTTGAAAGTCAATTATGTTAACTTCTGATGTAAAACGCTTTTTCACTCGTTGTTTACTCATCTAGTTGTGCTCCTACTCTTACTGTAATAAAAGTAGAACTTGTAGTGACCGGCCTTGATAACTACAGAGGTCCTACACTATTATTTAACGGATCTACAGAATTATAAACTGATACGTTATGGATTTAAACCAGCTAAATAAGTGTAGAAGACTCTAGGATCAACTCATGCACCACGACATATTAGACGTTATACAAAATATACAGGATCTATACGAAAACAACAGTAGTTTAGCTGTTTTGAAAGATTTCGAACGGGTGTTGGACGAACTAGATGTGTATGTTTACAAAAACTGGGAAGAAGGCGAATTGGCCTATGGGCCTGAAGTAGATCGTCATTGGATTACCGTGGGATTCATGTGGCCTGAAGAAAAGATGCCCGATCCCATCGGTGGCAAGCGATTAACTGATTTAGGATGTAAAATTTCCTATCAAAAGAATTTCTTAGTAGAGCCCCGTAAAATACGAACGAAAGAAGATCTAAGACCCAATAGTAAAAAAGGTAAATTAGATCGCCATCCTATTTGGATTGTAGAAATTAAAATGCCAAAAAAACTAGCATTTGATGTATACAAAGGTTACATGGACAAGATGAAGAACGAATATAAAGAATCACAATCTCCAAGTACAGCGGCGCCGCCTCCGGGTGGAGCACCGGCAGGAGCACCAGCGGCGGCACCGGCAGCCGGCGCACCGGCGGCAGGAGCGGCACCTACACCGGCAGCATAATATGACATACATTACAGAAAATCTTAGAGCAGGTGATTTAGAACACTTAGTTAAAAAAGTGTTTGAGATTGATTCATTTAAAAGTAAAACTGGCGACGATGAAGATATTGTTGTGTTGAGTTTTACTGTAGATCAAGAAGATGCCGCTAAAGATTTAGAAAACTTTATCGAGATGGGCTATGAATTTGTTCTAGATGCCGATGCTACTCCAGGTGAGACTGACGATGGCAACTATCGTGTATACGTAGAACTTGAACGCAATCGGCATGTGGCTAGACAAATAATGGAAATCGTAGATGGCATAATATTACTAACTGGTTTAGAATACATGCGATTTAGATATTTTAAAAGTTTTAAAAGTGAAGTTGCTAACGAAGAAAATATATCAGCAGTGGTTCCCACTGATAGAAATGCATATGCAATCGCAACCGAAGAGCATAAATTAAATAACTTTAGTGAGTTTTTTAAAAATAGTTATGCAGAAGAATTAAAATTAATAGACGAGTCTATTACATTTAAAAGAGTCTACGGTGAACAAATTAAGTTTAATATAGTTAATAGTGGACCTAGGGCAGAAGTTTATAATAGTATCAGTGGTCCTATTATGCTAGAAGGTAAAGATATTTCAGAAGTATTATTCTTAACTAAAATAATCGGTAACTATAATATTACTAAGATTAGTAACAAATTTATATTTGAAAACAACGGCTGGGCCGTTGCACTAGAAAGGAAATAAGATGAGCGACTTTAAATTTGATTTTACATTAGAGAAATTCAAAGCAATTATTGGTAATAATCCTTATGCCGATCATTGGTTCGAAGCATTGAGTGAAACACTTCCAGACTATGATATTGATACTGTGGAACGTGTTGCAGCCTTTCTAGCACAGACAGCACACGAATCAGGCGGATATACTGCAATCAAAGAAAATCTAAATTACAAAGCAGAAAGTCTATGCAAAGTATGGCCTAAATATTTTAATGCAGGCAATGCCAATGACTATGCTCATCAACCAGAAAAAATTGCCAATCGAGCTTATGCTAACCGCATGGGCAACGGTAACGAAGCATCAGGCGACGGTTGGAAGTTTTGCGGACGCGGACTTATCCAGTTAACTGGTAAAGATAACTATACCCGTTATGCACAAGCAACCGAACAAAGTTTAGACGAAGCCAGCGAACATCTGTCAACTTTTGAGGGTTGTGTACAATCAGCGGCTTGGTTCTGGGAAGCTAATAACCTAAATCAGTATGCAGATTCAGGTGACATCCTAACCATGACCAAACGTATTAACGGTGGCACACTAGGCCTTGAAGATCGTCAAAAGCATTATCAACACGCACTACAAGTCCTAGGAGGCTGATATGTTTGGTTGGGTTTTAAGCCTTGTACCTGATAGTATTTTTATACTAATATACTATATCATGCTGACAGCAGGTATCGTATTGTATATTGCTAGCAAACTAGTAAAATGGATCCCCATGATGGGGCAATACAAATTTCCTTCAGAAATCATCGGAGTTATATTACTAGTAGTCGGTGCATATTTTTATGGTGGGCATGGTGTTCAAAAAGCCTGGCTAGAACGTGTAGCCGAATTAGAAGCTAAAGTTAAAGCAGCCGAAACTAAATCACAAGAAGCTAATACTGTAATACAAACTAAGGTTGTAGAACGTGTTAAAATTGTAGAGAAGAAGGTCGAAGTTGTTAAAAAAGAAATAGAAATTCAACGAGAAGTTATTAATGCTGAATGTAAAATAAATGACATTGCCATAGAACTTTATAATAAAGCAGTAAGCGATCCAACCGAGGTTAACAAATGAAAAGACTATTACTAATTATTTTCATTTCTGCACTAACTGCATGTAGTACAACTGCTCCGGTAGTAATAAAATTCCCAGAAGTACCAGAAGCACTTAAAGTACCTGCTGGAAAATTATCACCGTTGGATACTAGTAAAAAAATAGAATTAAGCGATATTATAGAAAATGCCAACGAAAATGCTGGCAAATATTACGAATTACGTGAGCGATATAACGCATGGATAGAGTGGTATATTGAGCAAAAGAAAATATTTGACAGTATCAAATAAATACTACTATTAAGCCAACAGGAGCGAACCATGGCAGACGAAGAAGTCAAGAGCGCAAGCGAACTAAAGAAAGAAGATTGGATGAACAGCAAATGGCGTCCCATGATGGGTTGGATGTATATGCTGGTGTGTACTATGGACTTTGTAGGATTCCCAATCCTATGGAGTTTATTACAATCCCTAAGTCATGGATCAGTCAATACACAATGGCAACCATTAACCTTGCAAGGTGCTGGATTATTCCACATTGCGATGGGTGCTGTTATTGGTATTTCAGCATATGGGCGTACACAAGAAAAGCTGGGCGGCGCAAACAATGGAGGTCTTAGCTTAGGCTCAGGTACAACATATACACCACCGGTCAGCGGAGGATTTGGAAATGGCACAACAACAGCACCAACAACAGGATTTGCGAGTGGGTCAACAGCACCTAGCGTACCTCAAACAGGCAGCTTCGGTGCCCCCAGCACAGGTTTTGGTTCAGTACCACTCGGCGGCAACAGCTCAAGCAGTTTCACACCGCCAGCAAGCTGGGGATCAACCCCAACAGTAGGCACAACTGCAAGCGGTAAAAAGATTGTACCAGATTTTGGTCAACCAGCAATTTAAGGAAGTTAAAATGAAAAATTATATATTTGTAGCAGGACTATGTTTAGCATTATCTAGCCCAGCATTTGCCGGCGGTGAATCAAAGAAGGTTTGCAACACTGATCCAAAAACAAAGAAAGAAGTTTGCAAAACTATCAAAGTTCACAAAAAAGTCGAGGGCGATAAAGTTCCAGACAGCAAGAAGAAGTAATCAAAAACTTGACAGGCTTCAGTTAAGATAGTATAATTAATGCTATTACTGGAGCCTTTTTTACGACTATGACAGATTATTACCAAACACTAGGTGTTGGCGAAAACGCTAGCCCAGATGAAATTAAAAAAGCATACCGAAGCTTGGCTAATAAACATCACCCGGACAAGGGTGGTGATCAAGCCAAATTCAAAGATATTAGCGTTGCATACGATAACCTAAGCGACCCACAAAAGAAAGCTGAATACGACCAACAACGTATGTTCGGAGGTGGCCCGCAAGTAAGATTTACTACAGATGGATTTGATCCATTTGGCGCGATGTTTGGACAAGGATTCCCGCAAGGGCACCCATTTACTAGCATGTTCGGCGGCGGACATGCGCAGATGCGCAGAAATCGAGATCTAAACATCCAATGTCAAGTTTCAATATTAGACAGCTATCTAGGAAAACAACTAGAAGCAAATTATAAAATGCCGAGCGGGCAAACGCAGACTGTAGTTATTAATGTTCCGGCTGGAATAAGTCATGGTGAAACTATACGATATAATGGATTAGGTGACGATAGTGTTCCTAATGCTCCGAGAGGAAATTTAAATGTAACTATTATTGTGCTTCCTGATAGCAACTTTAGGCGTGCCGGAGACGATATGTATACTACAGTGTACATAACACCGATCGAGGCTATGATCGGTTGTAGTAAAGGTGTTAAAACTATAACCGGCCAAAAAATAGATCTTGATATTCGTCCAGGTATTGAAGCTGGATCTGAATTTGCAAGCTCTGGGCACGGATTCCCTAATATTAATACTGGTCAGAAAGGTCGGCTAGTAATTGTTGTAAATATTAAAACACCGGCAATTACAGATCCATCATTAATAGAAAAACTTAAAGCACTAGATGTTGAAATTAATTCAAGATCCTGATCCAATTCTTAAACAAAAAGCAGAACGTTGGGATTTTAAAAACCATGTTAATGCGGATGTTATAGAAAGAGAAATGCTTGAACTCATGCGAGCACATAACGGTATCGGACTTGCTGGCAATCAAGTTGGGTTGTTGCGTAGAGTATTTGTGATGAAACTACAAGACGGTAGAGAACTTGGGGTTTTCAATCCTACTATTCTAGTCGGCGACAACGCAGATGTACAAGCTGACGAAGGGTGTTTAAGTTTTCCAAATCTCTGGCTTAAAGTCAAAAGAAGTGACAAAATTACTGCCATGTATCTTGACAGCGCAGGAAAACAATGTATAATAGAACTTGAAGGAATCGACTCTCGTTGTTTTCAACACGAATTAGATCACTTAGATGGAATAACATTTACAGAATATGTAAGTGATTTGAAATTAAAAATGGCACAGAAAAAACAAAGGAAATTTAAATAATGGTCGAACCTAGCGATAATCTTCAAGCAGTCTTTGAAAGAGCTATAGAAACTTCTAAAAAACTTCATCACGAATATCTAACAATAGAACATCTGTTGTTTGCTATGCTTGCAGAAGATGGGTTTACTAACTGTATTCAAGGATTCGGCGCTGATGCTAATTCCCTTAAAACAAACCTACAAGATTATCTACATAATAAATGTAGTGAAATTACAGTACCAGATGTAGTGGTTAAACCTAAGAAAACTCAAAGTGTAGAGCGTGTACTTAATAGGGCGTTTACTCAAGTCCTATTCAACGGGCGACAGCGTATTGAACCAACGGATGTATTCTTGGCTATGATGGGCGAGAAACGTAGTTGGGCGCACTTTTTTGTTGCACAAGCTAATATCGATAAAGATAAATTTGCTGAATATTTAAATAATAATATGGAAAATGGTCCGGACGATAGCCCAGCTGATTCGCATAGTGATAAAGCCCTTCAGGCATTTACTACTAATCTGAATCAAGAAGTTAAGAAAAACAAAATCGATCCAGTTATTGGCAGAGTTGACGAATTAGAAAATATTGCGTTAGCACTAGGTCGTCGTAGCAAAAACAACGTGATCTTAGTTGGTGACCCTGGTGTAGGTAAGACTGCGATCGCCGAGGGCATGGCTCATAATATTGTAAATGGTGCTGTTCCTGATTTCTTGAAAGAGTATACAGTTTATAATCTAGACATCAGTGCTATGTTAGCTGGCTCTAAATATCGCGGAGACTTTGAAGAACGCTTTAAGCATGTTATTAAAGCCCTACAAAAGAAAGGTAAGACTGTCTTGTTTATTGACGAAGCACACATGATTAGTGGTGCTGGGTCGGCAAGCAATTCAGCGAACGATCTTGCCAACATGATGAAGCCTGCACTAAGCAAAGGCAATATTAAAGTTGTAGCATCGACTACCTGGGAAGAATATCGTAAGCACTTCGAAAAGGATCGTGCGCTCATGCGTCGTTTCCAACGCATTACTGTTGACGAGCCTACAACAGAAGTTACTAAACAGATCCTTAAAGGTATTAAGAAATACTACGAAGGATTCCATAATGTTAAGATCAAGGACGATGCAATTGATGCGGCAATTAAATTGTCAGTTAAGTATCAAACAGATAAAAAACTTCCGGACAAGGCCATTGATTTAATTGATGTAGCTTGCTCACGCTTCAATCTCAAACTAGCTGATGAGCGCATTATCGGCGAGCGTGAAATTCAATTCGAACTAGCTAAGATGGTCAATATGCCGGAAGAGCAAGTTTCAGAAACTGAAAGTGTTAATTTAATTAGTTTACAAACTAAACTTGAAACAGAAGTGTATGGGCAAGAACTTGCTATCACCGAAATCGTTGATAAGATTGTTGTTGCACAGGCTGGACTTAAAACAGAAAATAAACCCGTTGGATCGTTTGTATTCATGGGGCCGACTGGTACTGGTAAAACCGAAACTGCTAAGTCACTTGCTAAAAACTTGGGTGTTAAGTTACTGCGCTTTGATATGAGTGAATATCAAGAAAAACACAGTATCAGTAAGTTGATCGGCAGCCCTCCCGGTTATGTTGGATTTGAAGAAAATGCGGGTCAACTAATTACCAGTATTCAAGAAGCACCTAATGCTGTACTGTTGCTAGATGAGATTGAAAAAGCGCATCCAGATGTAATAACTGTATTGCTACAGCTTATGGATAACGGATTTATTACCGGATCAAATGGCAAAAAAGCTGACTGCCGTAATATTGTTCTTATCCTTACTACTAATGCCGGAGCACAATCAGCAGACAAAAATGCTATTGGATTTGGTAAGCAAGATAAAGACTATAGCGATGCTGATTTGAAGAAATTCTTAACTCCGGAGTTCCGCAATCGTTTAGATGGTGTTGTTACATTTAATAAACTTGGAAAAGAAACAATGATAAAAATTGTTAATAAGTTTATAGATCAACTTAAAGACCAAGTTAAAGATAAAGGTATCCGAGTTAAGATCGATAAGGAAGCAGTTAATTGGCTCATCGAAAAAGGCTTTGATCCTAAGATGGGTGCTCGTCCGTTACAGCGTGTTATTGACAAGGAAATTAAACGCGACCTTGCTCGATTGATGTTGTTTGGAGATCTTAAAAATGGCGGCTGGGTCACTATTAGTGTTGATGGCGATGCAATTTCGTTAATTGCTAAACCAAAAGTATCTAAAATTGCATTACTGGCTATTGAGAGCAACTTAGAAGATGTTGTACAAAACAACTAGAAGTTTATTTAAAGGAACATATCAATACAAAATTGTGTTGATATGTTCTGGCGCTAGTTCGTTTAGAAGCGGTGATATGGAAACTGCATTAAAACTACTAAGTAAAACTTCTTTACTTCAAAAGCCCGACGATGTGTGGCGTATTAATAATATCAAAACTCAAGATCAGCTAGATTATGCTATTAGACTTGCAACTGCCTTGAAGAAAATGAAGGATATAGAAATTAGGGTAGAATCTCCGTGGGTCAGCGTATATACTAACAACCTTGATTATGTTACTCTGCTGTCTAAATTAGATAGTAGCAATGTGAAATATATATCTGAGCCACCAAAAGATTCACCTCTAGCGGCTAATACTATAATAATGCCTAAAACAAATTACGATTATCGAGTGACTTTAGGTAAAACTAACCAAGATTATCAAGCGTTTGTTGAATGGGCGGCTGGCCGTGACAAACTAAAACTGACTAAAAGTTGCAAAAAAGAGCTAGGAAAATCAAGAAGTTGGGGCGGAACACACTTCTATGTAACAGGCGACAATACACTACTGTTGACTAAAATGCATCTCGGTGGCGTAATAACAAAGATTGAACGTATCGTTAAAGCATAGGGTGTTGATTCCAAAATCGATAAATACTCTAACCGTAGTTTATTCTGCTGGTCTATAAAAACGGATTTAACAATGCGCATAAATGAGCTATTAGAAGGCACCATCTTCAAAGATTTAGACTTTGTCTCGCCAAAGAATGACGGCAGAGAGATTAACTACGACCTTCCGGATGATTTAATTCATTTTATGCATAACGATGACAGATCGTATCGACGTCATGTCCATCCAGTTATTTCCAAGTGCATAGACCGTTTGAAAGCTGATCGTGCAACACATCCAAATATGTTTAAGGTGCCTGTACAGGCTAGCTATAAATTGTACATTAAAAAATTTCCGATTCGCGAACTACCAGACGAATTAGATGAGGAACTTTGCAGTAAAGTATGTAAAAAAATACACGATGAAACTTGTAAGCACGTTGCCGATGGCAAGTATAAGGACTAATCGTGTTACTAAGAGAATTATTTTTAAGAGAAGCCCCAGCCGCTGAAGAAGTTAAGAAAAAAGTAGGTAGGGCATTCAATCATCCAGAGGATCTAACATTTTTAAATGGCAGTGCTGGTGCAATTAAGGCGCTGGAACATATCAAAGCCATAGGCAAAAATGCCAAGGGTGTTCGATACAAGTGGGACGGTGCTCCGCAAGTGTATTGGGGCAGAGATGAGAATGGTACATTTATATTGACTAACCACAATGGTTGGTTGCGTGGCGGCACTGGTACAAGTACATTAGACGAGTTTACCACACAGCAAGGAATTTATAATTTTATTCTTAACAAGAGTGGTAATCCAAAGACCCCCGAAGAACAAGAGCAACGTAAAGAGTTTGCTAGAGAATTTAGTTTCTTACATCCAGTGTTTGAAAAAGCTACCCCTGAAGATTTTAGAGGATTTGTCTACGCCGATGGGTTATTCTTAGGGCAACCAACCCCAGATGCTGATGGAATATATAATTTACATCCAAATCCAAAAAGCGGAACAGTTTATCATATTGCACAGGATACTGATCTAGGACAACAAATTTCTACAGCGCATGCAATGGTTGTTGGTCATGGCATATTTGAAACATTCGGAGACGCCGACCATACGCAACAACCCAAAGACAGTTTTGAAGAGTTTAATTCAACATCTCAACTGATCGTACTAGGTCCATACTATACCCAGATGCAGCCGGAAGTTGATTCTCAAGCTATATCTATTGTTGAAGCAGAAATTAAAAAACATTCAGCTGAAATTGATCAATTCTTATCACCACTACCCGGAGTAAGTGGATTTAAAAATATTGTTTACAGATATGTTAATACTATGAGTAAGCAAGGACAATTACACAATGTCGGTCATAATTTTATGATGTGGATGGAATCTAATCCAACAATTGTAAGTCCAACACAGTTGGCTAAGGTACAAGAACGTGCAAAGATGTTCCCAGGAGCACTACCTGCAATGTTTAATTTGTTTGACGATATTATGCAATTGAAGAACAGTGTAATTGCACAATTAGATAAAGATCCCGGTGAGATTAAAGTAACCAACCCAGAGGGCTGGGTACACTACGATAAAAAAGGTGATGATCATATTAAACTAGTTCCGCGTAGTAGTATCGAAACTCCGTCTGGAACTATACCAGCCTGGACACCATAATGAATTTACGTGAACTTTTTGAATCAACTCATACTAAGGTAACTGCGGCATTCTGCTTTGGTCGGTTCAATCCACCGCATCAAGGGCATGCCAAAGTTTGGGAAGCTGTTAAACATGCAGGTCATCAATGGTACATAGGTACTAATCCTAGTACAACCGGCACCAACGATCCGTTGCCGTTTGATGTTAAGGCAGCATGGATGTCTGCAATTGATCCCAGCATTGAAGGACATGTGTTAGGTGAATCTACAGTTATCACACTGGCCTCTAAGATTTATGCAGAAGTTGGAGATGGTGCAACTGTAGCTTATATAACTGATGCAACTGACTGGGCATGGGCTGGAAAATTATTAAATCAATACAATGGCAAGGAAAGTACACATGGTTATTTTAACTTTGCTAAAATCATCCATATACCAAGTCCCAGAGTAAGCTCAGCAACTGATCTACGCAATGCGGCTCGTGCTGGTAACATGGACGCATTTTATCGAGCCGCTGGTACAGATCCTAATCTAGAAGTAAATGGTCAACACTATTTTGATACAGTAGTAGCCGCAGTAGGCCAACATCCTGAAAAAGTAAAACGAGCTAAAAAAGAAAAACCTGTAGCAGAACCAGTAACTGATGAAGGCTTAATGGGATTCATGACTAAACCTGTTAAAGCTAAGCCAACGACCAGTGCAGAAGAAATGCGCAAGTACTTTGAAAAAGAAAAATCCAAAGATCCTGATAAAATGGAACGAGGTGAGGGGCATAAAAAACCGCAACAAGTATATACTAAAACTGACGAAGAAGCTGCCGGGGTCGGCACTATTACAAAACAGAATAGTACAGTTGATGTAAATAGTAGTACACCAAAAAAGAATTTAAAAGCCTTTAATTTGATTAAAGAAGCTAACAGGGTATTAAGAGAAATGAAAGCTAACGAATTTGTACGCGAAGGTAAAACTAGTCATCGACACCCCCACCACGATGCCGCCAGCCTGGGCGTAATTCGAACACGCGATATCGGCGGGTACGATCGTATCTATCACATGAATCGCATGATGATGGCCATGGCCATGGCCGACGGCGAGAGTATAAAAGCTGTAGACAGTCCGCAAGATACCTGGGCTGAAAAGTATAATACACATCATCCTTACACCAAAGAAGACGATAATAAGATTCGATCGGCTATGAAAACTGTCCCCACTGATGGAAAAACAATTAGCAAGTTTAGCAAGAGCGAAGAGCCCGCTGACACTAACAAAACTAGCCCTGTAAATAAAGCCAAAAGAAACAAATACGGTATATAATGGAACACGACAAATATCACTTATCATTAAAAACAGCTTTTGCTAGTGAATTTAGTTTTTATCTAAAAGCGCATAACTTTCACTGGAATGTAGAAGGACCGTTGTTTGGTCAGTTACACGAACTGTTTCAAACCATATACGAGGAAGTATATGGTGCAATTGATCCGTTTGCGGAACATCTACGTGCTCTACAGATTTATACACCGGCTAGTTTACAAAAATTCAGTATGCTGACTGTGGTAGAAGATGAAAATCATGTACCAGATTGGAGCGGTATGCTAAAAGAATTATTAACAGATAGTGACAGAATGGCTGAGATATTTCGCATTACGTTTGATATGGCTGAAGCGCATGGTGACCACGGGCTGAGTAATTTCTTAGCTGATCGACAGGATGCACATAAGAAGCACAGTTGGATGCTGAGGTCAAGTTTAAAATGAAACAGTATAGAATTACTACGCAGGATTTAAATCAAGATAGTTCAGATGACTGCTATTTAGATCCGAGTGATCCTATACACGAAATGAAAGCACTAGCAGGACTAGGCGGGTTAGGTGGCGAAGCTAGACTACACGAATACCGTGCTAATCAAGGCAGTAATATCAGTGTTACTGGTATGAGCAAACAAGAGCTAGAGCGTAAGCATCATATTCGTCCCGGAACCCCAGAATGGTTTCAACTGTGGTTTAGTAAGCCGTACTTAACTGGCGAAAAACCTGTAGGAAAATAAAATGAAAATGCACGAACTTGACGAAGGTCACTATAACAATTACGATAACAATCGCACAGGATTTAGTAGTCAGCGCCGCAATCCTGCAGAAGACGAATCAAATCTATTATACATTTTTAAAGATGGTAGGTTACATCAAGCTATGATCAGTAACCATCGCGAACATGAAGCTCGCCAACAGGGATTTAGAGATAGTCCTGAACAGGCATTAAAAATGCACGGCATTGTCAAAAGTAAGTTTCATCAGGAAAAATGGATTAAAAATGAAGGCGGCAAGTGGATTGAAGTACATCCGTTTGGTAAACCCGAAGATGTGTCAGAATCAGCAACCGCTGGAGCAACCAGTGCCGCTAATGTATCAGTAGGCCCGGTATATAAGAATAAACCAGTAAAACAGCCTAAAAACAAAGACGGCACAGCTAAAAACGCCCTAGATATAGATGTGAATCTAATGACTGGCGGAAGCATCAAACGATAAATATATAAAGATAACGGAGTATACTCATGCCAGCAGATTTAGACCAAATGAACCCAGAAATGGAACCACAAAGTAGCCCAACTGAACAGTCAGCAGTAGTAGGCTTGCACAGTGATGAATTAGATCACGAAGGCGCAATGGCCAAAGCTGATCTATACAAACTAGCTAACTATAGCATGAAATTGTTCAAACAAGTTCATGACGATGATCAGTTAGAAGCATGGGTGCAAGCTAAGATCACTAAGGCCGCTGATTATATTGCATCAGTATACCACTACTTAGAATATGAGATGAAATTTAGTGAATATGGTAAACACTTAGATAACAGCGATACATTAAGCGAAGGACAACGTATGAAAATTAAAGAATTGCTTTCAGAAGCTAAATCTAAGATGAAAGATCTTAAAAAGACTCAAGCTGAAAAAGCCAAAGATAAAAAAGTAATGGAAGGTCCGTTGCGCGGTGGTGAGCAACAATGTACAGAGTGTGGTGGTACTGGTATGGTATATGTCGAAGCGATGCCAATTCCAGATCATGTTAAGAAAATGGCTGGTGATTACGATCGCAAAACTAAAGCTATGCATGCCGCTCACAAGCGTTTAGATAAAAATCACAATGGTATTCCTGACAGTGAAGAAGACTTAGATGAAGAATTTACCGACAAATCAAAGACTGGTGATACATTTAAAACACGCACAGGTGTAGCAACTAAAACTGATACCGGTATGAAGCATACCAATACTACGTATCACGACGACGGCGACGAAATCTCTTCGAACGCTAAATCAGGTAAGGGTATTAAGACCCATGCTAAATCGCAGTCGGCCGCAGAGAAAAAAGAAAAAGCTCCTGCACAAAAGATGTCTCCTAAAAGTGCTAAGACATGGGGTATGAAGGATAGCGAGAAGTTTGACAATCGTGACGGTGCACCTGCTAAGCCAAAGAAAGAAAAAGAAGTTGAATTAGACGAAGCTAAAAAGAAAGGCGATGGCAACTTGGCCAACAACGCTAAACCATACGACAAAGTAACACGTGGTGATGTTATCGCCGGACGTCTTGGCAAAGATGAAAAAGGCGGAAAGTCTGTTAAGGAAGCCGCAAAACCAAGCGCAGGTCTAAGCAAAGAGAAAAAATCTGCTGTAGTTAAGAAAGCTAAAGCAGGTGGCGACATTGGTAAGCCAGGTAAGAGTTTTGACAAAGTGGCCAAGGCTGCTGGTGGCGGTGAGAAAGGTGAGAAGGTTGCCGCTGCCGCTATGTGGAAGAACATCAAAGAAACTCAAGCGTATCTAGCTGAAAAGAAAAAGAAAGAAAAGATTACAGACGAGAATTTGACCGTTGTTCCAAATCCATCAGGTGCTAAGGATGCTGAAGAAGCCAAGAAGTTAGGAGCAATGATGCCAGCACCAGCAGGCAAAAAAGATCCAATTGGCACTAACGAATCCTCTGACTTATCACGTATGCGCGAACTAACAGGTCGTTTAAATCAAAACGAGCGAACTATGGTTGCTGAATCAGGTGAAGTTGCTAGCATTCGTGCATTAACAAAGCGTCTATTAGGTTAATACAATGGACATGAAACGTATTCTACAGGCGATGGATGGGGCATCTTCGAAGCCTGTGGAAGGCGTTGATAGCATGTCCAAGTTTCTTTCTATTATCAACGAAGGCAGCAATCCACACAAAGTAACATTGCCAGTACAAATGGCAATGCAACACTATCAGCAACCTGTTGTTGGCCAACCTATTACTACTCCTGTTTCAAATATTACTCGTGAATCGAGTATCAGAAAGTATTTTGATCAAGCTGAAACAGATGCTACCAAAAGATTGACACAAAAAAATACAATGTATAAACAATACGCTCAGACTATTGCTGAACGTGTCTTAATGAGAGAGTCGACGCAACGTATAAAAGAAGGTGCCGATTTAAGTGGGTTTGATACAGAATGGTTGCGCAAAGCCTCCGATCCAAACAGACTTGGAAGATACATGGTTAGTGTAGCTGATGCGCAGGCTGAACTAACAGCAAGAGAACAAGGTAAACAACCAGTCGTGCCGTCGGCGGCTCCAACTCCAGCACCAACTGGTTATAGTAAAGAGTGGTTAGAAAAAGCCGCTGATCCAAACAGACTCGGCCGTTATATGATTAGCATTGAAAAAGCCCAAGAGCTGTTAAAGACCATGCAAGAAGGGTTATCTGACAACATGGGATTTAAACCTGGGCCAGGCGGCCCTGGTCTACAAGGTAATGTGGCAGAAACTCCATTAGACTTTGATCGTGAAAACCCTATGTCCAGTACTATTCACAGTCATAAAGGTGCGAATCCAGGTAGTATCGAGTATCGCATTATGCGAGCTCGTAGACAATTAAAAGATCTAGCAGAACAGGCTCAAAGTGATGATCCTAGAATATGGCAACATATTACTAAGCTGTTCCCCGAACTTGCTATGAATATTGAACAAATTAGTCATGGTCTAGGAGAATTGGGTGCTAAACGTCGAGCCGGCGGCTCAAACAGCAGAAACATACCTGCTGGCATAGATGAAATGATGAATGATCCGTGCTGGAAAGGTTATAAAATGGTTGGTACAAAGAAAAAAGGCAGCAAGTCAGTACCTAACTGTGTACCAAATAAAGGAAAATAAAATGAACATTCGTGAATTAATGAACAAACTAGATGCAATCGAACTATCCGAAGGTATTAGATTGCGAGATGTAGAAGCTGCCGTACAAGGTGCTAGTAATGAACAAGCTCGTTCACTTACACTACAACAGATGGCTGAGAAAAACGGCTTGCCAGGATTGTATGATCCAGTAAGCGGTAACTATGTTTCTGCTGTATTAAACCCGGCTAGCGACGGCGGACAGCCAACAGCACGTATCAGTACTACTGCTAGCAAAGAAGATGACCAAAAATTAGCTAATTTAGGTCTAGTTCCTAAGAATGCAAACAAGAGTTCATTCCTTGGTAGACTGTTTGGCGTAAGTGGTGGTAAGTACGACAAGGATGTACAAACACAAAGCGATAGAACTAATGCTACACTAAACAGTAACGAGCAAAATCAAGCCAACATGACTAAGTTGGCAGATCTAGTACAAAAATTACAAGCATCATTAAAAACTCCTGCAGCCGTTAAGGAATCTTTTAACTCGCGTAGATTGATTGAGAGTTTTGGTTATCAAACTGAAAGCGAAGCAAGCCTAGCACAACAAGCTGCCGTCGGTGGCGCAACATACGCTGGCGCTAAAGGTGTTGGTAAAATGTTAGGCAAAGCTATCCCTGGTGTTGGTTTAGCATTCGGTGCTGCCGATGCGTATAATCGCGCTAAGAAAGGTGATTGGTTAGGTGCCGGTATGGCTGGTGCCAGTGGTCTAGCTAGTTTAGTTCCAGGAATTGGCACTGCCGCATCATTAGGATTAGATGCCGCCAACTTAGCTCGTGATTACAAACATGGTGAGTTTGATAGTAAACCTGCAGTTCCACCTGGTGGAGATGCTAAAGTATTTGCTGTACAAAATGAACTAATCAAGAAAGGTGCTAAGATTAAAGCTGATGGCAAAATGGGTCCGATGACTCAAGCCGCTATGAAGCAATATGGAGTCACAATGCCTGCCGCAGAATCTGCTGCCGAGTCTATTGTTCGTCTACGCAATCGTTTAGAAATGTTAGAAGCTATGTCAACATTAGACAAAGAATATTTCTTAGGCACTGATGGTAATTTTTATAGAACCAACGGTGACTTAGTTACAGACACTACAACAGTAAAACACATCTGGGAAAGTGTAAAGAACAAACCATTAACACTAGATGAAGGTATCTTTGGTGATATAGCAGACTTTGGTAGTGCGGCTTGGAAGGGGTTGAAAGGCCAACCAGGATTAGCTAATACTGTAGACAAAGCTGCCTTTCAAAAGTCAGCTGACAAATTAGCGGCGCAAACTACTGGCCGTGGAGCAAACAAAGTAGCAAAGTATACGCCTGCCCAGGTGCAAGCAATGGCAAAAGCTGGCGCTGAAAGAGCTCCTTCAAATGCGGCACTTAAAGGAATGGGCGTAGGTTCAGCAATTGCAAAGAACCCAGTTAAAACTGCATTAGGTGCGGCAGCATTAGGAGGTGCCGCTGGTCTTGCGTTAACTCCAAATAAAGGACAAGGTCCAGATCCATCAGTTGATCCAAATAAACCAGTTGATCCAAATAAACCAGTTGATCCAAATAAACCAGTTGATCCAAATAAACCAGTAGTAGATCCAAACAAACCAGTAGCTCCTGTAGTGCCAGTTGGACCAACACCGGAACAAACAGCAATGGTTGACGAGATTAGAAAAATCATGGCTCAATTACCAGATGACGGCAACGATGCCGGCATTAACGCCGCATTACAATCCGCACAAACTGCTATTGATTCACTTCCAAAGGCGGCGCCGGCTCCAGCACCGTAATTAGTTATGCAACAAAATGGCAGACTAGTTCTGCCATTTTCACCTCTAAAATTTCTTAGTGGTTGCATTTACCGGATAACTAGTATATAATAGGCTTATACATTAGGAGATTTACAATGGGTGGTCGTTCATACGGTGCAGAAGAAAAGGCAAAACTCGAGCGTTTGATTAGTGAAGGTAGCACAGTACTACGCGAAGTTGAAGACTTGCAAGAAGGATTGAAAGAAACAGTTAAGGCAGTAGCAGAAGAATTACAGATCAAACCAAGTGTCATTAACAAAGCTATCAAGATTGCACACAAAGGCGATTGGGCGGCTTACAATGAAGATTGGGAAGAGATTGAAGCAATTTTGGATATCACTAAGCGTATCTGATAAATATTGCTATAGAGGGTCGGCGGGCCATAAACCGCACACTAGGTATTTGTCAGCCTAAAATGACATAAGGAGAATTAATGAGCTATGTAGATGCATGGTTTGACCGTAATAACGATGTTATTAAAGTTGTCGAACGCAATAAGAAAGGTGAGCGTGAGTTCCGTGACATACCTGTCAAACACACGTTTTACTACAAAGACCCCAAGGGCAAATATCAATCAATCTACGGCGACCCACTTAACAGGGTTATCTGTAAAAATACAAAAGAACTACGCAAAGAACAAGCAATTAATTCAGGTAAGCAATTATTTGAAGCAGATATTAATCCCATCTTTGTTTGCCTAAGCGAAAACTACATTAATCAAGATGCTCCTAAACTAAACGTAGCGTTTTTCGATATTGAGGTAGACTTTGATCCAGAGCGTGGCTATGCAAGTCCAGACGATGCGTTCATGCCAATTACTGCGATTGCTGTCTACCTACAGTGGATGGAAACCATGGTATGTCTAGCAGTTCCTCCAAAGACTATTACCATGGAAGAAGCGTTAGAGCAAGTTAAAGACTTCCCTAACACAATGCTTTATAAAACAGAAGCAGAAATGCTAGATGTTTTTCTTGATTTGATTAAAGATGCTGATGTACTAAGTGGGTGGAATAGTGAAGGTTTTGATATTCCCTACACAACTAATCGTGTTACTAAAGCACTAAGCAAAGAAGATACCCGACGTTTTTGTTTATTTGACCAATTTCCTAAACGCAGAGAATATGAAAAGTTTGGTCGTGATAGTGTAACCTATGACTACATTGGTCGCGTTCACTTAGACTATCTTGAGCTGTACCGTAAGTATACGTATGAAGAACGCCACAGTTATAGACTTGACGCCATCGCGGAATATGAACTAGGTCAACGTAAAACACAATATGAAGGTACGCTCGACCAATTATACAACAATGACTTTAAAACGTTCATTGAGTACAACCGTAACGACTGTAAACTGCTTGACGATCTAGACAAGAAACTAAAGTTTATGGATCTTGCCAACACACTGGCACATGAGTGTACTGTGTTGCTACAGACCACAATGGGTGCGGTAGCTGTAACTGAGCAAGCAATTATCAACGAAGCCCATCGAAGAGGATTCCAAGTACCCAATCGAACTAAGATGGATGATCGAGAAGATAATGAAGGAGCCGCAGGTGCGTATGTCGCTGTCCCTAAAGAAGGTATTCATGATTGGATTGGTTCCCTAGATATTAATAGTCTTTACCCATCAGCCATTCGTGCATTGAATATGGGTCCGGAAACTATTGTTGGACAATTACGTCAGACATTAACTGACGATTATATTGAAGCGCAAATTGGAAAAGGTAAATCATTTGCGGCGGCATGGGAAGGTATCTTCGGATCACTAGAATATACAGCCGTAATGGAACAACAAATTGGCACAGACATTACTATTGATTGGCAAAACGGTGATAGTGATGTGCTCAGTGCCGCGGAAGTCTATAGACTTATATTTGAAAGCAATCAGCCGTGGATGTTAAGTGCTAATGGTACTATCTTTACACACGAAACAGAAGGCATTATCCCCGGCTTGCTCAAACGTTGGTATGCCGAACGTAAGGAGATGCAGGCCAAACTAAAAGATGCTATCAAGGCAGGCAACAAGATTGAAGAAGAATATTGGGACAAACGTCAGTTGGTCAAGAAGATTAACTTGAACAGTTTGTATGGTGCTATTCTTAATAGTGGCTGTAGATTCTTTGACAAGCGTATCGGGCAGTCAACCACACTGACAGGCAGACAAATTGTCAAGCACATGGCTGGCAAGGTCAATGAGATTGTGGCCGGCGAGTATGACTACAGGGGCAAGGCTATTATTTACGGTGATACAGACTCGTGCTATTTTAGTGCTTATAAAACTCTGCAAAAAGATATCAATTCAAAAGTTATTCCCTGGACTAAAGAAAGTGTTGTTCAGCTATATGACCAGATTGGTGAAGAAGTTAATACTACCTTTCCACAGTTCATGTTAGATACATTCCATGTGCCAAAGTCACGCGGTGAAGTTATCAAAGCTGGTCGTGAGATTGTTGCAATTAAAGGTCTGTTTATTACTAAGAAACGCTATGCAGTGTTGTATTATGACAAAGAAGGCAAACGTGCAGACGTAGATGGCAAGCCTGGCAAGATCAAAGCCATGGGGCTGGATCTCAAGCGTAGTGATACACCTGAGTTTATTCAAAACTTTTTAAGTGATGTTCTTGAGTTGGTGCTAACCGGTGCTGACGAAAATACTGTACTAGCCCACATCACTGAATTCCGAACACGTTTTAAAGTTCGTCCCGGTTGGGAGAAAGGTAGTCCTAAACGTGCCAATAACATTACAGAATATCAGGCTAAGGAAGTAAAGGCTGGTAAGGCTAATATGCCCGGGCATGTTCGTGCAAGCATTAATTGGAACACACTTAAACGTATGTTTGATGACAAATATAGCATGGCTATTACAGATGGTGCAAAAGTTATCGTCTGCAAACTTAAAGACAATCCTTTGGGATTCACAAGCGTAGCTTATCCAGTAGATGAGCTCAGATTGCCGCAATGGTTTAAGGATTTGCCTTTTAACCATACTGAAATGGAACAAGCCATTATAGATAAAAAACTAGAAAATCTTATCGGTGTACTTAAATGGGATGTCCGTAGTACAGAAGAAAAAAACACATTTAACAGTTTATTTGAGTTCTAATATGAAAAAAGAAATTATAATTGCAGGTTATGGATTTGTAGGTAAGGCGGTTGGTCTAGCATTGGCGGCTGAGCATACTATTCACATTGTTGATCCAAAGATCAACACTAGTAGTGTATCTGATTACAAAACAGGAGAAGGTGTTATCATATGTGTAGGTACACCAAGTTTGCCCAACGGTAGTTGTGACGACACACAGATACGATCAGTATTAGAAAATACGCCGGATAATTTACCAGTTTTAATTAAGTCAACTATACCCCCGGATCAGCTATCTCAAATATTAGTCGATTATCCTAATCATCATATTTGTTATAGTCCAGAATTTCTACGTGCGGCAACTGCTGATGAAGATTTCTTAAATCAAGAATATATGATTATCGGCGGAGAAGATTTCAATAGTTTCTGGGAAAACTTATTTTCATCTGTTCTTAAAAAATGCGAATTCTTTCTCCCGTGTAGTATTACGGAAGCTAGTATGATCAAATATTCAATTAATAGTTTTTTAAGTACAAAGGTAGCGTTTTTTAATCAAATTTATGAAGTATGTCAGGCCAACGGTGCAGACTATGAATTAGTCAAACAGTTAGTCTCTGCAGATACTAGAATTGGATTAAGCCATATGAACGTGCCTGGATCCGATGGATTGTTTGGGTTTGGCGGAGCGTGTTTTCCTAAAGACACAAATGCTTTCATACATTATGCAAAAAACCTAAATACCCCTGTAACCGTTGTAGAAGAAGTGGTGAAATACAACAACAAAATAAGAAAATAAACATTGACATAGTCAAAAAACCTAAGTATAATCATTAAACATGGAGAATCATATGAAAGACTTTTTACAAGACCTAGTAGCACATACACACAACCTGGGCTTCCTGCCTTTAGTTAAAGTAAGTGCCAGCGACAAAGAAACCGCAATTGAATCAATGGCTGAAGACCGTTCAGTTATTTTCAGTGCAAAAACACATAACCCAGTTGATAATTTCGAAGGTGTGTTTGGAATGCCACAACTTAATAAATTAGATTTGCATTTGAAATGCCCGGAGTACAAAGAAGGCGCCGGTATTAAAGTTGTTAAACAACAACGTAACGGTGAAGAAGTTCCAACAGGCTTGCATTTTCAAAATGCGACCGGTGACTTTGAAAACGATTATCGTTTTATGAATAACGAAGTTATTAATGAAAAACTTAAAACCGTCAAATTCAAAGGTGTTAGCTGGGATGTCGAAGTACAACCTACAGTCGCATCGATCCAAAAATTAAAATACCAGGCGGCAGCTCATACTGAAGAATCTAGTTTCCAAGTTAAAACTGACGGCAGCGATCTAGTGTTTAGTTTCGGCGATGCAAGCACACATGCTGGATCATTTACTTTCCAATCTGGAATTACTGGAAAAATGCGTCAGACATTGTCATGGCCTGTACAACAAGTACAAAGTATTTTAGCATTGCCAGGAGATTTGACTATGAAGATTTCGGACTCAGGTGCCATGCAAATTACTGTAGACAGCGGTGTTGCTGAATACAATTATATTTTACCTGCACTAAGCAAATAATGACTACTGATCAAATTTTATTAGCTGTAGGTGTATGGCTAGTGTTAATGGTAATTTGCTACTCACATAGCGGTTGGGCAAATATGCGTGACTGCTATATGATGTGGTTTACAAAAGAATATTGGACTGGCTACAATACTGTAGAATTTGTCAGTTGGCTGGCCAAGGCAATCATTATCATTCCAGGTTTAATCTTTGGAATTCAAATCTGGCAATTATACTACCTAACCTTGTTAACTAGTGTAACACTTATTTGGGCTAGTCGTAAAAAGTCATTACCAACGCTAGTCGGTTTCAATACCATGTGGGCTTGGTTAAGTCTTATGGTTCTAGTACAACATTGGATCTAAATGAATAGAAATCTTACCGCAACACAAAACGACTATGCTGTATTCTTGCCAGCAACTAGCGGCTTTTATAGCACCTTTATCGGAAAACAACGCTATAGCAATTACGTAGATCCTACACGTATTCCTAAAAGTTTTAAAAACGGTGTTGAAAGTCTTAACTATCTTGATCCAGATAAAGGTGCATTTTATTATGACCACTGTTTATATTCGGCAGGCCATGCTAATCTTGATTTGAATAAACAAGATGAAAGCGAGGACATGTTCCGAAATCGTAATCGTAGTACTAGTTGGGTATTAGGTGACTCAGGCGGATTCCAGATTGGTAAAGGTGTTTGGCCAGCCGACTGGAAAGATCCTAACTGTCCTAAAGCTATGAAGAAGCGACAGCAAGTTCTTACTTGGATGGACACACTAATGGACTACGGCATGGGTCTTGATATCCCAGCTTGGGTTGCTCGTAGTCCAGCAGGTGTTGCGGCAACTGGCATTAGTTCATATGCAGAGGCTGTGCAAGGCACATATATCAATAACGATTACTTTGTTAATAATCGCAATGGTAACTGTAAGTTCTTAAACGTACTACAAGGTGAAACGCATACAGATGCCGAAGATTGGTATCAACGAATGAAACGTTACTGTGATCGCTCGCAATACGGCGATCGTGCATTTAACGGTTGGGGTATGGGTGGGCAGAATATGTGTGACATCCACCTTGTACTAAAGAGATTAGTGGCATTACGATTCGATGGGCTCCTTGAAAAGGGTCAACATGATTGGATGCACTTCCTAGGCACCTCTAAGTTAGAGTGGGCAGTTCTTTTAACCGATATTCAACGTGCTGTTAGGAAATACCATAATGAAAACTTTACCATCTCTTTTGACTGCGCAAGTCCATTCCTTGCAACAGCAAACGGACAAATCTATACTAATGTCGAAACAGACGATAGGACAAAATGGGTCTACCGTATGCAGGCTTCTGCTGACGACAAGAAATACGCAACAGATACTAGACTCTTCCAAGACGCAGTAATACAGGATAAAATATTTCCTAAGTTTACAACTAGTCCAATTATGGACGGTGTTCTTATGAATGAAATTTGTATCTACAACGCTGGTACTCCAAATCCAAATGTTCCACCCGGAACAATCCTAGATCCGTATAATCCCGCACACTGGACAGTAATGCCGGACGTTAACAAACTAGGTAAAGTCAGTAATAGAACAAGTTGGGATAGTTTTACCTATGCTGTTATGATGGGTCATAATGTTTGGATGCATGTGAACGCAGTACAAGAAGCTAATCGACAATATGATTTAGGCAGTTGTCCTAATATGCTAGTACAAGAAAAGTTTGATAGATTATATTTTAAAGATGTAATCGAAGCTATCTTTGCAACTAGTGACCGGGGCACCGCAGATGCTGTGGTAGAAGAATACAGCAGATTCTGGATGAGTATTATTGGAACTCGAGGTGCTACAGGTAAGAAAACACTAAACTCACAATCAATGTTTACTAATTTGTTTGAAGAAGTAGGAACAAGCACAGCAGAGATTGAAGTAGAAGATGGAGAGTTTTCTGAAGATCAAATGTCTAAACTAGACGAGCTAGAGGGAGAAGTTAAATGAAGAAACGTATTGGTGTACTAGGAGTAGGTAGTGCTGGGGTGCTAACATTGTCGCACCTTTGCTCAACACTTACTAATGAATGGGACATTGTTTCACTGTATGACCCAGCTATTCCTATTTTAGGAATTGGCGAAAGTACTAATCCTGGATTTATTGGCTTACTGGAAAAAGGTACACGATTTACAACTCTTGAAGATACTCCAAAATTAGATAGCACACTTAAATTTGGAACAAAGTATATTAACTGGCGTAAGTGGGAATGGTTGAACCCATTGCTACAGGGCGGGGTAGCTGTACATTTTAATAATTTTAAATTAAAAGAATTTGTATTTGAAAGATTAGCTCTATGCTGGCCGCAAAAGTTTTCCATAATTGAAGGCACAGTAACTAATGTTATTAATAATTCTGATAAAGCTATTGTAGAAATAAATGGAACCAATGAAGAATTTGATTATGTTATAGATTGCAGAGGTTTCCCTACAGACTACTCTGAAGACTATCATATGAGTACTTGCAGTATTCTAAACAGATGTCTAGTACATAGCTTTGAAAGATTTGATCCTATTCAGTACACAGAACACTTTGCTACCAAGAATGGATGGATGTTTGGAATTCCGTTAACTAGTAGAAAAACATATGGTTATTTGTTTAACGACACAATCACTACTGTTGAAGATGCAAAAGCTGACATGGCTGAAATGCTAAAAATAACTATAGACGAATTAGATACTAAAGAGTATAAATTCAAACCCTATTATACTACTAAATTAGTTGATAACAGAGTTATCAAGAACGGCAATCGTGCTATATTCTTTGAACCAATTAGTGCAACATCGATTAACCACTATACAAACGTATGTGGTATTATTTTTAAGTATGTTACAGGTCAAATGAATCAAGAAGAAGCCAACGCTGAACAAGTTAGATTAGCACAGACTTTAGAACGTATTATTAACTATATCTATCACGGTGGTAGTAATTTTGATACAGAATTTTGGCGGCAAGCTAGTCAAAACTCAAAAGATAATCTAGCTGGAGATATCGAGTTTAGAAAACTAATGGCCTATAACCAACGTGCATATGATATGGGATTACCTGCAAACGGTCCCCCAATATTGTTTTCAGCACATAGTTTATCTATTATGGATGAGTTTTTTGGATATAATTATTTTAAAGGTTCGCCGTTCATATTTGACGAACTTGGCCAAAACGATTGATTTTAGTTACAATCACTGTATAATACAAATATGACGTTACCAGATGAAAGATATCGAGCAGTAGTACAAACTAAAAGATTTCTATTAGAGATCCTGACTACTCCTCGAGTTCCAAAAGCAATCAAAGACGGTGCTCGAGCTTGTTTAAGACACTATCCCGAAGAATATGATATGAAAGCGGCGGCTCGAGGTGCTCCTGAGCATTTTGCTGAACGTATAGAAGATGTAACTAGAATGTTTAAAGTGTACGAACGATCGAAGGCAGAAAAGAATGAAACGTGATTATACAACTGGTGTAAGCGAGCAAGTGACATTTTTTGTTGGCACAGAAATTGAACATACTCCTGCATACGGATTAAAAACTTTGTTTGTTACAGGTATTCAACAAATTGATCAAATTGCATTTCATGCAGTGAACAATGATTGCGAGCATATTTTCTTTGGTGCAAATCACAGTTTTAATCCAGTATTCAACGACTATGCTGGTTGGAAAAAATGGGAAGAAATGATTGAATACTTCCTAGGAGAAGGTTATATATGCAGTCTAGATATTCCATTAAGTGCTGTAGAAGAGTTTAATGACGGTGGATTGAATGACTACAACAACTTTATTCCGCAAATAAGAGTGCCAATTCCTTACATTAAATTGTGGAATTATAATACAATGCTTAAAATAGATGACAAAGATTTTAAGGCAACTAATCCCGGTGTATGGTCCCACAGTCTACATACGCTAATGGATAGAAGTAAGTTTACAGACTGGTCTCAATATAAAAACGATGAAGTTATCAAATGATAAAGGCAAAAGTAAAAGTATTTAAAATTGCTGATCAACTAATTGGCAAAAAAGTACCAGCAAGTGCTGGCGGATATGCAGGTAGAGCCGTCGAAGCATTACTTGAATCTATGGGTGTTCCTATTAATCGAGGTCATGGCGCAGACATATTAGTATACGGTCTTGAAGTAAAAACTCGAGATGTTGATGCAACTAGTGCGCAAACTATTGCAGATATGCATGCTGAAGACATTATTAATAATGACTACAAGAATTCCCATGTATGGAAAAAGTTTCAACAACAGTTAAGAATTAAAATTAAAGGCGGAGTGATTATCGAAGCAAGAGTTTACGATTTTTCTGCTCCGCACATTCAAGCACTGATAGAAAAAGCATATAACAATGCTAAAACATTGATTACAATGAATGAAAATATCGGGTATACACCTTATGAAGGTTTCTACGGATATTTTGAACAAGTGCATTTACCGAAGTCTAAATCTTATTCTTTTAGACTAAGTGATGAAGATATGAAAACACTTGAAAACATGGCTATATCAACTTATACCTCACTCTTTGAAGAAACTGTATGATTATTAAACAAGACATTCGTCCTAACAAAATGATTTGGGTTACCTTTCAGAAAGAAGGTATTCACAAATATCCAGCCGCACTTACAGATACAGCACTTGCTACAGGTGATGAATATGATGTAAGTTTTCTAGGCTATCCGCATCGCCACACATTCCACTTCAAAGTGTGGATTAGTGTCACCCACGATGATCGCGATATTGAGTTTATTCAGTTTAAACGCTGGTTGGAAAAATTGTACGCAGAGGGTACACTCCAACTAGACTACAAGAGTTGCGAGATGATGTCAGGCGATTTGTTTGATACTATTTCCAGCAAGTATCCAGGCCGTGAGGTTTGGATTGAGGTCTCCGAAGACGGAGAAAATGGTTCATTTATTAAGTATTAAAAATACAAGGAAAGCTATCATGGCTAAAAATTACAAAGACTACGCTTACTTCGAAAACCGTCCTGATGTTGTTAAGATCTTTGATGATCTAGAAGCATATCACAATTTCTGTCGGTTGGAAATGTTTCCGTTTGATGAGTCCCATCTTTATAACAGAGAAAGTTGGGCATGGCGAAACTTTGAAAAATCACGTAGACCTAAACGTCTGGACAGCTCTCGTGAGCGCAAGCCATATCAGGGCAAAAATCCAAAGTATGCTACTGTAGAATAATGAACGTATTCTTAGTCGACTTAGAATCAGTTGAGACAAGGTACACGGGTCAATGGAAGACTCATGTACCTGCGTTACTTAAAAAGGCAGGACACAATGTTCAAATTATTTCCGGACCTACAGATATTCCGACTGCTACCACCCCTGGCGCTTTTCTCAATTTTGGTGGAACTAACATATATAAAGCTAGTCAAGTTGAGCAGATGGGTCGTTTATTTTGCTCCGGAGCAGTTAAGCCTGGGGATCATTTTTTGTTTACTGACGCTTGGCACCCTGGCATCATCAACTTAAAGTACATGAGTGAGCTATTGAATATTCCAGTAGTTACACATGGCCTGTGGCATGCTGGATCATATGATCCTCAAGACTTTCTAGGTCGACTGGTTGGCAATAAGCCCTGGGTCAGAAATGCTGAGAAGAGTTTCTTTCACGCATTTGATCACAACTACTTTGCCACCGATTTTCATATCCGAATGTTTGTTACTAATCTTCTAAACGATTATCCTACAGAAAATCCGTGGTTAGAAGAAGATCTGGCAGACATTATTGCCGGCGAAGATCCTAGATTTGTACGCACCGGTTGGCCCATGGAGTATATGGAAGATACCTTGACCATGTATAAGAATATGCCCAAGCGTGATCTTATCTTGTTCCCACATCGTATTGCACCAGAGAAGCAGGTAGATATCTTTCGAGACTTGGCCGCACATTTACCGCAGTATGAATTTGTAGTGTGTCAGGATCAACAGCTAACAAAAAATGAATATCATAACTTGTTAGGCGAAGCGAAGATGGTGTTCAGTGCCAACTTACAAGAAACACTAGGTATCAGTTGTTATGAAGGTGCGGTAGTCGATGCTATACCTATGGTTCCAGATAGACTCAGCTACTCAGAGATGTATTATGATACATTCAAGTATCCCAGTGTATGGACCAACGACTATGACACTTACACTGTTTATAGACCAGATCTATGCCGTGCAATAATAGAACACATGGACAATTATTCCACAAGGATACCTGCCATACGTAAACAAGCAAAGGATTTATATGACCAATTCTTCAGTGCCAACAACTTACTCAATAACATCAAATGACACTATTACTATAGATACTTCTACATTTGCTAATATAGGGGCTAATATAGGTAACGGTAGCTCATATTATTATGGCAATAATATGGGTACAGTTACATTAGGTACTGGTATCGGATTAACTACTGGAACTATTTCGACATTATCCTCTGCTAGCATTTCTGCATTTACATTTAATCCTTCTACAGAAGAATGGGCTGACACATTCCCGGATTGGAATCGGATACAGAAAATGTGTAAAGAATATCCAGGTCTAGCAATAGCTTTTGAAAAATTTAAAACAACTTACCTACTTGTAAAAAATCACTATGATACTCCAGAAGATCAAAGACCTAAGCCTTAACTGTCTAGAGCGGAATGACCGCAAACGTATTATTATGGATCGTCAATGTAACGAGCCGTTGCTAACTCGTTATTATCTGTTTTTAAAAGATCGTAAGAGATTTCCGTTTAATGCGTTCCTACATAAATTCCATAAAGGTGATCCCGGAGATGTACACGATCATCCGTGGCCGTATTTTACTTTAATATTAGCAGGCGGCTATTACGAATATACCCCTAATTTTGAATACGGCAAAATGGTCAGTGAAACCAAACACTGGCGGGGGCCTGGGCATTTTAGATTTTGCAGTGCCAACAGCTATCACCGTATTGAATTGAAACCCGGTGTTACACCTTGGACCTTGTTTATGCCTGGGCCGCAACAGCAAGAATGGGGATTCTGGGTAAACAACAAATGGATACACAATGACAACTATCTTGAAGAACGCCGTCAGTAATGGCTTGATTGGAAGCACTGTATCTATTGGGTACGGTAATGCCGTTCCGCCGGCAACTCCACTAACAGTTGGAACAGTTTATACAACTAATAATACTGGATCCGCAGGACAGTTTTTAACATCAACTGGTAACGGAACTAGTTGGAGAAATTTTCCCGGCGACAATGTATTGGTTGCCAAAAATAATCCACCAGAATTAGAAGTCAAAGGTCGAATGGTTATCAACGGCCGTGACTTGGAAGAACGGTTAGATACAATCGAAAAGGTGTTGCAAATTCCAGAACGAGATGTTAAACTAGAGAAGAAGCATCCAAAGCTAAAGAAACTGTATGATGAATACATCAATGCATTGGGTAAGTATAGAACATTTGAAGCAATTAAAGGAGATGAAGATGGAACTACATGAATCAGTTAAAGATACCTATAAAGAAATGGTTATTAAAGAAAACGAAGGATTTCGTTTGACGCTTAAAAAGCATGAAGTACTAAGCCCTAAAGGTTTGTTTAGTATTAACATGTTACAGGAGTCATTAAAAGACGGTGATGTTATTGACTCGCAAACATATAACTTCTTTATGACCAAGCAAGAGATGCAAGTACTTGCAAACGGACTAGTTGCGTGAAAAAAGTTTATTATACTTGGTCTCAAGTAGAAGGTGCTTGTTTAGATATTGCTCGACAGATGTCAGCACACAATTGGCGACCTGACTACATTGTGGGCATTACCCGGGGCGGGCTTGTTCCTGCCAATCTTCTTAGTCAATATACTGGCATTAAAATGCTAAGTTTAGATGTTAGTCTACGTGACGGCGGAGATTGTGTAAGTAACTGTGGCATGGCAGAAGATGCATTTGAAGGTAAAAAGATACTGATCGTTGATGATATTAACGATCAAGGATCCACTGTTGCTTGGATCAAGCAAGACTGGGAGTCAAGTGCATTACCAGGTCATCCTAATTGGAAAACTATTTGGGGAGACTCAGTTCGCTTTGCAGTATTGACACACAATCAGTCAAGTCAGTTTAAAGATCCAGATTACTATGTCTGGACTGTAAATAAGGCAGAGGAAGACTGCTGGTTAGTTTATCCTTGGGAGGAATTTTGGTTATGACATCAGCATTAATTAAATTAATATTTGGCCTTACTCTAATTGTAATTGCCATTGCACTCGGACCCATACTAGGTATATGGGCTTTGAACACACTGTTTCCAGTGCTACACATTCCGTTGACTTGGGAAACTTGGGCGGCATTTGCAATCCTGCTAGGCGGTGCTAGTGGATTAAGTTTTGGATCACGCAGATCATGAGACAAGTAGACCAATTAAATAATCAGCCATTATCTATGCAAGATTTGAAAGATAAGATTGCTATGGTAGAGGCTGACATCATAAAATTGCAAGGTGAAGCCGGCAATGACCGCAAAAGTACCTTGTTAGCTGAGTATAAAGATTATTTAATAGACGAATTAAAAAATTTAGAAAATGCTAACAGATCTTGAACGTGAATTAGCTGACAAGTCTGCACCGTGGACTGAAATTGAATATAGAACAAAAACTTTTTGGGTGTTTAAAGATGCATATCCAGTTACCGAAGGGCATTTGTTATTTGTGCCTACCTACAAAAGAGCTGAAAACTTATATGACTGCTTCAAAGCCGCATACCAATTTGGTTACGACGGGGTTGAATCGGAAAAATGGGCAGGATTCAACATTGGGCAAAATGTCGGCGAAGTTGCTGGACAAACAGTAATGTATCCACATGTGCATATGATCCCAAGACGTCAAGGAGATATGCCAGATCCACGTGGAGGAGTTCGTCATGTCATTCCCAGCAAGGGCAATTATCGTAATGGATTATAAAATTGTAATTCCCTGGCACGACCAAGATAATAATTGGTGGAATCAAATGTGCGCAGATGTAGTAGAAGTATTTGGATTGCCTGGAGAACGATATACATATCATCCGAGCTTCGAAGATATGTCGTTTAATTTTAAATCAAAAAAAGATTATCAATTATGCAAAATTCTACTATCAGACAAAATTACGATGTAATCACTGCTTTAGTTTGTGCGTTGATAGCCTGTGCTTACACTGTATTTTATGTAATCGAGCATCCTCATATTACTGTAAAATACGATTGCTCAATTGCCGAAATAAGTCCCGATTATCCTATTGCGGTCAAAGAAGGCTGTCGCAAACTTCGAGCAGATAAAATAAAATGAAAAAACAAATTACAGAATTGATAGAAAAATATTGGATTGAATATCTAATTTTTTGGTTTGGACTAGGATTTATTATAGTACCCCAACTAACAAAATAAACTCGAAAAATTTGCAAAAACCTAAATAAACCTATATAATACTAACATAGGAGTAATAATGACTGAATCCGTAACATACAAAAATATTGACGACAAAGGCTACGAGGAATGTAACCTTGCAGATGCTATCCGCTTTAAAATGAAACGTGATAACAAACGTTTCTGGGCTGGAGATAACATTAGCGATTACCTACACGAAGGTGACAAGGAAATCTTAATCAATGAAGCTACAGAAGCTTTTGAAAAAGTATTAGACACACTGCTAATCGATCGTGAAACTGATCCTAACAGCAAAGGCACAGCCAAGCGATTGGCTAAAATGTATTTTAATGAAGTTATGGCAGGAAGATATGAACAAGCACCAGACGCAACAGCATTTCCAAACGATTCAGCGGACCGTTACGAAGGTATGTTGGTGGTACGTAGCGAGTTGCGCTCTATGTGCAGTCATCATCATCAGCCCGTTAGCGGTGTCGCTTACATTGGCATCATCGCCGCAGAAAAACTTATTGGTCTTAGCAAGTACACTCGTATTGCTCAGTGGTGTGCTCGTCGCGGGACTCTCCAGGAAGAACTTTGCAACGACATTGCTAGAGAAATCCAAAAAGCAACTGGAGCAGAAAACTTAGGTGTATACATTCAAGCTACACATGGTTGCTGTGAAAATCGTGGCATTATGGCACACTCTAGACTGACACAGACCACAGTGTTGAAAGGTGCGTTTAAAGACGACCAGAGTACAAAGAAAGAATTTTTTGACAATATCAAAATGCAACAGGAGTATGCTTCAAAATGAACTCTCGACACTTGTATACCTTACGCTGGACACAACCCTATTCAACTATTAACGAGCGTCCTTACCTACGTCAATTGCATGAGGCTGTTGAACGTGCGATTGAAGCACAAGTAGAACGTAACGATTGCACAGAAGCTAAACAAGTTATTGCAAGGATAATGGCACTATGAAAGTTCAGGCGCCGGCGGAAGGCATTTTAAAGCATAACGATTGGGGAGACTCAAAAGTTTATCGCGTTACATGTGAATGTGGTAGTTCTGAATGCGATCATAACGTATGGGTAGAAGCAGACGATACTGGCGTTGAAGTAACTATCTATACTACAGTTAGAACTAATTTTTGGACTCAAACACGATGGTATCATATTTGGACCTTGCTTACTAAAGGTTATATAGATACCCAATCAACTGTTTGTTTGAAATCGCAAGGTGCTTTGAACTATGCAGAAACATTAAAGAGTGCTATAATAGATGTAGAAGAGTTTAGGAAACAGCAAGATGACAAACGCTAAACAACTAACTGACGAATTAATTTACCGTATGAAAACCACGGACCTAAATAAGTTTGAGATTAAACGAGAAGTTGGGCCTAACTGGTTACCTAGAGGTACTGTGCCTTTTGATATTCATGCTAGTAACGGCATTGCTACGTTTGAGATATGGGCCGAAAGTATTCAAGATGCCGAACACCAAGTATCACAATTTTTAGAAAGAGGCGAAGATGAGCAAAATTAAAATAGCAGAATTATTTTATTCAATTCAAGGCGAAGGACGTTACATGGGTGTACCGTCTGTTTTCTTGCGTACATTTGGTTGCAACTTTAAATGTGCTGGATTTGGCATGAGTCGAGGCATGTTCAGCGAAGAAGCTGAAGAGATTGCAACGGTTGCTCATATGTTTGAAAAATACGAACACTTGCCGTTAGTAAGCACCGGGTGTGATAGCTATGCCAGTTGGCATCCAAGTTTTAAAGATCTAAGTCCAATGCTTACAAGCGAAGCAATTACAGATCGTATTATGGAAATTATTCCACATAATGAATGGCAAGATGAACACTTGGTTATCACAGGCGGTGAGCCTTTGTTAGGTTGGCAACGTGCTTATCCAGATTTGCTTAACAATCCCAAAATGAAAGCATTGAAAGAAATTACATTTGAAACAAATGGTACTCAAAAACTTACTCCAGAATTTAAAAGCTATCTAGCTAAATGGAATAGCGAAGTTGGTAAAGAACTTACGTTTAGCGTCAGTGCCAAATTACCAGCAAGTGGTGAAAAGTGGGAAGAAGCAATTCTTCCAGAAGTAGTTCGTGAATATGAACAAGTTGGTACTGCATATCTTAAATTTGTTGTGGCAACAGAGGATGACATTTTAGATGCAGAACGTGCAGTAACAGAATTTAAGTCGGCAGGATTTAAAGGACATGTTTATCTAATGCCAGTAGGCGGTGTGGAAAGTGTTTATACATTGAACGCAAAAAATGTAGCACTATCGGCTATGAAACGTGGGTGGCGCTATAGCGATCGTTTACAAGTTCCACTCTTTAAAAACGAGTGGGGAACTTAATGATTAAAAATTTATTTAGAAAATGGCTTGGCATCGATAAACTACAAGCTGAAAAAGATGCACTTCAAATTGTTAGAGACAAGGCAGTTGCAGAGACAGTACTAGCACAAAAAGCAGAAGAACAAGCCAAAGCTACTCCTAAGGAACGTGCTACTGCACGAGGTGAACCTTGGGTTAGTGTTTTGGATACGCATGTGAATAAAGATAATATTCGAAATGGCTTTTTTGAACTTGACTGGAATCAGGAATTTATAGTACAATTGAAGCAAGCAGGCTACGGATTTGATGGTGATCCAGAAGAACAAATAGTAGATCGTTGGTTCAGAGATCTAGCATCAAATATGTTGGCTGAGGCTGGACAAGACCCGGGAAGAGCTAGTGCTGGGTATATTAATGTAAGTAAAATAGGTGGCGGCAAAGCCGAAGTTAAATGAGAATTGCTAAGATAAAAAGTCCCGATGCAAAAACTGAATTTGCACCAACATGGAATTTTCCAATAGGAATGGATACGTGGGCTGATCATGATAAAATTGATACCATTCGCAATTGGCTTATTTCACAAGAACAAGTTTTTATAAACAGGTATCCCGTACATCACGATGGCGGAACTGGTCTTGGAGACGCAAGTGTGACCGCAAGGCATGGCAAATATAATCTGTTTCAGTTTAACAAAGAATGTCCAGAGTTAGATGACATGTTAAATTTTATTAGAATTGCATACCTAAAATTCATGGCTAGTCAAGATGGTAATTGGCGAGAACTTCAACTGTATTCTTGGTTTAACATTGCAAGAGCTGGGGAGTCTATCGGCGAACACGGGCATGGTGCAGATCCAGAATCCTATCTAAGTGGTAATATGCACTTAGATACATACAACACCACAAATACATATAAGTCACCATTTGATTCTACATCAAATGTTGTTATTGGAAATAACAAAGGCGACATTACACTATTTCCTAGTTGTGTTCCACATTGGAGTGACGCATATCAAGGCGACACTCCTCGAGTTAGCATAGCATTTGATCTTAGACCAAAAGTAAACAACTATGTTAGCATAACAAAATCTGTGCCATTCATGGATCAATCTATTTTTAATACTATAACAGAAAATCTAAAATGACATATATCATTGTCGACACTGCAAATACATTCTTTCGTGCTAGACACGTGGTTCAAGGCTCTGCCGATATTAAATTGGGCATGGCATTTCATATTACACTTAACAGTATCAAAAAAGCATGGAACGACTTCGGAGGCACCCATGTAGTATTCTGCCTCGAGGGTCGAAGCTGGCGTAAGGACTATTACAAGCCTTACAAGGCTAATAGACAAGAAACTCGTAGTGCTATGACTGTTCGAGAACAAGAAGAAGACAAATTGTTCTGGGAAGCGTTTGATCAGTTTAAAGATTTTATTACAGAAAAGACCAATGCTACTGTAATGCAACATCCTAACTTAGAAGCTGATGATTTGATTGCTGGCTGGATTCAAAGCCATCCAGAAGCAAAACATGTTATTATTTCAACAGACGGAGATTTTGCACAGCTCGTAAGTCCTACCGTTAGCCAGTATAACGGTGTAGGTGATTTACATATCACACACAACGGTATCTTTGATGCCAAGGGCAAACCTGTTAAAGACAAAAAGACGGGAGAGCCAAAGCCAGCACAAGATCCAGAGTGGATGCTGTTCGAGAAATGTATGCGCGGTGATACCAGTGATAATGTCTTCTCGGCGTATCCAGGTGTGCGTACTAAAGGTACAAAAAACAAAGTGGGTCTTACTGAAGCATTCGAAGATCGTAAAAGCCGCGGATATGCGTGGAACAATCTCATGTTGCAGAGATGGGTCGACCATAATGGACAAGAACACAGAGTTTTAGAAGACTATCAGCGTAATGTACAACTATGCGACTTAACAGCACAACCGGCAGATGTTAAAGTAAAGATTACAGAAACTATTAAAGCCAACTCTGTACCTAAGACAGTAGATCAAGTAGGTATTCGTATGCTAAAATTCTGCAATGCTTGGGATATGAAGAAAATTGCAGACAATATACAATCGTACGCCGAGCCATTCCAAGCAAAATATCCAACCACTAAAGCGGCCCTAAATTTATTTAAGGATGTTAATTGAGCAACTACTGTCTTACTCCTATGCTGGCTTCCGAATTAAAAATATTAGTCGGTAAGGATTTTATAGCACAGTTTCAAAAAGAAATTGATCCTGTTATACAGCCGTTACGTAAACATATTGCATTAGGTCGGCCTGCTAGCATGGGTAAAGAATTATGGGAATATGCAGTTGCAGATAGTATCGCCGGGGGTAAATGGTGCGGTGCTGGCAAAGGTATTGCCGATGTAAGTGTTGGTAGTAATATTGGCATTGACGTTAAGAGTGTACAAACTCTGAAAACTGCTACTACCGAGGCAAGTATGTATCAACCATTATCGGAAACAGAACTGTCATCAGAGTATTTTAAAAATAAAGATAAACAGCAAGTGTGGAATCTGTATGTTAATGGTTGGATGAAAAAAGTATCGGCTATTAAAGAATACTATTTGTTGTCTATTTTTAGAGATTCAAATACATTGAATTGTTCGCTAGCAGGATTTAAAATTAGTAATACTGCACTAAGGTATTTAGATACTGCATGTACATTTAGTAAACAAAATAAATCAATGGTAGTAACATCAATCATCGACCCTACTTTAGCCAATGTTAAAGTCTATAGTGGAAAGACAAGATTAGAAATTAGAATCAAAGAAAAAATATTTAAAGATCCTGCATACACAATAGAAATTTATAAATTTTGAGGAAGAATAATGAAGTGTAATGGTTGTAATCAAGAAATTATTGGAAATTGCAATTGGAATCAAGGACGGTGCCCGCATCTAACTCCAATGCTAACAGAGTATCATTTTAGATACCTTAATCTAGCCCAGTGGATTAAGAGTGTTTTTAAAAGATAAATATATGCGTACATTAATAGAGTGCCTTAGGGGCTCTTATAAAGGGGACTAAAAATGACAGAAATACACGCTAAACCCATCGTCGATGGAAAATTTTGGATCGTCGAACAAGACGGTACTAAGATTGCTACACTACACAAAAAAGAAAACAATCGATTTGTACTAAGCAGTACAAACGGTGAGGTGATGTTTAATAAAAAACAGGATCTAACAAAACAATTTGGGGAAGGATTCTTTTTAAATAATACCAAAGTAAAGGTTACACAATTAGAAGAGCACGAATGTCACGGATATCCTACGTCATGTAGTCCGTTTAATGCCATGTACGACGTTCGTAGAAAGTTGCCGTTGTTTACTAAAAGCAATGCTAGCAAAAGTTTATATTGTGCAGGATACTATGTAATTAAATTTGACAAGGGTTGGGTTAAATCATTTTGTCCCAAAGCAATTACAATTGAACGCTACCCAAGCAAGGGTCCTTTTAAATCCGAACTAGAAATGAAAATGATATTAGCAAATGCAAAATCAGATTAATCTAACTCCCATTACTCAATTTTCGCACACGCTAAGAGCGGCAGAATTAAGCCAGCAAAAGGAAGTTAAATTACCTATTCAGCAGGCTAGATTGCTTAACTTAGCATTAATTGAAATCCAAGATAAACTGCTACAAGACTACGAGACCATGTTTAATGCTATCAAAAATAGCACTAACAACGAAGTAGTAACTGTGACCATGGACGGCGGCGGTTTTGCAGACAAATAGAGATAAATATATGCGTACATTATTGAAGGTGCGCATATTATGTCAAGACCAAAACCAGCAGTTTTATTAGAACATGTTAACAAGAAAACTTATAAAGCAGAACAAATCCTAGAAGCCGAAGCTATTTGGGCTGTCTTTTATAAAAACGAGCCATTCAATTTGAAAAGTTTTAATAGCCTAACAAGTTATCCTGGACCTAAATATAAGAAAGTAAGTTTTAGTAATCCCGGGCATGCGCATAACTTAGCTAAAAAATTAAATCTTACATTTAGTTGTGAAGATTTCCAAGTAATAAAATTAACTCAAGGTACTGTTGTAAAATGATAACCAGAGATTGCCTAACCAAAATATTCTTACAAGAATGGGGCAAAAGTACAGATGATGCAAATGTAGAACTGTACAATAGGATCTGGTGGCAATCTAATAGAGTTAACAAACCAAATGCTTTTCGATTAACTGAAAATGGATTTGAATTCCTAACTACTACGTTAGAAATCAAAATGTATGAAGTACCTTTCACTGAGCCGATTGAGCTAAGTCCCCAAACAATTATCTTTTTGGAAAGATATATTGACTGTCCTTACTATCTTACAAACCAAAGTATTTCCGTTTTTTCAGAACGTAAAAGTTTTGAGCTCTATTTGTTTTCGGACGATATTCGAAAATTTGGACTGATCAAAGCCATGACAGAAAGAGAAAAAGATCTAGCCAAAATAACCAATAATTTGTAAAAATACTGTTGACAACCAGCAAAGAGCCCTGTATAATACATACATAGACAGCGTTAACTCAACAACACTTTTTAACTAAGATTGGAAATAAAATGGCTTCGGAACTAATTACTCGTACAGTTGGCCCTAAAGGTGCTAAAAAATCCCTGCGTAAAGCATTTAAAAACAAGCGTCCAATCTTCTTGTGGGGTCCTCCCGGAATTGGTAAGTCCGACATTATTAAACAGTTGGGCACAGAACTCGACGCTCATGTAATTGACGTTCGTTTGAGCTTGTGGGAACCTACTGATATCAAAGGTATTCCATATTTTGACTCAAACACAAATAAAATGGTTTGGGCTCCTCCTTCGGAATTGCCTGATGATGAGATGGCAAAACAGCACAAGAAGATTGTACTGTTCTTAGATGAAATGAATAGTGCGGCGCCTGCTGTACAGGCTGCGGCATATCAGCTTATTTTGAATCGCCGTGTTGGTACTTACAAACTGCCTGACAATGTTGTAATGGTTGCGGCTGGTAACCGTGAAACTGACAAGGGTGTTACATTCCGTATGCCTGCTCCGTTGGCTAACCGTTTTGTTCACTTGGAAATGACTGTTGAGTGGGATGACTACTTTGAGTGGGCTGTTGAAAACAAGATTCATCAAGATGTAGTCGGCTTCTTGAGCTTCAGTAAGAAGAGCTTGTACGACTTTGATCCAAAGTCTAGCTCACGTGCGTTTGCTACTCCACGCTCTTGGTCTTTTGTCAGCGAATTGCTCACAGACGACGACTGCGATGCTGATACGTTGACTGATTTGATCAGTGGTTCGGTAGGTGAAGGACTTGCTGTTAGCTTTATGGCACACCGCAAAATTTCTAGCAAGATGCCTAACCCTACAGATATTTTGGCAGGTTCTGTTAAGAAAATGGAATCCAAAGAAATTTCAGCTATGTATTCTTTGACAATTTCGTTGTGCTACGAGCTCAAAGATGCTTGCGACAAAAACGCAAAGAATTGGAATAATCAAGTTAATAACTTCTTCGAATTTATGATGAATAACTTTGAAACAGAATTGGTTATTATGGGTACCAAATTGGCATTGAGCACTTACAAATTGCCACTGGATCCAGACGAGATCAAATGTTTTGATGCATTCCACGCCAAGTTTGGTAAGTACATTAGCGCCGCTACTGAGAAGTAATCGAGTTAGCTGTATTTGACACCTCCTTCGGGAGGTGTTATACTATATACATAGTAAAACATTTAGGAGCAGATATGTCACATGTAGATCCAATCATCGATAAAATTATTGTAGCACGAGTAGGTTTGCTACTTCGTCATCCGTTCTTTGGCAATATGGCTACACGTCTTAAAATTGAAGAAGCCACCGAGTGGTGTATGACTGCGGCAACAGATGGCCGTACTATCTATTTTAATCGTGATTTTTTTGCACCAATGACTACTAAGCAAGTAGAGTTCGTTATTGCACACGAGATTCTTCATAATGTTTTTGATCACATGGGTCGTGTGGAAAATAGAGACCGTAAGATTTGGAATGCCGCGGCTGACTATTGCGTAAACGGACAATTGACTCGAGATCGTATTGGAGAACAACCTCCAGAGATTAATATCTACAACGATCCAAAATACTACGGCAAAGGTGCTGAAGAAATCTACGACGAGTTGTATGATAATGCTGATAAGATTGATATTGGTCAATTGCTAGATGATCACATTGATTGGACTGGACCTAAAGGTAAAGACGGACAGCCAAAGTACACTAAAGAAGAAATGAAGCAGATTCGTGACGAGGTTCGCGAAGCAACTATGCAAGCGGCACAGGCAGCGGGTGCGGGAAATACTCCGGCTAGTGTACAGCGCATGATTAAAGAACTTACAGAAGCAAAAATGAACTGGCGTGAGATTCTGCGTCAACAAATCCAAAGTACAATTAAGAATGACTACACATTTATGCGCCCTAACCGTAAGGGATGGCACATGAGTGCAATTTTGCCTGGAACTAACTACGAAGAAACTATTGATATTTGTATTGCAATTGATATGTCAGGTTCAATTGGAGACGAGCAGGCAAAAGATTTCTTGTCAGAGATCAAAGGTATTATGCAAGAATACAAAGACTTTAAAATTAAAGTTTGGTGCTTTGATACCCGTGTGTACAACGAAGCAGATTTTGACGGCTACTCAATGGACGAGTTCGATGACTACGAAGTGATGGGTGGCGGTGGTACCGATTTTGATGCCAATTGGAATTATATGAAGGAACACGATATTAACCCTAAAAAGTTTATCATGTTTACAGATGGTTATCCTTATAGTAGTTGGGGAGATGAAAATTACTGTGATACAGTGTTCATCATCCACGGCAATGATAAAATCGTGCCGCCTTGGGGCGAACATGCATATTATGAAGAAGCGGTAGAAACCGCATGAGTTTAAAAAATGGTAAGCCAAATCCCTTAAATTATTTTAATTTAAGAAGGGTTGATTTTGCCTGCCCGCATTTTAAATATACAAACTTAGACAGATATAATCCAGGGTTGATTAAAAAGATCGACCATTGGATTATATCCAATCTAAACAACAGGTATTATATAGGGCAAGGTATTGCCCTAGACAATACTAACACAATAGTCTATAATACGCATATTGGATTTGAGTCAGAGAAAGAACTCAGTTTCTTCACAATCGCATGTCCGTATTTGCAACAGAGATAATTATATACGTACATTCAAAGGAGATATTATGACTGATACAGTACAAGATACGCAAGAGCAATCACAAGCTCAAGGCGGAGAAAATTCAAATGAACTAACAATTAATGACCTTAATGCCATGAAAATCATTATCGATATTGCTAGTTCACGTGGTGCATTTAAACCAAATGAAATGGTAGCTGTTGGGCAAACATACACCAAGCTAGAATCATTTTTAGCAACAGTTGCTAAACAAGCAGAAGCACAGAAAGCTGCCGCACCAACAGGAGCATAATATGGCTGAACTTAAACACGTAGGTCGTGTAATATCAACTAAACAGCGTTGTTTAGTAGCATATCGTACACTACCCGGCGAATCTAGCAGTTGCTTGGTTATCCCTACAGATACATTAAATGATAGTTATCATAATAGTATTATCAATTTAGTCGAAGGACATGCTGGACAAGATTCTTATGAATTTGCTGACATACTGATGCGTACAACATTCAGCGATGGTAACAATATGCTTAAATGGTTACATGCAAATGGACGTCTTCTCAAGATGGGTACTAGCTCTATCGAGATGAATCCAAGTCCTGGTGTCACTATACAACTGAGTGAATTAAATCAAATTATTGCTGAACAGCGCGGAGTGTCAGTTGACGATCTTGCTCTCAAGCCACAATTTGACGAACAGGAATCTGAGGCAGCTAAAACTGTCGCAAAGTCTACTGAGACAGTTAAAGATAATAGTGCTGCCAAGACTACGTCGGCAAGTGTAAATGAAGTTGAAGCTGTTACAGCTACACCAACATCGTTTGATAGTCCAGATGCTGAAGCAAAGTTTTATCGTAGCCAAGCAGATAAGTTAGCCAAAGAAGCGGCTGCAATGAGACGACGAGCTGAAGAACTATCGCCGACTAAGAAAAAAATTGTCTAACTTAGGTAAATCACTTTCTAAAGATCTTATAGAAAATTGGCCAGAAGTATTCAGTGAGGTAAAACTTAATGTGTTACCTCTTAGGTATCTCCATGCCGTTCTGGTCAATTTTAAAGATGGTAAGACTTGGGAGATAAGAATCACCCCAGAAATTAAACGTGATGGGTGGCCTGCTTTTGAAAAGAATTTATCTGAACTAGTTGTTAATTATGAAGATAAAGTAGATAACGTCGATTTTAAACTAGATACCGTTAAAGTTAGAAGAGATATTGAACGTAGTACTCAAAAATTCCTTAAAAAAAAGAAGTTATAAATAATGCATGTTCAACTACTCAGTTACTCCCAACCTACACCGGAATTTAGAGATTTGGGCCTCACAGATGCGCAGGAACTCATTGCGTATTGCGCCCGTGTGTCTAATCCCTCCAATCAACTCAATACAGAAACATCCGAAAAACTCATCCGATACCTCATCAAACACCAGCACTGGTCACCACTCGAAATGGTCTCAGCCTGTATTGAAATCTCCACAACAAGAGATATTGCACGACAGATCCTCAGACATCGTAGCTTCAGCTTTCAAGAATTCAGTCAGCGATATGCTGATCCTACTCGAGACCTGTCGTTTGTACTGCGAGAAGCACGACTCCAAGATACAAAAAATAGACAGAACAGTATTTCCACAAGCGATACAGAGTTACAAGCATGGTGGGATGCCAAGCAAAAGTTCATCATTGAACATAGCCGTTTGATCTACCAAGAAGCAATAGAGCGTGGCATTGCCAAAGAACAAGCTCGAGCAGTATTGCCAGAAGGTCTTATAGAAAGCAGAATTTATATGAATGGTACACTACGCAGTTGGATTCATTTTATTGAACTACGCAGTGCTAATGGTACACAAAAAGAGCATCAAGAAGTAGCATTAGCCTGTGCTAAGGTTATTGCTGATATTTTCCCTATGACTCTTGAATTGATCAGCTAGCCATTTAAAGTCATTGATTTTACTTAATGCTGGTATATTGCCAGCATTTTTTTCACCGTATTTTCTACCTGCAACTGCACCTGCAATTGCATAGATTCCGTAATGTCCATTACTAACATTACACCATGTGTCTAAACGTTCAGTAGCTTCAGAATCCTTAATAGATGCTAATTTTGCGCACTCGCGAAATGCCGATCGCCAAGTGGTAAACTCGTCAGTATTGAATGCAGTAATATTGCTAACTTCTTTCATTACTTTAAATTTCTTACTTATACTCATAGTCATATCTGGATTGTTAACATTCATTCTTGCTGTTAACGATCTCGGCAATAGCTTTATCCCACCATATCCATATGATAAACTGTTGATAGGATTAATACTATGCCAAACATGTACTACATCTGTTTCCCACTCTGGTACTAGATAATCAAATTTAAAAGAATTCAATACAACTGCATCTGCATCTACTACCCACATCATTTTAGTAAAACTTTTTTTGGCAGCGGCAATATGAGCTTGATGTATACCCTTAATACCATTAACACGCTTGACTAAAGGAAATCGTTCTTTTAGTGCATTAAAGTTGGCATCTGCATCTGGTTCATTGTATGAAATAAAAATAATATCGTACATTATAGTCGCCTTAAGTTCCTTGGGATGTTGCTGTAAACTAATTTAAAAAATTTACTGCTGTCGCTATCTAAATCAGACATTTCTAAATTGTATTCATGTTTTAAAGTTTCGCCAATTCCCATTATTTCATAAGGCAACATTTTGTCGGTAATTTTACTGTACGTAGTTTCCCACTCAGATGTGAGCCACTCGAAATCTCTAACATTAGCATAATCCCAATCAGTACACATGGTACGATAGCATCCTTCTCTAGCACCGTACATACTCCACAGCCCATTTTTTACATCAGCGCCTACATTACACCAAATTAATAATCTGTGATAATTTTGCCACCAGATGTCTTTTAAATGGTTAGCTTTTGCACCCTGCAATAAGCACATTTTTACACCTTCTCTGAATCCTGCTCTCCATGCCTGGAACGGAGTGGCATTAGTAAAACTCTCGCTGTAGTTTTCATTAAATTGTACATACAAGTCATCAAAGCAGAATTCAACTAATCCCTTGACATCAGTAGGATCACTATTTTCGTGTGTGCGCATATTATTGACAAACTCACGTGTCCATAATTTAAGCCCGCCATTGCCGTACATAAGTCCGTTAACATGAACTCGCCCGCACCAGCTAAACACATTTTTATTAGTTAATCCTAACTTTTCTAAATCAATTTCAACTTCTAAAAACTTAGGATCTATTATATTATCTGCATCTACAGTAACAAAGTATTCAGTCTCACTCAACGCGGCGCAGGCTTTGTGTGCGGCATCACTGCCTTTTACTCCGTGTACACGCTTTGCCCAAGGTGCTTTGGTCAACAAATCGGCATAGTTTTTTTCAGCATTAGGTTCATCATAGCTGAGAAAAATAATATCTTGTTCTATAATTTTAATCATTAATTAATAATCCATACGAATCAAAGACTGCCTTTGATGCAATCGTAATCAGTTTTATATCATTTTCAAATTTAGTGTCAAATGCAATATTTACTATAGGCTGTTCTAATAATTGTTTAGAATCTAATACAATAGTTCTAATTAAAAAATTAAAATTGTTTTCTAACATAACAAAAAAAACTAAATTAGCAATCGGATCAGTTCCTATAGATTTTTTACACTTGTCCGATAAACTAAATCCCCAACGATTTTTATCCCATGTTACTGTTAAATCAGTTGATTTATTAGGAGCATCTATAATCCATTCTAATACACTGTTTCTAGATACAACAGTATGATCAGCTTTTGGTATTAATCCAGTGTAAGCTCGCTTGCCTGGAACTTTTATATTGCCAATAATATAGTCAAAAAACTTTTTCTTACCTGTTATAAAATCGTTATATTCGGCTTGAGGTACTTCAAGGAAATTCTCATTTTGTTTTTCGTTTGACGCTGAAAAAATCCTGCCGGTAGATTTATCATAATGCAAGTAAAATTTAGGCACAGGAGCTTTGTACTTACGAACCATACACTAATCCCGATAATTTAGATAACATGCGATTATCAATAAAGTCTTTTTCTACATAATGAAACAATTTATTTTGTTTGATGTTTCCAACAATTAGCTCACCGTTATTATTTAAATAACATGTAACAACGTCCTGCCAACTTTTAGGTATAGGTATTATTCCCTGTATTGGTGTTTTCATATGTGCAAACTCCATTGGGTTTTTATTATTAATTACTTGTTCAGATATGCCAAGCATATCAATGGCAATTGCTGAAGCTAGATCCATGCTTAACCAATTTTGGTATTCCTTAGGAGCAAATTTGCCATAGCATAGTTCCCAATTATTCACTACAAATTCTAATGTTTTATAAAAATTTAATGCTAGTTCTGTTTTTTTAAAATAATGTAACGCAAAATATGGACTAGGCAATCCATTGGCAATGAACGCTTTCCTGTGATAAGTATCAACTACTGTATCTAGTTTGTAATTAGTTATTTGTGAACAAAACTGTAAGTCAAAATTACTGCAAAAATCCCACCAGGATTTAATATCGCCTAATAGTAGCATGTCAGTATCTAATACAATTGTTTCTTCATAGGGACTTATATGAAACAGTTTCCAACGGTTTTCACTTCGAAATCTAGTAGCAGTATCATCTACCCAAGGTATTGGGATTATTTGATCAAATACTTTTTGATATTTTTTAGGAACTGGATCGTTGGTTGCAATTGATATTGCCGTTATATCTGTTTGACTATACTTAATTGATAGGGCCAATGCGTAAGCCTGTTGTACATAGTCAACAGTATCAGTATTTTGAGCTAGTACTAAAAATCCCTTAGACACCAGAACCTCCATCAATAAATCTAGTTAGACTTGATTTATTCATTACATGGACATCAAGGCCATGAGTTTTAACAAGTGTATATTCTCCAAGATGATTTTTCTTTTCAACTAAAAATTTCATCTTATTTGCATCAGTGCTAACTAGCACATCTTTATCCAAAGTGTATACCATTGTTCCCGGAAGATTAGTTGCAAATGTACCATTTGTGCTTCCATTCATAATATGGATTGCAATACTAAATGCAAAATCATTTCTAAAATTATTAGATTCAATATTGTACAACATTCTATAGTAATGCCAATTTGATTTTATATACGCAACAATATTAAAGAATGCTTCTGTAAATACGTTTTTTTGAAATACAAATACCGTAGCCCAGTAAAAAGGAATACTGTATTGTGTTATTCTATCAAATTCATTTGAACGTTTCCATCCAGCTAAGTCGAAGGAACTTTTATATAATTGTAAATCTTGATCGTTGTCAAGAGCAGGTTTTAGTATGCTAGAATTTATAATATAATCGCTGTCGATTACTAGAGTTTTTTCATACGGAGATAAATTATAAATTTGTCCTCTTGAGGAATTTTTCCATTCTAGCATAGTCGATGCTAGTGCTCCGTCGCTGAATTTTTTTACCTGGGTCGAACTATCTTTAGGAATTTCAATAATTTGATCAAAAGGATTATCCGGATATTTAGATAGCAAAAAGTTTTTGTCGTCAGTTACAACTGATACCGGAATATCTAAATGTTCAATAACTTTAGAAGCAGAATATACTGCCATTTTGATGTAATCAATTTTGCTATTATTTTGAGCAAATATTACTGCACCTTTCATAGTTCAACGATATCCGAAATTTTTCTTTTAGATTTAATTTCGTTAAACTTAACTGAATACTCGTTTAACGCTTCAAAATACTGATCAGTGATAGTTGTAAAAAATTCTGTAACATCAACGATATTAACAGGTAAATTGTTTATGTCCAAAAACGGAACATCACTATTACGTCCGAGATCTAGTGACATTTTTGTAAAATTAATTAACTCTAGTGTAATTAAAAATGTTGCACCATTTATGTAAAACAATAATTTTTGATTAAATTCTTCTAATGCGACCTTGCGCTGATTAGACAGAGTTGCCATATAATTAGCAACGTTAAATGCTTTTTCGATTCTTTCATCCATAGACGACTCCATAGTGTATTGTACACTATGTTAGTTATCATGTTGAGTGAAGCGTGGAGTGCAGTCCTGATTAAGGACCAACTGACGATACAGCAGGTAAAGAAACTGCTACATTGGTTCCAGTAGCATAGTATGCCTGGACTTGGCTGATCAAAGTTCCGTCAACGTTTTCGTCGGTACCATACGGTGCATTTGGTTGTCCGGATAGGTCTGCAAAATGTATGGTAAAAGTTATCACTGATCCTGCCGCATTTATTTTAGCAGAAATATCGTACTGATTTGGAGAGTATGAACTATTCTCAGTGCTTTTTGTAAAAATCAATTGGTTTACTGTGGTCAGCTGATAGTACCCGATACTACTGGCCACTGTTCCCGGAGTAGTTCCTGCATCAGAAGTACTGCCGTAGTCAAAGGTAATAGTACCCATGTTAGACAGCATTTTATTCCACGAGTCATTTTTACTGCCGATTGCAGTATTTGATCCGCCGCTTTGGCTACCGGAGAATTGAAAATTGCCGCCGCTGTTAAAAAATGCCCTTGCGGAATCATAATTAGGAAAGGTTGCAGTTACTACATGACTAATAGTACCGTTCCATGCACTAGTTCTACTGCTGGTAGCAACATCAGCTAATGTGCCTTGCCCGCTCGGTGGAGTTATCAGCTTGTTTACAATAATTAGCTCAGCCATTGAATCGTAAGCGGCTCTGTCTGACTCTTTTACCTGGGTAGTATTTGTAATAACAGTAAGTTGTCCGCTTTGGTCTGTTGTTGTTTGATGATTACGTGCCTTTAGCAAATCATTTCGCAATGCAGTCCACTGACTTACTAGGATCGGAGTACCTTGTGTTACTTGGATACTAGTGACTGGTTGACCGTATCCGCTAGTGCCGGAACCAACTCCTAGAACCGTAGCAATTTTTGACTGTATAGTATTATAATCAGTGGCTAGGATTGATGTATTTTGACCAGACATTGTTATTCCTTATAGTACTACAACTTCAATTACACCTTCAACACCCCTTACAGTATCAAAGTCCTCAAGAGCTATTGCAAATACATCCCCGTTCGCCTGTATCGAGGTAACTGCACGCCCTTGTCCGTATGCTATTAATCGATCGCCTTTGGCGACAGGCCCAACTACCTTGCAAGGTACTCGACCTTTTAGTGCAACATATGTGCCACCTTCTAATTCACTATTCATCATGTAAGCTGGATTTGTAGATATCACACCTATTGCTCGATCACCAAGAGTGGCTGTTGATACTTCAGCTGAGCCACCAACTTTTACCACTGTACCCGGTGTTAATTCAACATCGGTTAAATATTTCTCTGCCAAGTCAGCGTAGTTAGCACTAGATGCAATTCCTTGAAATAAGTTTGCGGCAATATTTGAGCTGCCGTCACGAGCTACAACAGTATTAGGGCTTGAAGCAATACTAGCTGTTCTATAAACTCCACCTACATTAAGCGCATCTGCTTGAGATGATGTGCCGTTAATATAACTAGCATAAATTTGATTCCACTGTAAAGACGGACTTCCTATATTGTTTGTCAGTGTTGTACCCGGTAACATGTCACTGCCTACTAATTGAAGTGGAGTTTTTGTTGCCGCTGAAACGGTAGTTTGAAATACAATTGTGTTGTTTGATTGATTTCTAATAGTAGGAGTTGTTGCTGACTGGTTAAAAACAACTAACCTAGCAATAGGATTACCAACGGTATATCCTACATCGGCAAAGTTAACCTGTGTACTAAATGCCGCGCTACCTGTTTGTACAAATGCTGATACTGGCAATCCGCCTAATTGGTCAGCATTTGTAGCTGTTCCGTAAAATCTGTGAGCACTTGATGTTACACCCGGAGCCGCATTATTGTTAGTATAAACTAATGTAATACCTTGGTGAATTGTAGTAAAGCCTGTGATTGCGTTTTGAGTGTTATCTAAAATAAAATCACTATCTGCACTAATTGTAAATATAACCTGGCCGTTATCAACACCCTGGATTACTGGATGAGACACACCGAAACTGTCTTTTAGACTGATAGAGCGCATTTGTGTTGTACCTGCGCCTGCAACACCTTGAGGACCAATCAATGTAAATGTAGTGCCGTTCCACGCATATAACTGATTATTATTAGTATCGTACCAAAAATCACCCTGTGTTAATCCTGAAGGAGCAGTTCCGCCAATTTCTGCACCACCTGTTGTACGGAATTTTGTGCCGTCGTAAAATTTTAACTTGCTTTTTCCGCTGTCAAACCAAATTTGTCCTGGTAATGGCTTAGGAGGCTGTGTAGTATTAGCAAAATTTTCTAATAGATATACAAAATTTTCATTCTGAATTGATCCGTATCCAGCATAATTTTTGCCGATTAATTTCAGATCAAGAGTAGCATCTATTGTGCCGTCGGCAATAACAGCAATTTGATTACCGTTATATCTTGTTATTGTATATGACATCTGGCTCGTTCCTTATTCGTAGTATTTATGCTAGTTTTGGTTTAAGAATATGACTGGTAAGTCCATATTCCAGCTGATAGCTGAAATTGTCGGACATACGGGTTTGCTGTTCCGCTTCCGGCTCCCGGGCCTGATGCCACAAATACTGTTCCGCTAGTATTATTTCCTGCTCCAATTGCTGTAAAATTTGTAGTTCCCGGTGCCGCAACAGTATATATTGCGCCGGTCACAAATGATCCTGCGGGGATACTTTGTGTAGCACCCGCATCTATACATACTACTCTAGCTATTGTGTTATTTTGATGCTCACTGGCTGGAAAAATCTTTGGTAAAATACCTGATGATATTTGTAAATTTGTAAAACCAGTAGTGGTCAACGATATTGCAAGCGGAGAACTTTGTATTGCAGTATCGACATATCCTTTAGATGCGGCATCAGTGCTAACTGTAGGAGTTGCAACACTGGTTATTTTAGAATTACTTACGTCAACTGATCCAGTTCCTTTTGGTGTCAAAGTTAAATTAGCATTTGCAACCGATGCATTTAGATATGAAATTGTTGACCCAGTGAGAGATATATACCCAGCTTGGAATGATATTTGAGTTCCAATACTAGTTAGTCCAGGCGCACTGGTAATTGCTGTGCCTAGTGAATTTGCTGTTACAACATCTATACCGTTAATTTTGTAACTTTTACCCGAAGCTAGGCTTAGATTTTCTGAACTTGTCCACGCAGTATTAGCTGAATACCAAAGAAATGTTTTATTAACATCTGTACCGGCAGCAATTTCTAAGCCGCCGCCGTTAGCACTAGTATTTGACGGGCTTGCTGTCTTAGCTAGAATAATAGTTTTATCACTAACATTAATTATTGCAGAATTAATAGTAGTAGTGGTGCCTTCAATCGTTAAATCTCCACGAACTCTAACACTACCATTTACATCTAAAGTTGCTGTTGGGACCGTTGTATATATACCAACATACTTGCCAGACGCATTAACATATAATGCCGAAGTTTGGCTCGTTGAATTTAGCATGTTAAGCGAAAAATTCTGATTTGTAGAATTTGATTTAATTTCAAATAACGAGTAGTTAACATTTATTTCAGTACTAGATGCTTGTCCTAATACCAACGGCGTACTATTTTGTATTGTCAATGAGCCTACGGTTGAAGAATCACCAACTGTTGTTACAAAATTTGACGATGATAATAGTGTGCCAGTTGGGCTGATTAATGCACTTGAAGAACTTACTGGAACATTAAACGATATTCCAGGCTTGTTGCCGACATTAAATCCAGAAGTAATTGCTCCGGAAAATCCAGTAATTGCTGTAAGTGGTGTAAAACTGTCTTTACTAAAAATACCAAGTATCGTACTAGCAACTTTGAGATAACAGATTGTATGGCTAACTTTATTAGTGTCTACTATATCTTCAACAATAAATCCTGTTTGTCCCTGAGCATTAGTGTATATAGGGCCTGCTAATTTTGTCGAGTTACCGTCATTAAAATACAGTTGCTGGCGTAAACTATCTATCCAGATATCCCCGGTTGTTAGACTACTGGGAGCTGTCGGAGATACTGTTGTTCCGCCGGTGACTTTAAACTGTACTCCGTCGTATATTTTTAATCGATTATCATTAGTATCAAACCAAAGTTGTCCGGTTATAGGATAGTTTGGTTGGCTAGTATTAGCAAAATTTTCTAGTAGATGTACAAAGTTATCATTAAAAAAAACTCCGTAACCTGTAGCATTTTTTGCTATTAAAGTTAAGTCAGTCGTTGTTTGGTCAATCGTACCATCAATCAATTGAGTTAATGTTGTGCCGTTGGTTTTTAATATATTGTAACTCATTATAAAGCACCAGTAAAGATTATGTAATTAATTGTTGCATAAGGGTTCATTGTTGAAAATCCTTCACCCAATGAGTTTGCTATAACTGATCCACTGCTGGGGTATCCTGACCCAGAACTAGTAGTTGGCAAGCCTAGTCCCGGAACTGCATTTGGATCGGGGCCTGCGCCCGGTAGTCCGGCTGCATAATATTGGGCATTTCCACTACTTAAATTATGAAAGTGATCCGGAAGATTGTTTAATGCTAGTGTTTGAGTTTGACTTCCTAAGCCTGTACCAATCGTGTCTGCTGTAATGTCTGTTACTCTGTTAGCTGATCCGCCGCCAGTTTGAATTTGTGTTCCGGATCCATCTTTACTAGGTACAGTAATACCATTATCCATGTTGTCACGACCCAATGCAAATCTGCCTCTCATATCAGGTAATCCAAATGTTCCTAGACCTTGCAATAGCTGTGCAGGTTTGTACACATACCCAATAACTTGGAATAATAAGGTATATTCTGAAACCCTTACCTCACTGCCATCGCATAGCAAGTACCCGTCGGGTATGGTTGTACCTGCAAACGGAAATAATGTGCCCACAGGAACAGTAGCAACGTGATTTAATAAAGTTTGTTTAGTCATGCTTAACAAACCAGATCCAGCTCTATAAACTAAAAATTGATCGGTTAGTGATGAATCATCGGCGGCAGCCTTAGATGTGATAATACCAGGACTAATAGATGTATTAAACAGTGCAACTCCAGTCTGAGTTTGTCCATCAAAGCTCACATCCGGTGCAGAAACGTCACCGGTTAATCTAAAATTTGTTGGGCTTTGTAATTTGGCAGCGGCGCCGCTAATACTCCCAGTAAGCTGTCCAGTAAACACACCATTAAAGTTACCAACAAACGATTGTGCATAGATATTTCTAAATGTTGCACTAGCTGAACCAATATCATATATGCCAGTTGTTGAAGGAAGTAGGGCTGGGCCAGTTACTGGCTGACCTTCATGCAACCAATTTAGATATAGTTGGCCGCTTATTGTAGTATCATCACCTAGACTTGTTGATTTAGATACCGACAGTCCGCCTAAAGTTTTTATGCTTGCGCCGGCTATATCGCTAATATCCGAAGTTCCTAAATCATTTAAACCGGCACTGGTTGTTATAGTGCCATCTACATCAAGTGTAGAAGCTGGAGATATGTTGTTTAAACCAATTCCTATTTTTCCAAGAGGCGATACATGAATTAAAATTGAACTATTTAAATTAAACTCGATACTATTTGAACTACCCTTAGAATAAAATACCGTTGAATTGCCGTTAACTCCAATATTAAAATTTAAACTATTACCTAGACTGATACCGGCGTCAGTCTTGATATTAATAGCGTTACTCGTTAAGCTAACTTGGTCATTACGTAAGAAGCTAGAAGACGGAACTACAGTATTATTAACTAGTAATGCATCTGCAGAACTTGCTGTACCCCAAATTCTTGACAAAGATGTAGAACTTGTTGTATCAGTAGTACTTAAATTAATACCCTGATTAATATTAGCAAAACCTGCGATATATGCTTTAGGTATAAATGTATCTTTACTGATTATAGCAATTCTATAATTGTTAGCATATAAAGAAATTACCGAATAAGTTTCATTGTTCACATCGATAATTTCATCAACAATCGGACCGGTTAAAGTTCCTGTTGAGAATTGAGGGCCAACTAATAACCAGTTTGATCCAGAAAATAGATATAATTGGCTTGTATCTGTGTTAGACCACAAATCACCAGGACTGCTGTTGGCAACATCGGGAGCTGTCGCTGATTTTTTTAACGAACCAGCGGCGCCCCAAGTAGTACCATCATAGACTTTAAGTGTATTAATGCTGCCTGCGGTATCATACCACAACTGGCCTTGAACTGGGTTTGAGGGTGGCGAACTATTAGCAAAATTTTCTAATAGATGCAATAAGTCTGTTGCAATTACTGGGCCGTATCCTGCATAATTTTTACCAACAAACGTAATACTAGTTTGAGTGTTGAGGGTTTGATCGGCTACAACAATTGGAGCTTTAGCAGGATTGTTCGGCTCAGAGTAGGTTACTTGATACGTCATTTATTAAACTCCTACCAGGCCAGTCAAACTTTGTATACGCACAGTATAATCGATCTGAATCAATCTGTTTAAACTTTTTTGTACAGGATGGAAAATAACATGTGTTAACAATAAACTTTGACCAGTTGGGCTATAACTTTGTAATCCTAACTCATCAAATAAAAATGCATTAGCGCCATCAGACGTTGTATCATACGCACTCTGTGAACCAGGTTCGCCGTAATCTAATAAACAAGTTACAAATATATCAGTATAATTTGTACCGGTCACATGTCGAGTTTCAATATAATTGCGGGTTGGATCAATATTATTGCTTGAACGCCCGTCAACTATTTTAGAATAAGTTTGATTGTATAAACTAGCGTTTGATCCTGAACTATTTGGGCTTAGATACGTGATAATTCCTGTAGGATCGATAGCTGTACCGCCATTGCCAAACGCCATTTGATAGACAAACCCTTGTCCGCTGTTAGCCATGCTTTGTGCTAGAGCAATACTAATGTTTTCGTAATGGATTGCATTACGTTTGTTAACATAAATTTCTTTGGATTCAGGGTTATATATCTTAATATGCCCTTCTATATGTATTCCAGTTACGTCTTTACTCTGCATAATGGTCTCTCTTTATATGGTATTTATCAATGTTTATAATGTGCTAGTTTAATGTTATCAACGTTCTAGCTGGATTAGAGCAAGAGTTACTGTTATAGCGGCAGATGCAACACCATTATTGTATACTTTCAATTGTATGTTGTTATTTGGAACCACTTCGTCATTAAATCCCATAACCATTGGGGTAAATTTTTGTGTTTTTGCAGTAGTTGAAATCATCTCAGCTACGATTCCGTTGCCCGGAACTGGATCTGTTGTTATTGATCTGCTTGCATCTGCTGCCTGCGTTGCTGTGGAGGTATATACTGATACCCAGGCTGCCGCGCTGGTTGTTATAGATAGCAATGCATAACTTTTAAAACCAGTAATAGTAATAATGTCAAAGGAGCCTGCGGCAATTGTTTGTGTTGTTCCAGACACAGTAGTTCTTACTATAGTTGTTTGTGCGGCAACTAACTGGCTGCTACCGTTTAAGGTAACCGTAACGCCGTCAATCTTTACTGCGCCTAATGTACTAGCACTTGCAGTAGGAATAACCTGTGCTGGAGAACTGATAACTCCTGCACCACTAATTACCACCGATATACCGTCAACTTTAACGCCACCTAATACACTTGTACTAGCGGTTGGCAATGTATATTGTGCGGGAGCTCCATTTATTTTAGCGTAACTTAGACTGGTAATCCATGTGGGATCTGCATAAGAATTAGTTGTTAACACTACATTATTGATTGTAGGGGCTTGCCAAGATAAATTTGTACCGTTGGTACTTAAAAACAAGCCAGCACTTCCAACTTGCGAGGGAATTACTGTACTAGTATACAATTCAGTAAAATTAGCATTTATTTTTTGGGCACCGGTACGCAATGAATCGCCCGAATGATCGTTAGGTGCTGATCCTAAATTAATAAGTTGCTGTGACATTGTTAGTTTCCTTGGTCAAATGTAGTGTTTGTTGCATCAAATGTTCCAATTGTTGAATCAAATGTAGAATTGGATGTTGTTGTTTGTTGCAAATATTTATTGTAATCAGTATACCATACTCCAGGAGTAGCTTTTAAGAATCTAGAGATATCGCCATCGTCATTTAGAATATTAATAGAACCGTCCCAAGCTGTGCCAGTACGTCTAACAACTGTAACTTGAGTTCCTACTGCTAATTTATTAGTAAGACGAATACTAGATAAAGTACCGTTAACTGCAAAATCTGCATCTAGTTGCACATCACCTTCGGGGCTGTAAGGAGCAATATTAACATTGTGTACTTTATAAGGAGTTTTCTTTAGTCGAATATTTCCAATAAAGAAAGTCCAATTACTACTGTCTGTGCTAAATTTGGAGCTACTAGTATGCTGTGTAATACATCTGTAGGTATAACTACCCACAGTTACTACTGTTCCAACATTATAGACAACTCCTGCGGCCCATGATAAGCTAGAATCATATCCACCGACAAATACTTCAATGTCGTCTGCTTGTACATACCCTACTGGGATTGAAGATGTGTATCCTGTAGCATATGTCCATTCTGATGTGCTTGTGTACTTTCCAGTAGCAACCACACTGGTCATTGGTGTAAACCCTAGATTTACAATATTTGTACCATCTGACAATATTTGGTCAACTGTTAATTTATCACTGTATGGAATTGTTTCTGATCGACCGATATCTTGAACTTTTGATCCAATTATATGGATTTCCGGAGTTCCTGTTCCTAAAGTACCCCGACGTAATCTACTTAACACATTTCCAGTAAGAGCGAAATATTCGATTCGTTCGCCTCGGATTTCAATGATACCGGGTTTATTTTGTGATGGATTAGGAATATCAAAATTACTAGCATCTTTGACAGTGATTATAGTATCGTTCCAAAGCAAATCATTAACTAACGATGTTTGTTTGTTAAGACTTAGTCGTTTGTATATTACACGATTTAACATATCTTTAAATTGCATATAAGAAATGCTAGATGTTATTATTCTGCTACTGAAAAGCATTACTGATATATTATCAGCATCTGTTGGTATTGCTGCCAACTGAATACTGATTTTATCATCATTGACTTTATAATCAGAACTTGGAATCAGTAATGTGTTGTTCTTCATTACCCAAACATAATTGTCATCTATGACCGGTCTGTCTAGCTCTATACGACCAGTACTCAGGGCAGTATACGTATAAAATTCTAAAGTATCAGGTGTTATACTTAAATCTGAAGAAATAGTTGTTGTGGTTCTTTCAACATCTAAAATGTTATGCTGATAACTACTGATCACTTCTACTACACTGTTAAGTGCAGGAGCTGTATTAAATGTAATTGTATTGTTAAGAGGATTATACGAATAATCTGCTCCTACATTTACACTAACAACTAGTTGTTTACCGGCATAAAATTTATAAGTAGGTCTACTCAATTTAATAGCGATCCCGCCAATGTCAACAATATAATCGTTACCCAGCACTAGTAGTTTACCATCAGCGATAACTTGTATGTTGTCAATCGTAAGTTCATATGGTCTAAACTTAGTAGCATCGATTGTATAGTTTAATCTGTTACCGCCTATAGTAAAGTAACTATTAGTTGGTGCTCGAAGAATATTAGATCCAACTCTAACAATAATATTAGATTCGTTCGGGATACTTGTACCTATAGGATTTGCTAGTATAAACGATGTAGAACTCCCATTAGGTGTAATACGCTCAGCTTTAGTAATTGAGAATGTATGTTGATTTCCGCTAACAATAACAAAATTTATTAGAGCGCCTGCTACCGGAGGTGTAATAAATCTAATGCCAACTGCATTAGTAAACGAATAGCTAGAATCAGTCTTAAACAACTCTGCATTAGCAACAACTCCGTCGATATAAACTAATGTGGTAATAGTATCTAACCAGGTTGCTCTAGTGACAAATTCTTGCGTTACTCCATCTCCAACAAAATAGTCAATATCTAAAATATTATTACCATTAAATCCTACACTGAATATTCCAATTTCTTGTCCGGCGGGCGGTACAGTGTTGAATTTAATTAATTTATTACGATAATCAACAGTATAATTATCAACCTGAGTTTCTATTACATTTCCTAATTTTACAACCACTGCTTGTGGGCTATTAGGCTGCTGTGATATCGAGTATGATGATGTTACTCCGTCACTAAAGTACCTATCTACTTTGAACCTTGCACTACCCGAACTAAATTGATCGTACACTTTTATTGCTAAGGTATCTACAATCTGTCCAGGTACGACTTCTTCAGGAGCTGGGCTAGACGTAGGTGTTACTAATCCATCTCCATCCATAATTATATCGTCGGCTGCAAATCCAGTTGCTGTGGTGAACGCTCCGCTAAGATCGTGTGCAGTTGTTCCGCCGGTGATGGCAGTATCGTAATCAACATTCTGTGGAACTATTGCACCATCACTTGTACTCTTACGGAATATAAATCTATCGCCTGCTAGTACTGAATACTCTGGAGGTAGTTCAATAATATTAGAAATACTATTGTTAATTATTTCACCATCAACGGTAGTATCCGAGGAGGTATATACTGTTGATGCTTGTCCAGCATCATATATCTGGCTCGGAGTTACAACGCTTGCAGTTCCGTTATCAAGTGGAGTAATAGTCTGTCCCGGACTTCCTACTATAGGAGTATACATCACAGCATCGAGATTTTTTTGTTGAAGGGTGCTGTATGCCGGATCATCAATTCTAACCGGAGCCAAGCTGCCAGATATTTTTATAGTACTGCCGGCAGCAATTGGATTTACCAGGATGATAGATCCATTCTTGTTTATAGTAACATCAATCGGTGATACTAATGTTCTAGTAAATACTATTGAACTAGCTGATGGGACATCAACAAATATAATTTGACTCAGACTAACTGTTGTTGCCGATGGTATTGCTGTTATTTTTGTGTTATAGCTAAATGCTGCCGTTGAGCTACATGTAACTACATCGCCAATTTTTAATCCGACTGTACTTGCAATAGTAAGCGTAGGGAGCCCTGCGCTATTAACTAACAACGATTGTGTTGCACTAGATACTGTGCGAACTACCGTCACCACTGGCAATTCTGACAACACGCTGTAAATATATTCTAATTTTGCACCGTCAGAAACATACGAATCTATATGACTTTGTAAATGATACACATTGATTTGTGTGCCAGCAGGTGGATTATACGGTAATGTGAATACCTTTTGATTGGCAGATGCTGTTACTATATAATCGTCAAATGTTGGATCAACACTATCCCACTTGTCTGAAAAATACGGTAGAGCATCCCATCCAGAACTTAAATCAAATCCTAGCCCGGTTACGATCACACCACCATAATCAATTCCTGTCATTAACTGTGCAAGGTCTTTACCTAGATTACCAGACGAAGAATTATAATAATACTGCACACGGTCTGCCGCATTTAGAAGATCCCAATTTTTTATATAAGAAACTTCTATAACGGCCCCGATTGCCGGGGGTGTTGTAAATGTTATAGACCCTGCATATGTTGTATACCCCTTAGTCTTAGATGTTACAGTGGCAAATTTATATAATTCACGCAACACAGGCACACCATTTATAATTACTTTAGATTTTCCAATTCGAATATCGGGAGCCCATTGTAGTTTGTATTGTAACTTGGCTCCTGATCCGGTAAATGTTTCAGTGTTTTCTAACTGATTAATATAATAAGTTTGTGTTAATCTATCAAATTTTATTTTAACTAGCGTTGATCGAACAGGACTATCGCCAATGACCGCTACTACAACTGCCGGTACCCCGGTGGCTGATAGTCCGCCGTTTACTGTTACTGTTGGGGCTGACAAGTATCCAGAACCAGGTGTTAACAGTATTACTCTATTGATCACGCCGTTAGTATATAATGCCTTAGCTGTAGCTCCTTTGCCGCTATTACTTGTAATAACAACTGTAGGTTCAGTTACATATCCACTGCCGCCAGACACTATCCGCAATTCAGTTACAATATATCCAACATTATCTAACCAAAATTTCCAAGGATACGATCTTATTAAGGGATCTGAGGCTTGGATTACTCCATCTGCGACATAGGTATTAATTAACGAAATTTGATTATTTTCGTATACTGGTTGCAGATCAAAGTCAGTAACAGCTAAACTACCGTTATCGATATTATCATAATTGCTTATGTACTCTCGGATCTTCGTTCTATAAGGTTTCACTTCTGCGATATAATCTTCAAAATTACCTAGATTGTCTGGTGTATATGTTACTGGTTGATTTAACGTACCAACATTGTGTTCAGCTCGTATAAAGCTAGTCTTAAATATCCAATCAATATAAGATTGTTCGCTATGTGTATATCGTACCGCGGTAAAAAATAAATTTAAATATTCTTGTTTTAATGTATTAATAAAAATCTTGTTTTTTATAGTTTTTAAAATGATACGTAATTCAACTGCGGCTACAATATCAAACGAACTACCGTCAAATGTAGATCCATCGTATCCTATTCCAGTATCAACAAATTCATAAAGTGTAGAACTAAATTGTATAGTACCGTTTTGAATACCAACTACTTTATAAGATAACGTCCAATCAACTGATGTTGATTCATTATATTTTAATAATAACTCCCAACCACCAGAATTTGTTGTTCTAACTTTAACAACTTGGCCAATAAGAACTGTGATACTATTCAGATCTGCCAGAGTCGATACAGAGTAGTCAACCGCACTAAATTGGCTGTAGCCTAGAGCATACCAGTCTGCATACGTCCAAAAATTCCTAACATCGTATGCCTGGGTAATAATACGCGACCATACTTGATTATATCCGTCATATGAATATATACTCCAGTTATTACTTGCCTGGCTATCGCTATGAACCAGTGCTGAGTAATCTCTAATCAAACAAACTGTTGCATCAGAATAGCCGGAGCCGCCATTGATAATTTCAGTGCCGGTAATTTGTCCTAGATTATTAACTATTGATCTAACTATTGCATTTGCTCCGGTTCCAACTATAGAAATATATGGGGCAATTAGGTATCCTTTACCTGGATTAGTAATTGTGACTCCGACTATTTTGCCGTTTGATATCACAGGACTTGCAGATGCTCTTACAAAGTTTACAATATTTGCAAATCTTAATTCTAAGTCAGTATCAAACACAACATCATATAAACCCTTATCCATATTTGGCTCAGGATCGTATGATTTTAAAGCACTTATGTCACAATTACTGACAATTTGCTCAGATAACATAATACTATTTGCATGCTCTATATACTGTTTAAGAGCCTCAAATCTATTAACAAACATGCCTTGTCGAGGTCTATTCTCAATTCCGTATTTTAATTTAATTGGTAATGTAGGATCCGGAACCAGTCTACCAGCTTCATCACGACCGCATAAACTATCAAATAATTTTTTCTCGATGACACTTGGTAATGTGACTGCAGAATCGTTGCTAATCATCTTCCATTGGCTGTGTATATTTTGATCAGTCTTGTCAACTGTCCAGTATTCGACACTTAACACTACATCAGTGTTGCTTAAATATTGTTTAGCATTTATTAGACTGAACGAATTTAGCCCAGTTAGTGCTAAAAATGTATATCCTTCTCCTCTAGGATTACCAATTAATTTAGATACATCTAATGCAGACTTATTTCTGCCCGGAATATCCGGAGTTATTTTTTTATTTTTTACCCAATAAAAATAAGTAGTTTTAAATTTTTTACTAACATTATCATATACTTGTCTAGTTGAATAACAACTATCTCCATATAAAGACTTTCCGCTGATACCTAAGGCCACTCCGGCACCAGTATCAGCTATTTTGTCCCAGGCAGATGGCAAATTAGTAGTCGATACCCACTCGTAGATATCAATACTGGCTCCAATTGCTAAAGAATTCCAAGTACTATTTCTGTATACAACATCGCTTGAGTAACTATCAATAAACTTTGCAGTCCGCAAGTCCCACCATAATGTACCTACTTGGTCTTTTGACCAGGCAGATCTTGCATCTATATTGACTCTATCATCTCCAACTGAATAATGGGCTGGATCATAAAATGTTTTAAATTTAATTTCTTCTTCAGCTGGCCCGGGAATTTTGCCCTGGGCAGGGTCAACTACATCTAAATATCTGATTAGTTGGTTCGTAGTTCTGTTATACAAAAATGCTTTTTTAACTCTGCTAATATTAGGTTTTTCAATTTCTTGTTTGTATGTTTCCCAAGTATGAGTATTAGGCTGTTTACCATAATAATATACTCTGCCAGAAATATATGGTTGTTGTAAATTATCATAATCTACAGCATTTGGTGCGCTAACAAACACATGATCGTTACCTACAGCAAATCCTGTTCCAAATCCGTCAGATGACTGATTTGTTGTGGCTAAACTTTCACTAAACACCCATTTAGTAAAATAATTGTCATAGATATCTATTCTACCGCTATCAGAATTTTTAGTTGAGAAAGTCGTTGAATTTTTGTCAAATGTCGTAACACCTCCTGTATTAAATGTCATAGCATTAGCGGTATCGCCATATAAACTATAAACGACTATAGTTTTGTAATCATTCATGAACGAAACTTTATTTCCAAACCTGCCATTTGGTTCAGGGTGGTGATCAACTAATGTCTGGTACGGAGTAGTTCCGTAATTAATACCATTAAATTTGTAAATGTATACATTTCCAATTTGCGGACGTAATATTTTACTAGCACTGTCATCTGAGATAATCAAATATTCTGAAGAGTCAGACAAAGAAATACTTTGTCCAAAATTTATGTCGGAATTACTGATTAATTGCTGAGACCCTGCAACTTCATTTATATTAAAAAATACAGTTACTGAGCCGCCAACTGTGCCGCCTGCTGCCGCAATAGCCAGTACCGAGTTGTCCCCGCTAACTGCAATACTGCTTCCAAAGTTGCTACCTGCAACTGTTCCAGTAATCGGCAGTACGGGTTGGTATCTCCAACCTATAGAAATAAAGTTTAGTGTGCCGCTAGGTGTAGAATTAGGACTACCAGTTAGCACTAAAGTTACTGAATTAATAACAGCTTCAACTTGCTGGTCTCCGGTAAATCCAATTCCTCGAACATACATACCTTCTCGGATTCCCACTGTTGAACTTACAACAATTGTACTAAAACTACTACCAACTGGATTGTAGCCTGTAGTAGCTTCTAAAAACTCTGTATAGACTAAGCCATAAACTGCGCCTGTATTGTTATTGTTTCCAACAGCTCCAATGAACAAGTTGTTATTACCAAATGTAATAGTTGATCCAAATTGCTCGTTAGCTGTGATGTTAGGGCTGATAATTGTATCAACTAATGTATAGATATTATTTGTGTCTTTAGAATATAAAGACACTACTCCGTGTGCTGAAGGTCCAATTTGATCTTTTACTCTTGTCCATGATGATACACCAGCGGATGGGGCACTAGGGGCCTCTTGTGTAACCGTCATGCGACCTTTACCCGATGTTAATAAAACAAAATTAGTGCCGTTGTACGTATCAGTAATTGTAAATTGAGTGCTATTATCTATGCTTAACACATAATAGTTTTGTGTTGGGATAATTCCTCCAAATGCTCCAGTGCTTTCAAATTTTAAAAGTCGTCCGGGCTCAAGACTTGCTGTCGATGTTGTTGTTAATCGTCCAGTAAATCCGTCTATTGCTGTAATAATGACAGTTGTGTTACCAAAAGTTGGAAGTATAGCACGATACTGTACATCATTGTAGGTAACAAGTGCGCCCACCGGATATGAATCATATTGCGACCAACTACCTGCCTGTGAAACGGTGATGTATGGTATTCTTTTCCATTTATAACTGTTCAGCGGGCTATCTGAGGTTATAGCCATTGCTTTATAAAATTGTATATTTCCGTTAGATAACGGATCTATAGAAACTATTAGATTAGGACCGTAAATTGTACCCGACACCCATGCTCCTACAAAATTATGAGATGCAGATCCTGCAAATGGGCTACCGATTGCCATGTACGATCCGTCAGGGGAAAATCCAACCACCCTAGCTATATCACTAATTAAATTTAGATTAGCTCGGGCAATAAACGGAGGCAGAATCACCTGACGTTGTATCCAAGGTGATTTTGGGGACGCTTTGTCATAAGTAATAATTTGTCCGATTGCTGTTCCAACTGCAGATATGTTACCTGCTTTATTCATCGCAACAGTTAATCCGTATTCTAAATTATCTTGAGGGTTAAAATTATTAATTAACGACTGTTGATATACTGTTCCATACTTCCAAACTGTCCATAAGTCATTAAAATTTTTGTCAGTCCATACTAGCTCGCCGTTATTAATTACATTAGGTAAAGCAGTATCTATGGAATCAATTGAGTCAACCCGCTGAGATTTTAGTGCATATACTACCAACTCAGCTGATTGTGTAAATGTCGGTACTGGGAATCCAGTAATATTTGCAGATACTGTAAATGAATTCAACGTGACAGTTTCAATTTTATAAAATCCCTGTAATATCGAAATCTGGGCTAGTCCAATATACGAACCAACTTTTAGGTTGACAATATCCTGTGCTGTTATTGTTAAAATTTTTAAAGTTTTATCATATGTTACATTAGTAACTACTAAATTAATGTCAGTATATCTATATACATTCCAACTATTTTTCTCAAAGGTTACCCAAATATACGCACCATTACTGAATGTAGTAATATCTTGAGATGTAATATCCGATAGCGATCCTAACGTTAAGAATACATCAGCAGAATCAACATATCCTGCATCTCGAAAATATTGATTGTATGTAGGCAATGCAGGCCACGGAGAACTATTATAGTTCAAAGGTTTTAAATAAACAGAATTAGGAGTTTGCTGATTAATAAACACATTAAGTGTTGGATCTTGTTGATTTAATAACAAGTATCCTTGAGGGTTATTTCTAAATAATGCTTCATCTAAAACAAATTCTATATTTTCAAAAGAATTACTAGCACCGTATTGCCCTACCCGTAACGCCCACTCTTCATAAAAAACTAAACTTTCTTTATTTTCAGAACTTAATACATCAAATAATTTTTTAAGAACATTTAAAGTTCCTTTTTCTCGAACCATTCCCTGATAAAATTTAAATTCACTAACATCATCTTTAATAATATTGCCAAGGTATCGACGTTTCTGATATCCAATTAGATGATGAGCAACTTTTTGCTGTGTTGAACTAAAGTTATCATCATCTAAACTGTAAAAATCAGTAAATTGAGTAGCAATATTTGTCCAGTTGGGTAATAATTTCGGAGTCGGTTTTTCTGTAAGTTTTGTCCATAGAGATGCTTTAAATACTAAGGCACCTGCTATAAAAGCTGTGGCACTATAATAAAAACTTTGATAGCTGACTGTATCACCTAATGCATAATCTTTCCAAGGTTCCCACTCTTGAATTTTTGCTTGATCAAAGATAAATCCAGGAATGTCTAAACCGCCGTACCACCCAGATGTTATATATCCGGCAAGTTTAATTCTTTCTTGTCTATAACCTGTACCGGGATTATACAATGTATCATTAAAAATTGTATTATTATTTAAAATAGCCACATGCTCTAGTTGAACTAGATAAAAACTAGCACAATAAATCCCATCTGTTGTTTTTGTAGTATAGCTTACTAGATTACCGTTTCTATAGCTATCTAGAAAAATTGAGCTCAATGGTGTGCCGTCTACTTTAAAAATTTCATAGCCGTTGAATGGGTTATTGATATCTTCAACGACTGTAAGAGGAGCATTGAAAACTAATTTTGATGCAGACGGGCTAACGCTAAGGACTGAGCTACCAATATCGCTAAGTCCTGCTAACTTCGTATATAAGTTAGTATCAAAAATTTCAGACGGAGGAACATTAAATAATGCGCTATAATAATCTCCATTATATCGAATTATATTCCCGTATGGGACTGATATAGTTGGAGTCCAATCTTGCCACTTAGTTGTACTAGCACTCCAGTTTTGAGTAGTCCAGAACAAAAATTCTTTTGCACTTGACTCCCAATTGCTTACTGTACCTAATTTAGCGTTGAATTCATCAAATATAAATCCTTGGTCTTTTAACCACTCGCCGTATCCTAGCAGGAAATCCACTACATCTTGTATAGAAGAGAATAAAGTACCGTACGGAACATCTATTGATTCCGTACGATCCCAGACACTTCGTAAGGCAGCATTGGCTCCGCCTACTATTGGCAGGTCTGGCAATGCTTGATAGTACGCTGGATTAAATGTAGCGGCCGCAGTATGCGTTGACTGAACTCTGTAATAAACATTATTATATCTTACATTAGTACCGGCACCGTATTGTTGATACGCAGTCCATGTAGAATATGTTTCTGAGATACCACCAATATTAATTTTAGCACCAGTCTTTATATATCGGTAGTATTTAAAATAAGGCTGGGTGATACTATAACCTTTAACCTCAAATCCTGTTTGTAGTTTTGTTATTATTACACCGCTATAGGTAATTTTACGTACTGTACTAGATGTATTCAAAATAATGTCATAATCTTCTTTTGGGATAAACACGCTTCCCGCTGATAGCGGCGTTTTAGAATCTAATAATAGATTAAATTGCTCTTTATTTGTAAATGACCCAACACGATACGACAACTTTGGCAACAAAGTTTTTAACTCTGTCCTATACATATTGTATGATTTAAGATTATTGCTAAATGTAAAATGCAAAATATAATCAACTATGTAGTTTATAATCCCCGCTGTCTGTACCCTAGTCGTACTTGAGTATATACTAGGTAAAACTACATCAGCCGGTCTTATACGTAATCCTGTATCAGAATTTATAAGCTGTCCAGCTATATTCCTTACAATTCTTGATCTGTCTAATAGTGCTCCAAATGATTGTGCTGGAGTCAATAATATTGATGCTAGTACTACACTAAATGGATAATGGCTACTTCTGCGCCATGCAGATTCTACAGGGCTTACATCGCCAAATACAAAATTATTGTCAGTTGATACTGTGAATACTCCAGATGCCAGCCCAGAAATTGCAGGACTAACAATATTACCATTTTCGTCAACAGGAATATGATCCATTAAAAACGGCTTAGCATAATCACTTAGATAGACTGCAGGTTTTCCTGGCTCTCTAACCATGCCATCTGCAATGTCTTGCCACATTGGTCTGTTGTCATTGGTATATGGTGATGGGCCGTATAGTGTTGTCCACCATTTAGGTTCGATTGAGAATCCTAGCATTTCCCAGGGGCACAGGTTAGGTCTATCAGTGTCTAGCATCCAACGATATATACCTCTCCAGTATCCCGGAACATTACGCCCATCGGGGGAACTATGTCCTGCATAATTATATGTAAAAGAATTGCTACGATCATAGCTTAGTGGTTTAGTAAAATCAACCCCTACTAGCCCTGTCCATTTATAAAAAGAGGGAGCCAATACCTTGTTGAATTCATCAATACTATAGTCATTGGTTCGATTGTAGCTAGGAATGATTTTAGCAAAATCGCAGATAGAAATATCGTAATTAATTTTAATATTATTATAAATTCGTTTTTCAAATTCTAATAAAATGCCGTCGCGGTAGTCACTATGTCCAGAATCTCCGTACGTACCATATGCTAGCACCTGACTTCCGTCGTGGCCTTGTATCATCCATCGGGGAGTAACATACGATGTATCTAAATATAATTTAGGTTCATATTTCGGCCATATACCTAATTTAGTCGGAGTTTCTGGCACAAAGCATGCATCTGTACTTTCATATTCATATGTTGTGATTATATCGCCGTTTACTAATGGTGCAGAAACATTTATAAAATTTTGACTGACAAAAGTATAATCACGACCGTGTATTAGTTGTGTGTTATTTAAATATACACCAACTGCACTAGGTGACAGTTTTTCTAAATTAAAACTATTTGTTAGCGGATATAATTTTATCCTATAGTCTACTACATTTAGATTTGTAATTAAACTAGCACCAAAAGGTAGCATATCACTAAAATAATAAGGGTGTGTTTTAGGAGTATCTTTAGTAATTTGCAGTAGAATAATGTCAACCAGTGTTCGAGAATCAGCATCGACTCCTAGTGATTCTGCAACTGCAATTAAATTTCTTTTAAAATTACTATATTCATCTCTAGAAAGTTCTAAAGCCTGAACAATATTGTTTTGAGGCGAGGTAATATGATATAGCGATAAACTAGATGGACCGCTATGCTGAACAAATTTAGTTCCAAACTCAGACAAGTTTCCTAAATCTCGTAAATTGCTTTCGCCCGGAAATACTCCAACAAATATTTTTCCTAGATTATCGACAATAGAATTAACATGGTCGATAACTTCGCCAAGGGTAAATTCATTAATTTCATCGTTTAGAGGATTGTTTTGCAGACTTATAGGAATTTCATAATAGCCCTTAGAATTTATAGGTTGAGCGGCATATGCTTTAAGTGTTAGCACATCTGTGAGACTGATATCAGTCTTGAGTACAATCTGTTTGTAGTCCGATTCAGATTTTATTGACCATTGAGGCCAATCTAATCGTTTGCCGTTAACAAAAACTTGGACCACTAGATCCTCTAAGTTATTAACATCATCAAAAATATCTAAATTAAAATTATTAGTCTTATTTGAATTTTTGTATAGTCTAACGGCAGCTTGCAGAGTATTAACTACTGACCTTTTCCAGCCGTTCTCATATACAACATTTCCTGCATAATCTTGTGTAACAAGATACCCAACATTTATTTTCTGAGAAATTATTGCTGTAGTTTTCTTATATTCAAATGCATCAGTTGCTAGATTAAAGTTAAAAACAATGTCGCCAATATTACTAACATTTTGATATGCTAGCGGGAATCCTAAGCTAGGATCAGTTACGCCTTTACCTTTTTTATACGAAAAGATAGAGGTTCCTGTAAAGGTCGAGCCGTTATATACTTCAGTATTTCCATAACTTATCTTATTCGAATCAACTATGTCAAATAGCGGAGGTTGATTAGTAACCGTTTTCTTTTGAGCTAGTTTCCAAGCTGTCCCATTAAACCAATAGCTTTGTCCTTGATTTATCTTACCTTGTCTCACTAGAACAACATGATTTTCTATAGGTTCTATGATCTCAACTAAATGTATTTGTTTTACACCATTAATATGCTGTATGTCAATAAATCGCACTTCAAAAATTTTATTTTTTACAAGTATATCAGTATCAGCTGTAAACAATATTCGATGGCCTTCTTGCAATGCTGTTGAATCAATATTATAGCCAAATGTTCCTTCGATAGTTGAAAATACATCAGTTGTAAAGTCGTCAACTAAATCGATATCGTCAAGTGCTACTGTACCATAATTAAATAGTTTTAAATCTGCATTGAATTCAATAATAGGTCTTATTGCTCGATATTTTTGATCTAAATTAGCAATAGCATTGTTAAATGCCGAGCTGGCATTTATAACATCTTTATGAAACCATCTATTATATCGACTCCACGGATTATAATCTCTCGATGCTCGATTAATTACGATATAGTCTAAAGTGTTTGCAAAACCGCTTGCATTATCAAACGGTTCAGTATCAAATGCATCAGAATCAAATAGGATATCAGTGACAGTTGTATATGGGCTTGTAATTTCTAAAATTGTTTCTGGAATTAATCTGATAGAGGTACCAACACCATCAACATAGTATTTTCCTGACATATACATGTCTGGGGATACATTTCCGCCAAACGCAAGTTTCATTCCGTTACTTAATTGTGTGCCGTTTGCTAATTTATATTGTTTTTTTCCAAGTATCTCGTCAGTGACATTAATAAATGTATCTTCAGTAATATTATAAATTGCGATAACACCACCAAGATTCAAATCTGACTCGCTTTGATAATAAAGTAAGCTAGGGGCATCCGACGGTATTGTAAATGTAATTGTACCATTAGTAACTGCATGATCACTTAATGTTGGGATTTCATATCTATCAGCAATACCGAGGCTACGGGCAGTTTTAAAACTGAAAGGATTTCCCGGACTATTAATTTCAAAAGTATATGTTTGTCCTCTAAATAATCGTAGTACCGGATTTCGAGTAAAACCGTTAGGCGTGAACAAATATTGATTATTATTTAATTCTGACTCAAGTGTTACAGTATACGTACTTTCAATGGCTAACTGTTGTCCATAGATTGTAATTAAATCAGGGCCGTAAGGCAACCAGTAATAATTTTGAAAGTTAACAAACTTGTCCCAATCAATATGCGGATCCCAAGAATAAAATTCTTGTTTGTTTAGTCGAGCATGGTTGCTGGTATTAGCACCGAACACATTTAATTGATTGATATAATCAATATAGTCTTTAAAAAATGTCACATTGCCGATCGAGTCGGTTACAGTTAATGCAGGTTCCAACTGATAATTTTGTCGTGTACTATCCGATGCCTCGACAAATATATCTGATCCGGTAGACGATTTAGCATTTTCTCGCCCAATATAGCCGTTTGTTTTTTTAATAGAGCCAGGTTGATATAACTGATCCAGTGTTGCTTGTAAAAATTTCTTATTAGCTTCTGTTCTATAAAAAGCTGGTAGTAAATTTAAAGTAAGACCAGAATTGCTGCCGTTAGGGTTAACATTATCAACCATTTGTTACTCCAAAATTTGCACTGGTAACATTTTGTGATGTTACCACGGATGATGTTAATGCATTACCTGTTACTGTTTTTAAATTAGAAGATGTAAATCCAGATACAACAACAATTGTGTCAGATGTTGCACAACTTAAAAATATTTGATTACTAGGACATTTAATTTCAAATAATGCCCCAAAGTATAAATCGCCTTGCTTAGGAATAATTACAAAATTTGTAATGTCCGGAGCCAACTGATTCATAACATAAGTTGATAATTCAGTAAAATAAAATGTATCACCAAAATTCCAATTATCTAAAGCAAAGAACGTATTAATTGCAATTAAGATTCTTGCTTTGATATCATTATCAGATGCTGTTGAGCTTGAATTTTTAATGACACTGAATGTCGCTTGCAAATTAATTTCTGCCTGGGCTCCGAACAGTAATTTATAACTAACCGGATGATATATTATTTCATCCGACATTGCTTTAATTGGATCAAGGTTAGAACTTAACAACGTATGTAATTCGTCAGAGCTAGGCGGAAGTGGCTGGCTAATGTTCGCACCACTTAACCACTGGCGATATCGACTATTATAATCAGTAGTCAGCACATACATATCCATAATGTTGCTAGACCCAGGATCAATTCTGCTATCATAGTCTGCACTATGAGTATATTGGAATTTTAATTTATCTCTACCAATATATACTTTATAATCTAAACTTATAGATAAGGAAGAAGTAGATGCATTAAACTTTTTAACTACATCAGTATCTATAAAATAAAAATATTGTCCGTCGGTATATTGTGTTAAAAATCCTACTTGGTTTTCAGAAGGCAATATCAATACAATATTTGATACATTACTAACATATCTGTAGTCTTCTTGCCCTTGACTGATTAGATATCTTTTCTGTATAATGTAAGTTATTTTTTTGACTGTGAGGGTTTCATTGGTTATAGTAGCAGTTGTAGGATTGTTTATAGTAAAAGAAATCCCCGGAGTAACAGAAACAATAATAGTGTCTGGAGGGATCCCTGCACCCTGGACTGCCGATCCTACCATAACCGCGCTGGCTAGCAAAGAAGTAATTGTTGTTGTTTTAATTACAGCAGATCCTGTAATATTAGATGTTGTAACAATATCAAAAAATAACTGAGGATTATCAACAACTCCGTTGTTATCAGAATCTGTGAAAGTAACAATAATTTTTTTAGGGTCAACATACCCATCTAATCCGCTGTAGGATGAAATTACTTCCCATGATAAACTACTAGTAAATGGCAGAGACCCGAGAGGCTGCGTATTAACATTTAATACATTAATTGCATCTTTAACGATTGATGTTGATACAATATCATATATTTTTTGATCTGAATCAAAATAAAAGTTAAGTTGTTGGTCGCTTTCGAATACATATCTTAATAATCTAGTTGTAATAGTATAATATTCGTTGTTGGTTGTAAACAACATAAACCAACTGGCATCTTGTTGTGTATTTGAAGTACTGCCTTGATTGGATAAACTAAAAACTGTACTTGTATTAAGATTTGTTTCAAATATAATTTGCCATGATTGTATAGACGAGTCATATCGGAGACCAAATGGCTGATTTGCAAACACTAGATCAATTATTGCTGTTATAACTGAAGCATCAATAGTTCTTGTTAATTTTGGGATTATTTGAGAAATTATTGCACGGTCAGGCACTGAGATATTCAAGTGTATCGGGCCTGTGCCGTCTCCGAGTACTCCAATACCCGATGCTGTTCCATCTTGTGTCACAGAAACTGTTTCAGCCCAAATATAGTAGCTTGACCCATTAGCGATCGGGATACCTGCAACTAATTTATTGCGATTATTATTATCAAAATAATAACCAGGAGGGGCTATGAATTTAATCAGGGATCCCAAGGTAACGTATCTTAGATCTGTTGCTGTATACGATCCGGTTTTATAAATTACAGTGCTAGTAGCATCACCGATATATCCTGTTGATGCGTTACTGTCAGTAGTGACTGCATGCCAAATTAGATTCACACTAGTATTAATGGTGTTAGTGAAATTCGCATAATAAAAATTTCTTAATTCGGGAGAGTTCAATATATCATATACAGTATTTAATACGATACTTTCAACATCCGACTGTGTAGTATAAGAAAAATTAACTAACGATGTATACGGATCTTGGTATAATATTCCATCATCTGCAAATAAGTTTGTTGAACTATATTTTCCGGTAGGATCTACAAGATCAAAATATCTGCTAATTCCACTGCTAGATCGATTGACTGCTTTTATTTTTGAGATTTTTTGAGTAGCAGACAGAGGACTAATATTATAATCTTCACCTGTAATCATACGATTTTGTGTATAGTAAGTTGCAGGTGCGTTTGCCTTTATGCTAGCATTTGTTTCTGATTGGGCGGCGTTACTAACAGAACTAGGTAATCCTAAAGTAATTGATAATGTTTCAGATTGATTTTTCGCAGATATGTATGGAATATTAATTGTTACATTTAATATATCCGAAGGATTAATTGTATATGTTAAATTATTACTAGTCCGGTAGTAACTTCTAAAGGTGCCTAATGGCAAATTACCAAATGTTCCGTCGCTAAACGATAGGCTAATTGTATCGCCGCCTCTAGTTATTACACTGTAAATATTTTTAATTTTATTAGATAGACTATTATAAATGATATTATTGCCAGTTAGATTAGGAACTTTACTCCATAATTCGGATTCTAAACCAGTTGAATTTAATTTATATAACCATACATCTGTGTTGTTGATATTTTGTGTATTGATATTAATTATTTCATTAGTACTAGGTTGAGTAATTGAAAAGACACCTTGTTGTAATGTACCCTGCGTAAAATTTAAAAAGAATCCAGTATTACTACTGCTAGCGCCATACCCGTCGTCGGTATAGACACATGCCAAGCGATTTCCAACTTTAGGAGCTTCCTCGTAAATGTAACTTTGCCCATTAAATGTAGTACTTGTAATTTCAAACGCCATTGAACGGCCAGCTATCGTCTTGGTAAAACTATACAATGGTATATCTGTGTTAGACCCGTTGAATCGATATTGTGCTGAACTAATGCCGTAGATACTTCCAGAATCGATAGGATTTCCAAATTGTTGAGTAGTCGGTAGTGCGGCATTGATGATTTTAATAAACTGGTCATACCAGTTTGCATTGCTAGGATCGTTCCAGGTAATTATTTGTCCGGACAGATTTCGTCCATTACTATCAATAACATTTTCAGTAGTTTTAACTGTGCTAAATTTTAATAAACCTCTAGCAGCCACATTCCTACTAGCATTGTAGCTAATTAATCTTGCTAATCGAAGGATACTATCTCGACGCTCTGCTAGCTCTAAAAAGTTTTCGCGGGCATTTAGGTCAACACGGAAAGCTATGCTTTGTCCCACATAAGCAATAAGATCAATTAGGGCAAGGTATTCGCTGGACTCGATGTAATCGTTAAAATCCTCAGGAAAGTTGGTGCGAATATACTCAATCATAGACCTGCGTAAATTTTCAAAATCGTAGCTTTGAAAATCGGCATTCTTGAAAGACTGGTAAATTTTTGTCCAGTCTTGGCTTATGAGAAGATTATTTTGACGATCTGTTGAACTCATGTTTTATCCTAATAAGTGTATTTATTGAATAAAATTATGTGCGTAGTTTATCATGCAATCGATAGCCCAGATGCTTGATCAAACTGTAATTTTAGATTCTGAGAAATATTATAAGGCAAATATTTTAAAGTACACTCAATTTGTATACCTTTATCGTAGCTAGTTACCACTACATTCTGTGCTTGAATCCTTGGGTCATAGTTAACAATCTCGTTAACATTTTGTAAGATTAAATCTTTTATTTCTTCAGTCATCGGTTCAAATATTAGATCCCATATAACTGTGCCAAACAAAGGATTCATTAATCGTTCGCCTTGTCTAACGTAAAAATGATTTAACAAGTCTTGTTTAATTAATTCAAAGTCATACAGTGTAAAATTTTGTGTGGTAGTATTAACTGTGCTGAATCCTCGATACATCTGAGGAGTGACTGTTTTAGCGACTGTGCGATTTTGTACATTAATATTGCTGTAAAGATTATTGGGCATTATCTGGTCCTTTTACCTTGTTAAAGGGATCTGTTGATGTTGTATACTTTTTATAAAAATCAGGTATTGCTATTGCACTACCACTTTCCCTATCTGTGGCATCGGGTGTAAACTTTGTAGCATCTAAATTTTCATGGTGCGGGTATGGCTCTGTAGTTGGTACTCTCAACATAATACTAGTGATAGTTGTACCGTCTTTTTCTGTTGGGTTATCAAAAGTGCTAAGAGGTTCTGGCACAGCGGCTGATCCGGCTGAGGCTGCGGCAGGCCCGTTAAGGTTAATACTGCCTCCAGATATAGTTGTATTGGCTGCGCCTATTTCCATTGTTCCGCCCGATGTTAATTTATTAGTTCCGCTAGTATTGAGATCGAATCCGCCAGCAACTGTTATGTTAGCTTGCCCGCCTATCGTTTCGTCGTGAGTTTCAGCTACTTTAATTGCTACCTTGCCATCGACTATGGTAATCTTATCTTTGCCTACTTCTGTTTGATGGCGCTCTTTAACTTTGAGATTAAAATTACGCCCTGCTTCAAAATTGATATCACGATCAGCATAGAAATTTAAATCATTGCCGGTATGTACACTAATGCTGTCTGTAGCAAAAATATCAATTTTTCCATCGCTCGACATTTCAATCCAGCTTGTACCTCGACTATTTGTAATGTAAATTAAATCTTCGCTGTTGTGCATTAGTATTTGATGCCCGGTCCGTGTACGAATCCTGAATAATTCGTTGTGCGGAATTGTTACTTCGCCTCCTGTTTCTCCTTGACTTACCGCAACATACTCCGGAGGCCCTTCAGTTACTTTAGTTTTTCTAATAAATTTATCGTCACCGTCATCCATAACAAATGTCGTGCCACCAAGTCTACTAGCAGGGTAATTAGGAATAAAATTTTGTTCGGTACCAACTTTTCCAGTAGGGGTGCCATCCTGTTTATCTAATGGCCCGGGTGTAGATATTCCAAATACCATGCTAGGTACTTCTCGTCTAGCACTACTAGTTGTAATACCCCTAATATCATCTTCTATCAAGCCTTGGTCTTGTAGTGCCTTAGTTAACGGGTGTTGAGGTTTCTTGACCTTAGTACCATCTTCTGGTTGTTTGTTGACTAGATTGTTATATTCCGAAACTGGTGCTCGCAAAGGGTCGCCGGTTAAACTAGTTGTACCACCTTCTACATTATTTTCTGTAGCGGCAATTCCCGGTAACATATGATTCATATCTGTATCTAATACACTACCCATCCAATAACCACGCTTAGGGTCGCCGTCGATAAAAAATATTACTACTGTAGTTCCAGTGTCTGGTGGTATCATCCACATACCGTAACTTTTTTGTGCATTATTATAGTCGTCGGGATCTTTATTAACAAACTCAGCTTTGGTTACTCCGTAAAATGGACTCATGTATTTTACCTGATGTAACTCGCCTTCACTGGATGTGCTGCCGCTGGGCCTTAATATTTCAACGGTTAGGACCCCCATATAGGTAGGATCTTGATGACTTACTACTCTAGCTAAAAACGGGCCGGGGCGAGGAGTACCAGACTCCGCCGACATATGATTTTGATCTTTATTTGCCATTGTGTTATTCGCCTTCGCCGTCTATTGTCGGATCAGGCTGAGTTCGACGTGTTGAGAACATTTGGTCCGGAGTAGCATCTTCCAATGCTTCCTGATACGGACGTCTAAATCCTTTTAATTGTTGTTTAAACACACCTTTACTAAATGTGCTGATTACTTGATTAACACAGTATACTCCACTAAATTGCATAACCGGAGCACTTTTACTCGAGCCTCCAAAATCATATAATCCAGTACCTTGATTTAAGTCTATTGGGGTTCTAAAATTAACTTTGATATCAACTTCGCCATCTTGATAATTCACAGAACCATCTGTATTTAAATTGGTAGTGGCAGCTTCACTAGTGTAGTTGCCCATTCCACTTTGTGCAATAAAATACGGATCCCCGATGATTTCCATATCTAAATCAATCATGTCAGTGCTGTAAGAAAGTGCATCTTGGAATAATCGAGCCGCACGTTGAGCAACACCTTCTTGGCCGCCGCCGCCCATGCGGTCGGTAGAAGTCATAGTACCTATATACTTTACGATTGTAGGTATCACACCCAACTCAGTTGATGGTGGATTTCCCAGCGGCATTGGTTGTACTGGTGAAGTATTTGTTTCCGGATCACCGCCATCTGATGCTGCCTTCACTTCGTCTTGGGTTCTAGTCAATCCATCGGATCCCATAATTTGAGTAAATCCGTTGTTGACTTTAATTTCAAATTTTAAAATGTCGACATTTTTACCAGTATAGATGTAGTTATAGTGCTTGACCACTTGTGCTTCTAATTCACCGCCTTCGCCAAGTCCTGGTGCTTTAGTGTTAGGTGGCATCATTCTACTACTATGTACCTTATATGGTATTACTCTATAAACAATTATTTTAGGTTTCGTTCCAGTGACTGCCATGTTTTCACTTGTTGGATTATTATATACTTGGCAATCAATTCTCCACCATCCACGATATCCTTCGGGGGTTATTAGTGAGCTGTCTAATGCATCTTTAACAAAATCACTTTGCAAAAGAACTTGATTTATAGCATTGGGTATATTTGTATCTTGGCTAAATTTCATCTCTGTTTGTGTAGGATCGTTTTTTAAATTACCTTGTATAAAAGTTTTACTTTTAGGATCGTAAACTGCATCAGCTTTTCCAGTTTGTGGATCTCCTCTTCTGCTGTCCTCGGCTATTAGAGTAGCTTGTCCTAAGGCATTAACATCCTCTGAGCTTTGAATCAATGTGCCATTCACCGAGCTTCTTGAAAGTCCTAATATTGCCTCTATCCCACCAGCGCCATTTCCAGCACTTGGATCTTCCGTTGCTCCTAGATCTTTACTAGTAGTATCGTCCGGCGTAAATCCAGTATTAGAAGATGCTGGATTTGTTGGAAAGATAATAATATATTCGTCGGCTACCGGTACTATACCTTTTTGAACCAATAACTGTGCTCGTTGATTAATTACAGCTTGTAAACTTTTTTCTCCGGTTTGTAAAATTTCTTGTACTGTTGATCCTACTGTAGAATGATCTGATTGTAAATTTGCTGCCGCATCGCCTAAAGCATATTGGTTGCAAGGCTGTGCTGTACAAGAATACACCGATCCCCGGTCGTTAACAACCATGCTCATTTCGTTAAAATTAAACGGAATGTGACGAGTAGTGTTTGGAATATTTTGAATTTGCCCTGTTTCAGTATTACCTCTAAATTCTATTGTAAGCAAGAAAGGTGCTTCTCTCCAGTTATCATGCCCTAATTCCTGAGCGAGCTGTTGTACCGCTATTATAAACAGTCCCATACTATATGGTTCAGTTATTTGAAAAGTCAGTCCGGTAACATTGGTATTACCCGATCCTTCTTCAAATCCAATTAAACTGTCTAGTGTTAACTCGTCAAGAAAAAAATCAAACTTTCCATATGGTGTATTAACTCTGTTGCTGGGATCGGCATTTGCTGATTTACATATTAAAGGAATGCGTTTTCCAATTTTATAAGTGGTATCAGGATGACTAAGGTCGTCATCGGTTAAACATCCAATGCTTAATACATAGGTATAACTAGCATATGCAAATAGTGGATTAGGAAGAGGCAGAGTTACCCCAGTAGGTAACCCTTTGAATAACGAACTCAGTCCGCCTAACAGTCCAGAAATAGCACTTGATATAGACGACAGCGCACTTGCAGGCCCAGATGATAATAAACTAGACCCAGATGCTAATAAACTAGTGGCAGCCGAAGACACACTGCTAACGGTTCTAGTTGCAGAATTAATTGCGCCGGTAACACTGCCAAAATCCATATTATAATCCTAACACAAGTTTTAAGCTACTGCTTTTTGGAATATAAATTTGAGTCCCGGGAACAAAATCTAAAATAGGATCTTGTAGTACATCTAAATTACGTTGTATGAAAACCCACCATAGGTTAGCTTCACCGTACAAGTCAGCAGATAATAAATCAGGTCTGTACGTATATTGAGGTTCAATGGTATAAAGAAAATCATCTACTTCTGCCGATACTGGTCGTATTTTTAAAACATCAAGATGATCTTGTTTAATTTTAGTATGATACCACGGGCTTGTATTTGTGTATTTTGTTTTCATTTTAAATATAGCCAAATCCGTTGTTTAAGTAACCGCCAGTGACAAATCTATCTAAGCTAAAGTTTCTAGCACTATTTCTACTGTAGATCGGTTGTAATTTTATTGTAAATGTACTCTTAGTGGGTACATGGGCAACGCCGCCACTAGTTGTTCCGCCAAGTCCAAATGTTCCGGCAAGAGCTGCCACTTGTCCTAATCCGCCAGCTATACTACTTACCGTACTTGAAAGACCGCTGAGTCCGGGAATGATTCCGCCCAGCGTATCTGCAAGTCCGCCTACCGATTGTGCGACACCTTCAATAGAGCCTGCTGCCGAACCGACTACATCAACTCCGATATAATCGCACTCATTGGTCAGTGATACACTCATACTTTTTACTATAACAGGAACATTTTTAAACACATAGTTACCGTAACCGTTTAGGAATACAACAGGCGGCGGATTTCCAGCTTTAGGATCATTGCCTGCAAACATCTTAGTTAGACTACGCAAGTAATGTACCATGGCGATCCAATAAAGGCCTTGTGAAGGATCTTCAACAAACATCGGAGCACTGATATTAATTTCTCCAGGATCACTATTTTGAAATGCCTGGAATGTATAATTACTGTGTATAGTATTAATTGGTTGGTATTGTGCGCCACTCGATATATTGATAGTAGGTGTATACGGAAATATTAATCCGCCAGCATCTTTTAGTGGTTTTAATACTGGACTTGATTTAAAACTAGACCAGTTAGCAAGACTTAGCCTAACACGCCAATCATTAGCATTGGCATCGCCGCCAAAGGAGGCCACAGCACTCATGATGTCACCCACTGCTTCACCAGCCGCTGGTAAATTCATGCTACGTATTGCACCTAATACACCCTTGGCACCGTATCCAGAAGAAAGAGCTGAGGCTAAATTTCCAGCAGTACCTACAGCACGATTTGCGGCTCCGATCAGATTAGATGCCGCGCCAATATTTGAAACTATGCTAGATCCAGCGTCAAAAAAACCCATATAAAACTCCTTTTTGGTATAATATTTAGTTGACTTTTTTAAGTGCGTAGTTTATAATAACAGATCCGGAGAACAAATTTAATGACAGCAAAAGTAAATTACCTAAATAACAAGGATATGTTATTGGAGATACATAGATCGAAAACATCATATTGCAGTTTTACAGACCCTGCATTTCACCAATATGACCTTATTTTGCCCAGTGTGGACAAAATCAATATTAGAACTGTTGCCGAAGCTAAACGAGTAAGAGCAAAACGTATTGGCGATTTAGAATATGCACAAAGAAAAGCCGCTGGTGAAAAAGTCAAGCAAGCAGATTGTGAAGTAGACTATAAAAAAATTGCCAAGCTAGATATTGTATTCAGGATTATGACATTTGATCATATTCCGTTAAACACTATTCGTAAAAAGAACCCTAAAAGCCTAGCAGATCATAGAGACAAAGTAAACTTTCCACCGTTCCAGCATTGGAAATTTAATGACAACGATGAAATTATATGCGTGGGCAAAAGCCACTGGAAGGGTCCACTAGATACCGGACACTTTGATAAAGATGCGGGTCAAATCACTCCAACTTTAGCTAGAATGATGTTAAAATTGTGTGAGAGGTATGCTACTCGCGGCAACGTGCGTGGCTACACATATAATGACGAAATGAAGGGGCAGGCCATACTACAGCTAGCACAAATAGGATTACAATTCGATGAATCAAAATCAGATAACCCTTTTGCATATTTTACCGCGGCTGTGACCAATAGTTTTGTACGTGTTATCAATATAGAAAAACGCAATCAAAATATTCGTGATGATATTCTTGAAATGAACGGAATGAATCCAAGTTACAGCAGAACTGGGGCAAGCGATCATGCTGCCGCACAAAAAAGATTTGATGAGAGCAGTGAATGAGCTTATTTAAAAAAGTAGCATGTTTTACCGATATCCATTTTGGATTAAAATCCAACAGCTCAGTACATAATCAAGACTGTGAAGAATTTGTAGATTGGTACATTGCAAAAGCCAAGGAGGAAGGTTGCGATGTTGGAATTTTTATGGGTGATTGGCATCACAATCGTAATAGTCTTAATATCACTACTATGGACTATAGCCTTAGGGCCTTGGAAAAGCTGGGTCAGGCGTTCGATCAATTTTATTTTTTCCCTGGTAATCATGATCTGTATTACAAAGACAAGCGGGATATACACTCTGTCGAGTTTGGAAAATATATTCCAGGTATTACAGTGGTCCACGAACCGACTACCATTGGGGACGTTACACTCTGCCCGTGGCTTGTAGGGGACGAGTGGAAGACTGTAGGCAAGAAAGGTGGCAAGTATATATTTGGTCACTTTGAATTGCCCAGCTTCTTTATGAACGCTATGATACAGATGCCTGATCACGGTGAAATACAACTTGATGCTTTTGAAAAATATGAGCTGGGATTTAGCGGACATTTCCATAAGCGTCAGCAACAAAAAAACATGATCTATATCGGAAATGCATTTCCACATAACTATGCAGATGCATGGGATGATGAGCGTGGTATGATGGTCTTAGCCTGGGATGGCACTCCCCAATATCATAGTTGGCCTGGCCAACCTACATTCCGTACTGTTAAACTAAGTCAATTGATTGATGATGCTGATACTATTATTAAACCTAGACAGCATCTACGTGTTACCTTAGACATTGATATTAGTTTTGAAGAAGCAAGTTTTATTAAAGAGAAGTTTATTGCAGATTATGATATCCGCGAACTTACACTAATTGCTGAAAAGAAAGAATTAGAAATTAATACAAACATTGATATACAAGCGTTTGAGAGTGTAGATCAAATTGTGTCTAGTCAAATTATTAATATTGACAGCGACACGTATAACAAAAATACACTTTTAGCAATTTACAATAGCCTATGACCATTAAACTTAAAGAACTGACAGTTAAGAATTTTATGAGCGTGGGTAATCAAACCCAAGCAGTAAACTTTGCCACGGAAAATTTAACACTTGTACTAGGTGAAAACTTAGATCAAGGTGGGGACGATAACGGAAGTCGTAACGGTACGGGCAAGACTACTATTGTTAATGCCCTGAGTTTTGCACTATTTGGTAATGCACTTACTAATATTAAAAAAGATAATCTTATTAATAAGATTAACAATAGAAACATGTTAGTTACTCTAGCTTTCGAAAAAGACGAGACTGACTATCGTATTGAGCGTGGACGCAAACCTTCTATAATGAAGTTCTTTGTTAATGACCAAGAACAAGAAGGCGAAGAAACTGACGACTCACAAGGAGATATGCGTGAAACCCAGCGAGACTTAGATGAACTGCTAGGTATGAGTCACGACATGTTCAAGCATATTGTTGCTCTTAATACGTATACAGAGCCGTTTCTCAGTATGCGAGCTAATGACCAACGAGTTATTATTGAACAGTTACTAGGCATTACTCTGCTTAGTGAAAAAGCAGAAACTCTTAAAGAACTAGTTAAACAGACTAAAGATTCAATCTTACAAGAAAGTGCTAATCTAGAAGCAACTAAGAAAGCCAATGAAGGCATACAAAAAAGTATTGATGCATTGATTGTTCGACAAAGTGCTTGGAATAATCAACATGATCAAGAAATAGAAAAGATCGGTCGTGCGATTATCGCACTAGAAAACGTAGACATCACTGCGGAGATATCCGCCCATGCTGAATTAAAGTTATATTTAGAACAGAAACAAAAATTAGCTAGTTTAAATAAAGAGCGGGCTACGTTAGAAAGCGCGATAGCGCAAGCGGAGCGAAGCGTAAAAAAATACGCTAGCGAGCTTGCTACCTTAGATAACAAAACTTGCCATGCCTGTGAACAGACTCTTCACGATCATAAGCATGAAGAAATGACTGCCAATGCTACTAAGCATCTAGCAGAAGCTAACGTCTACCACGATAAAGTTGAAAAAGATCTTGCCAAGGTTAACAAAGAGTTATCTGCTATCGGCGAGATGCCCGGACGTCCTGATACCTATTACGATACTGTAGAAGAAGCACTAAAGCATCAGAATAATTTAAAGACTCTAGAAACACAGTTAGAGATTAAGGCCGGAGAAAGTGATCCCTACCAAGAACAAATTGATGAATTAAAAAATACTGCCATGCAAGAAATCGTATGGGATGGTGTTAACGAACTTAACAGTTTAAAAGAGCATCAAGAGTTCCTACTTAAACTGCTGACCAGCAAAGATTCGTTTATTCGCAAGAAGATCATAGATCAAAACCTAGCCTATTTGAACAACCGTTTGACCTATTATCTAGACAAGATGGGATTACCCCATACTGTTCTATTCCAAAATGATCTTACGGTACTGATCACCCAGCTGGGGCAAGACTTAGATTTTGATAATCTAAGTCGAGGTGAACGCAATAGACTTATATTGAGCTTGTCGTGGGCTTTCCGAGATGTATGGGAAAGCCTATATCAGCAGATCAACTTATTGTTTGTGGATGAACTGATTGACAACGGCTTAGATGCCGCAGGTGTTGAGGGCGCACTGGCAGTGCTTAAAAAGATGGCTCGTGAACGTAAGAAAAATATTTTCTTAATCTCTCACAAGGACGAACTTATCGGACGTGTGAACAATGTATTAAAAGTTATCAAAGAAAATGGCTATACTAGCTATGCCAATGATTTGGAAATAACTGAGTGAAAGAACAAGACGAAGATCTGCATGCAGAGTTGATGCGATTACTTCGAGTTTACTTCGAAGAGAATCAACTGTGGCTCAATGAAGCTACCTATGCCAGCAGTATTCGCGTTAGGCATTTGCTATCGGACATACGTAATGTATGTTCTGATAGACGTAAAGATATTAGGCTCTGGCAAATAGAAAAAAGACAGCAGTTAGACGAACGTAAAGCTCGGCGGGCCGCTCAAAAAGGCAAGACTCAAGGGGATGATAACGCTAACTAGTTGATGTCATGGACTTATGAAAATCAACTAGTGGAAGTGTTACCGGAAGATTGTGTAGGATATGTTTATCTAATTACTAACACACTGTCTGGACGTAAGTACATAGGCAAAAAATTAGCAAAATTCTCTAAAACTACCACAAAAACAGTAACGCTTAAAAACGGCACAAAGAAAAAGAAGAAAATTCGCAGTAAAATTGATTCAGACTGGCGTGAATATTACGGATCGTCGCCTGAACTAAGCAAAGATATTGCGGAATTAGGCACAGCAAACTTCACAAGAGAAATACTTTTTTACTGTAAATCCAAAGCAGAATGCTCATACGTAGAGGCTCGTGAACAATTTAGTCGTCGTGTACTAGAATCAAATGACTATTATAACGGTCATATTCAAGTGCGTGTACATGGTTCACATATACTCAAGGCTCAATAAATCCAGGCAAAAAACTGCCAAATAAGCCCGCACAGGCGACTGATATTGTGCCCCGAATCCGTTCTGATGTGTGACGGCAGGGTAGTTCTGCTTGGTAGCAGAGATGTTGATTACTATCCTTTACAGGACGTTGATGGAATATACCTATAGAATCCGTTTAATCAACAGCAAGAATTTTCCAGGTTAAAAGAGGGGTAGTAGCCCCACGTTTGTACATGTGTTAGCGTATGTGTGCAGGCCGCCGTCATATAAAGACAGCATGAGTAGGTACAGGATGACCGCCTACGTTTTAGTGCTAACGCTAAGTGATATTGTTCGACTCAGATAATGTCCAAAAACAACTTTGCCCGCTAGGGCAAAGTGTGACTGAACGATCTAGATAATATCTTAACGCTTCGCGTTATATTATAATTACTTAAAAGAAACAATCAGTGTTTGAGCGATAGCGATAAACACAGTTGAACGTAGTTCAACTTTAAACTGTGATAAATATCAGATAGGATCCTAATATGAAAATCTATGAAATAATCTCTGAACAACAAACACAAGAAGGTCTAGCCGCTGATATATTAGGTGGTATAGGAAGTCTTGGTTTTAAGGCCGCTAAGGCACTTAAAGGAGATACACCTTTGATTAAACAAGGTGCTCAAGAATTAGCTGACTTTGCTAAATCTAGAAATATAACTATTGCCAAAGCCGCTGAAGAAAAAGCGGCCATTGATGCCGCAAAGGTAAACAGCTATGCTCGCAGAACTGGAGTTACACCTGCTGAGGCAGCTAAACAGTTAGGACATAGACCGGATCTTGATGCAAAGATCCTGGCTCAAGCTAAAACAGACAGTGGACTCAGAACGCTTGGCCTGGATAAAATTGTTGGTATGGGTAAATTAGAGATGGTCAAAGAAGGTGGTAAGAAATTAGCTAGCCTTGGATTTGATGCCGCATACCTTTATGAATTATGGCAACCTGCCCTTGAGTACTACAATCATATGACGGATGCTGAAGAATGGGTCAAGTCTGGAAAGATTCCGCCAGGATATGAGCAGTTTACAGATGTCGGTGAGTGGTACAATGCTTATCGTCAGCGTGAAATGCAGATTCTAATTGGTCGAGAGGTGGCAAACTTTGCTGTAGGTAAAATTGCTAAAATCCCTGGAAAAATATTTGGCGGATTCCTTACCAAGTTAGGTGCTGAAAAATTAGGCGGTGCTGTATCAGGTTTAGGTAATAAAGTAGTTGGCACAGTTGCTCTATCTATGTTCAACAACAGCGATGTAGCTAAAGGAATTGCAGAAACTATGGCAGGATCATTCTTTGGTATTCAAGATTTTATTGGTGCTAAGGGTGTACAAGTATTAGATGCACTAACTCCTGATTTTATGAAGAGTGTTAAGCAAGGTCCAACTGGAGACAAACCTGCGGCTGATAAAACTACTGGCGATAAAACTGATGATACACCGGCAGATACATCTAAAGCTAATCAAGGACAAGGAGCTACACCTAGTGCTACAAAACCGGGCCCTGCCAGCGGGCAACCTGAATTACTAAGTGGATTTAAGCTAGCACCAAATGCTAGTCCAATTGCGCAATGGAAAGATATTGGCACTGGTTGGATGCAAGATCCTAAAACTGGACAACGTGCATTAAAGGCACAGCTAAATTAAAGTAGAGGCAGGCCAGTTTCTTCAACTGACTTAATATTTTCTTTAATGATCTCGTAGGCGGCTAGTCGGTCGTCATAGCTATAGGTGTACATTAGATCATTTACAGTAATACCACCCCTCATGTACCAGCTGATTCTAAATAGCTCTGATTTAAACGCTCTTATTTCGTTATCTAGCCTAACTAGCTTTTCTTCAATCTCATAGGGTGTGAGACCAATTAGGCTTATGCGAAAAAATTTGAATTATCTAACTCTATACTGACTTCGTTATCTTTTTCACATTTTTTGCATTTAACTTTATAGTTGGGCAATAACCAAGTTTTTTGATTTTCTTCAATTTGTTTTTTAATTGCATCAAAAATAGATTTATCGCAATTCTCTAACCATTCTTTGATGTAACCCCGTTCGGTAACGTTAGTAGTTTCAATCTCAACACTGTCAACACAGTCTGTGATCATGTCATTTTGAATAAGACCGATTGCGGCAAACAATTCGTTGATTTTTTTCTGTTGCTCAGTTGGATCAGTGATAGCTTCAACTTGAGACAACTGTTGTTGCAGTTGGAAATTTTTAATGTTGATATCAGTGTTTTGTTTATAGTTTAATGGTCTAATTTTAATTACTAGATTGTCTACAACCACACGATTATCAAATTTGCAAGTTGAATAGTGTTCAATAGCTTTGCCTAGATCTAGGTCATAGTCATTTTCGTTATTACAATCCGGACAATTGTGTGTAACAGCCATCATATTTCCGTAAGTGGCAATTCTAATAGCAGTAAACAATAAGTTGGTATCAAGAGTGCTAATATCCCATCCGTTCTTGATACTAGGGCAACAACTTTCTAGTACCTTTACAGTGCTTTCACCGCTTAACAAAGCATCAGGAGTTCGAATAACGATTTCGTCCATGCCTGTCATACCAAATATTGGCATGCTTTCAAGATTGCCAGTTAGCGATCCTGGTTCGTTATAGGTGCCTTTACTGGCTAGACTAACAAAGATCTTAGGTTGTCTAAAATACTGTTGCAGAGGATTATTTGCCATATTTTACTCCTGATAAATATATGATACAGTATTTATATACGCATATTTCTGGGGATTTTTTTATATGGAATTAACTAAACAAGACCTTATTGACGCACTTAGAGAAGCCAACGGTGGTAAAGGTAATTCAGGCGGATCGGGAGCTAGTGGTGCCGGCGGCACGGGTGCTGGTTTAGGAGATATCCTTAGATCCTCAGCAGGCGTAGTTACAGCATTTACTAGCATTACAACTAACGGTAACCATGCGGCTACTGCTCTACAGAGAATGTCTAGTGTTATTCCAGGGCTAGGCGGCGCCGCCGGCAAAGCTATTGGCGAATTAGATGGATTACGAACCGGTACTTTAATTAATGCTCAGCAAGGCGTGTCAATGAGTTTTCTTGACATGCAAGACAAGGCTAATAAAGCTGGACTAAGCCAAGCACAATATTTACAAGCAGTAAACAATTCAGGAATTGCGCTAGATGCGGTAAGTGGTAATGCAACTGGATCGGCTGAAAAGTTATTAAAACTTGGAAATAGTTTACAAGAAGGTGATTTAGGTAAAAATCTTAAAGAAAAAACTAACATGGCTGCGGCTGAGTTAGGAAACTTAGCAATTGTTAGTCAGTATGGTGCTAAGGCAAATCTTGATAATCCTAAAGCAATGGAAAAAGCCAGCCAGTTTGCTGGCGAACTAGCTACTAATTTACATCGCACGTCAATGGTTACTGGGCAAACGCACCAGGCACTAACTGCGGCTCTTGAAGAAAGATTAAAAGAACCCGGCACTGTTATGATGATGCGACGCATGTCAGAACAACAGCGTGAAGGGTATGTTTCAGCGCAAGTTGCACTGCTTGGCATGGGTAAAAGCGTAGGTGATCTAAGCGATACAATTGCTAAAGGTGGCCGATATACCAAAGATAACGTAACAGCACTGATGGCAATGGGTCCGGCGGCTGGCGAATTTCAACGTGCAACTTACGCACTAACACATGCTAAAACTAAGGAACAAAAAGAAGCCGCTGAGCAAGCATTAGAAAAAGCTAAGTCGCACGTTAACGAATTTCAATCTAGCCAACGTTTTCAAAATATGGTTAATCGTTCTACTCCGGAGATGGGAGCGGCAATGTCAAAGATTGCTGAAGAAAATAGAACAGCTGGGCGCCAAGTAGGTGCAAAAGCTGAAACTGGAATGGTTGGAACAAAAGCAGATCAAGCAAACAGAGATAAAGTTGATCTACAAGGACAGGGCCTTGTAAAAGGTGCTGATGGTAAAGTAACTCAAGATGCTAGACGAGGAGTTGATCAAGCATTATCACGAACAGAAGAAAAAGCAAGAGTTCAAAGTACCGCAGGTACAGGAGCACTAGCAGATACGGCAGCAAAGATTGGAGGCGATGCGGCTTCAATTAAGAAATTTGATAGTGCTATGTCAGAAGTGTTTGGCAAAGGTGGTACTACTGAGGCAGCGGCTGCAAAATTAAAAGCAGATTTTAAATTACTAGGAGATCTTACTGGTATAAACAAAGCCGGGGCACCGTCAGCCGCACCTACTGCGGCAGGTGCATCAGCAGTAGGTAATCGTGAAATAGGTAAGCCCAAACCAGGTCGTGCCGGCGGATCTAAAGAAGCAACTGGTAACTGGTTTGAGAACTTTGGTACGGAAACTGCTGTTAATCTACATGGCGATGAGGCTGTAGTTCCTAAAGCACAGGTTAAAACGTTTATGCAAGACATGCAAGAGCGTGCCGCTAAACAAATGCCTAAACCTGCGGCAGATACTAGTAAGAACATGCTTACTGACATGTTGCCTAAGGGCGGAATAAAAGTTCCCGAAGTTAAACCTCCAGAGTTGCCTAAACTAAGCGAAGAACAATTAAAAACTCTTGCAGAAGGTCCTGGTCAACGTAATCAAGGTAAAGGCAGTCCTTTCTATCAAGAAGCACTAAAACTACAAGAAGATATCAAAGCAAGAGCGTCAGCGGCCAAAACAGAAGCACCTAAAGCTGAATTACCTAAGTTAGATATTCCTAAAGTTGAACTACCTAAAGCTGGTTCAACTAAGGAAGATGTAATGGCTCAATTAAAGCAACAAGTGGCTGATGCTACACCTAAAGTTCAACCACCTAAGACTGATATAAAAGTAGAACCACCTAAAGTAGAAGCTCCTAAAGTTGAACCACCTAAAGTAGAATCTAAGCCCGAAGAAACTAAAGTTGAACCACCTAAAGTAGAATCTAAGTCCGAAGAAACTAAAGTTGAACCACCTAAAGCAGAACCACCTAAGGTAGATATTCCTAAAGTTGAACTACCTAAAGCTGAAACACCTAAGGTAGAACCACCTAAGTTAGATATACCTAAAGTTGAAGTACCTAAGGTTGAAGCACCTAAAGTTGATATTCCTAAGATAGTACCTAAAGTCGAAGCACCTAAGTTAGATATACCTAAAGTTGAGGCACCTAAAGTCGATATTCCTAAGTTAGATATACCTAAAGTTGAGGCACCTAAAGCAGAACCAAGTATATTTGATCGTATAAAAACTCAGATAACAAGTATGTTACCTAAGACTAGTGCAATAACTGCGCCAGCAATGCCAAAATTAGATAATATTAACACTGACATAGCCAAGCCAGTAACTGCACCGCCAGTGGCTAAACCAGTTCCTAAAATAGAACAAGCAGAAAAACCGGTTGAACAACCAAAAGTTTCTAGTGTGCCCGCGGCATTGCCTACGGCAACTGGTAGTAGTGCAGTATCTATAAAAGATCTCAATGACCAGCTAATAATGTTAAATAAACAAATGGGACAAATGATAAGTCATGCCGCCACTACCTCAGAAGCTAGCCAAAAGACTGCAAAGTCTACCTCTAGACCCGCTGGTAGTAGAGCATTAGCCTAAGGATAATAGATGAGTTGGAAAAAATATTTCACACCAGTAGCAGTTAATGGGCAACTATTAGGGCCTATCTCTGGTGCAAACAACAGCGGATCTAGACCAGGGCCCGCACAAACAAACTATTCAAGTTATCTACCTGATATCTATACAGGTAGTCCAAATCGTGTTGAACGTTATAGCCAATACGAAGTAATGGATTCAGATCCTGAAGTTAATGCCGCACTAGATATTCTTGCAGAGTTTTGCACACAAAAAGTAAAAGATAACAAAAGTCCATTCTCAGTTAAATGGCGCCACAAAGCTACTAACAGTGAAATTAAGATTTTAGGTGAATACCTACAGCAATGGAATAAGCTACAGCAGTTTGATACTAGAATATTTCGTATTGTGCGCAACGTATTCAAGTATGGCGATAGTTTTTTTATTCGCGATCCAGAAAATCAAAAATGGTCTTACGTAGATCCAGCAAACATTGTCAAAGTTATTGTAAATGAAAGCGAAGGCAAGAAACCTGAACAGTATGTGGTTAAAGATCTAGCACCTAATTTTGAAAATTTAGTTGCTACAATGATTACCCCTACAGTGAGTCCACGTGCAGGTTCAGGCGGAACTCAAGGAGTAAGCGGCAATTTAGGTCAAGGTAGTAGCGGAAAAGGTGCATCAGGCCCGTATTCAGCTGGTGGTGGTGGTGGTCGTTTTGGATTAAATCAGAAAGAAAATGCTGTTGATGCTAAACACATGATACATTTAAGTCTGTCGGAAGGTCTAGATCAAAATTATCCGTTTGGTAACAGTTTACTTGAAAACATTTTTAAAGTTTACAAACAGAAAGAGTTGCTTGAAGATGCAATTTTAATCTATCGTATACAACGTGCGCCAGAACGCAGGGTATTTCACATTGATGTGGGCAACATGCCAAGCCATTTGGCCATGGCATTCGTAGAACGTGTTAAAAATGAAATCCATCAGCGCCGTATTCCTAGCCAATCGGGTGGCGGGCAGAATGTTATTGACAGTGCGTATAACCCATTGTCAATCAATGAAGACTATTTCTTCCCAACAACAGCGGAAGGACGTGGTTCTAAAGTAGAAACACTGCCCGGCGGTACTAATTTAGGTGAAATTGATGACCTTAAATACTTTACGAACAAACTTTTTAGAGGTTTGCGGATTCCTAGCAGTTACTTACCTACTGGCGCGGACGATTCGCAAGCAAGTTTCAACGACGGCAGAGTAGGAACAGCTTATATTCAAGAGCTACGCTTTAACAAATACTGTGAAAGACTACAGAGTCTTATCACAGCAGTGTTTGATGAAGAGTTTAAAATGTATATGGAGAGTAAAGGGCTTAACTTAGATGCGAATCTATTTGAGTTACAGTTTAATCCTCCAATGAACTTTGCATCAAGTCGACAAGCGGCTATGGATACAGAGCGTATTAATACATTTAATACTATTCAAGCTGTGCCGTTTGTATCAAAACGCTTTGCTCTTAAACGTTTTTTAGGCTTAACAGACGAAGAAGTAGCAGAAAACGAACGCATGTGGGCTGAAGAAGCTGGCAAAGGACAACCTAATCATACAGATGCCGCTGGTGAATTACGTTCAGCAGGCCTGAGTGCCGCTGGTATAGAGGGTGATTTAGGCGCCGCAGGTGATATGGATGCTCCGGAAGATATGCAAGATGCAGAAACAGGCGGAGAAGGAGCAGTTGGCGGAGCTCCAGCACAACCAGGTGCACCTCCTCCACCACCGGCAGCATAAATACAAGATGATCCTAAGAGAATTATTTTACATTGATCCCGACACACGTAGCGTAGCCAATGATTTGCGCTATGATGCTAAACGCGACAATACAGTCATGCACAGGACTGACACACGTAAAACAAGATTAACTTTGGGACAAATCAATGAACTGCGTAAAAGTAGTGAAGCACACATATTAGAACAAGAGAACGAATTAGATTTTATACATTCAATGTACGCAACTCCGCCAGCACCAGCGGCCTAATTCATAAAATATTTTTAAAAACGACCGTTTTTCAGGTATATCTGCCCACTTTTGTAATATTAGTGTAAATATATTACAGCCTTGTATCAACAAACCAATCATATTTCAGGAGAATAAACATGACTGACCGCGCTCAATTTGAAGCTATGCTAGAAGCTTTGATCAATGATGATCAAGAACAAGCTAAAGAAATATTCCACAATATCGTTGTTGGAAAATCACGTGAAATCTACGAAGAATTATTAGAAAGCGAATTTGACGATTCCAAAGATCGTGGCCCAGCCTACGGTTCAGAAGAACAAGAAGACTTCAAGGAAGAAGGCATGGAAGAAGAAGGCATGGAAGAAGAAGGCATGGAAGAAGAAGGTGCCGACGATGAAGAGTCAGACGATGAAGAGTCAGACGATGAAGAAGGTGATGATGCTGATTCAGAAGAAGAACCAGACTTCGGCGACGAAGAAGGTGCTGAAGATGGTGATATGGAAGATCGCGTAATGGATCTAGAAGATGCTCTAGAAGATCTAAAAGCAGAATTTGAACAACTATTAGCCGGCGAAGAAGCTGAAGAAGCTGACCATCCTGGTATCCACGACATGGGTGGTGACGACATGGGTGACATGGGTGGTGACATGGACGCTGAAGGCATGCCAATTATGGAATATGTTAACAAAGTTCCAAATCCAACACACGGCGACAACGGTGTACAAAATACAAGTATGCTAGGCGGAAAAAGTAGTCCACGTAACAATATGGGCGGCACCACTGCTAACATCGTAAATGGACAGCGTGAAGTTAGTGCTGACATTGGCGCTAAATCAACAGTTAAAGGCAACGGCGTAATGGGTACGAATGTAGTTCCTAACCCAGATGCCAAAGGCAACGTTAATGTTCCAGGCGGCAAAGCAGGCAAGACAGGATTCAAAACTCAAGTAAAGGGTGGCGGAATTGATCGTCAAGCTGGTTTTAACAAGCCAGGACAAAACGCAGGTGCAGAGACAGGTAAAAATTCACGTGATGGTGAAAAGAATACCCAAAGCACTTTACGTGCCCGTAAGTAATAAGATAAAACATTGAAAAATATGTTATACCTCCGAGAGAATCTCAGTTTCAACGAAGCAAAAATGATCGTTGAATCTGATGACAAAGATGGGAAAAACTTATACATGTCCGGGATTTGTATCCAGGGCGGTATACGTAACGCTAACCAGCGTGTTTACCCTGTTAATGAGATTGGCAAGGCTGTCAAAACCCTAAACGATCAGATTCAGAACGGTTATTCAGTTCTCGGAGAAGTAGATCATCCAGATGATCTAAAAATTAACCTGGACCGTGTGTCACACATGATAACAAACATGTGGATGGACGGTCCTAACGGTTACGGTAAACTGAAAATTTTACCAACCCCTATGGGACAACTTATCAAGACAATGTTGGAAAGCGGAGTCAAGTTAGGAGTTTCAAGTCGCGGATCCGGCAACGTAAAAGAAGACGGATCAGGAGAAGTATCAGATTTTGAGATTATCACAGTAGATATGGTAGCTCAACCTAGTGCTCCTGGAGCATACCCTACACCAATTTATGAACACTTGATGAATAGTCGAGGCGGATTAAGTTCCTTACGCATAGCGCAAGAGGTCAAGGGCGACCCTAAAGCACAGAAATATCTCAAAGAGAGTTTATTAGCAATAATAAACAAACTCCAATAATAAGGAGAATCATATGTTGGATGCACTAAAAGGTTTATTTGAAAACAGCATGATTTCTGAAGAGATCAAGGAGTCAATTGAAGCCGCTTTCGAGAGTCGTATTAACGAAGCTCGTACACAAGTAGCTGAACAATTACGTGAAGAGTTTGCACAAAAATACGAACACGACAAAAACACAATGGTTGAAGCAGTAGATCGTATGATCTCTGAACAACTAGCTGTTGAGATTGTCGAGTTTGCAGATGACCGCAATCAATTAGCTGAGATGAAAGTCAAATATGCTAAGAAGATGAAGAAAGACACTGAAGTAATGAAGGAATTTGTTACACGTCAGTTAGCTTCTGAAGTTCGTGAGTTACACGAAGATCAGGTGGTTATGGCAAGTAAATTTGGTAAACTAGAACAATTCGTAGTTGAGGCTCTAGCTCAAGAAATCACAGAGTTTTACAAAGACAAACAAGACTTAGCTGAAACGAAAGTTCGCTTAGTCCGTGAAGGTCGTAAAGAAATCAAGAAGGTACAACAAGAATTTGTTACCCGTGCCGCTAAGATGGTTGAATCAGTAGTAACTCAGAATTTAAACTCTGAAATTACAGCACTGAAAGAAGACATTGAAGCCGCTCGTCGCGCAGATTTTGGACGTAAATTATTCGAAGCTTTTGCCGCAGAATATTCTACAAGTTACCTAAATGAAAAATCGGAAACAGCAAAATTACTCAAAGTTATAGACTTGAAAGATTTGGCAATGCAAGAAGCCGCACAGGCCGTTGCAAAAGCAGAACAAATATTAGAAAGTAAAGAAGCTACCATCCGTGCTCTTAAAGAGAGTCAAGAAAGAAAAGCAATCATGAATGAATTACTAGCTCCTCTAAACAATGAGCAACGTTCAATCATGGGCGAATTAATGGAGTCTGTGAAAACAGAACGTCTAAACGAAAGTTTTGAAAAGTATCTACCATCAGTTATCTCTGGTAACACTGGAAGAGCTCCGCAGAAGAAACAGGCACTTGTAGAGGCAAAAGAAGTCACAGGAAATAAAATTTCCAACACCAATCATAGTAGCGAGTCAGATGCCAATATCATTGATATTCGCAAACTTGCTGGACTAAAATTTTAAGGAGAAATTTAAATGTCAGAACTATTAAACGGACGTTGGGCAGAAACTAAAGAAGCACTTTTAGAAGGCCTATCAGGCACTAAAAAATCAGTAATGGGCGTGGCTCTTGAGAATACTCGTAAGTATCTTGCAGAATCCGCTACTGCTGGTGCCACTTCTGCCGGTAACGTTGCAACACTAAATCGCGTGATTCTTCCAGTAATCCGCCGCGTAATGCCAACCGTTATTGCTAACGAGTTGTTAGGCGTACAACCAATGACTGGTCCAGTAGGACAAATTCACACTCTACGTGTTCGCTACGCTGATTCATCATCGGGCGCTGGTGTAGTAGCTGGTGAAGAGGCATTGAGCCCATTCAAGATTGCGGCTTCTTACTCTGGTAACACAACTGACGCAACTCCTAAGGCTAGCTCAACAGCTACTTTAGAAGGTCAAGCTGGTAACAGATTAAGCATTCAAATCTTGAAACAAACTGTTGAAGCGAAGACACGTAAATTGTCAGCTCGCTGGACATTTGAATCAGCTCAAGATGCACAAGCACAACAAGGTATTGACGTAGAAGCTGAAATCATGGCTGCTCTAGCACAAGAAATTACTGCTGAGATCGACCAAGAGATTCTAGCTAGCCTACAATCATTAGCTGGTTCAGCTTTATACACATACGACCAAGCGTCAGTATCTGGTACAGCAACATTCGTGGGTGATGAGCATGCTGCCTTGGCAGTTATGATCAACCGCGTTGCTAACTTGATCGCTCAACGTACACGTCGTGGTGCTGGTAACTACGCTGTGGTTAGCCCATTTGCATTGACAATTCTACAATCTGCTACTACTAGCGCATTTGCTCGTACAACAGAAGGTACATTCGAAGCACCTACAAACACTAAGTTTGTTGGTACATTGAACAATGCTATGAAAGTATATGTTAACTCATATGCTAGCGATTCACAAAGCATCCTAGTAGGTTACAAAGGTTCTTCAGAATCTGATGCTCCTGCTTTCTATTGCCCATACATTCCATTGATGAGCAGTGGTGTTGTTTTAGATCCATCAACATTTGAGCCAGTCGTATCATTCATGACACGTTATGGTTATGTTGAGTTGTCGAACACAGCAAGTAGCTTAGGTAACGCCGCTGACTATTTAGGTCTAGTTGGTATTACTTCAGGTAACGTTAAGTTCCAGTAATCCTGTAACTTTTTGCTTTAGCAAAATTAAAAACGCCCTTCGGGGCGTTTTTCTTTGGGTAAATATACTAACAGGAATTTATTATGCAAATATTTGTTCAGGTACCGTCTACTATCACAATTGATGTAGAGTCTTCTGATTCTATCGAAGGAGTCCTAGCAAAAATACAGGATAGAATAGGTCCACCTGCCGGACAACCACAATTAACTTACAATGGTACTATTTTAGAACCTGGTCGAACATTAGATGATTATAATATTCAAAAACTTTCAGTACTAGTACTAACAGTGCTGGTAGTACCGCCAGCACCTATACCAACAACTACCAAATTTCTTGTTTCAAACTTGGTAACTCAAGTAAGTACGGATAACAGTATAAGCTGGCTAGATACAGCAGCCAGCATTGGTAGAGGTGTGTCAAAGTATGCCACTAGTGCTAAACCTTTACATACAATATCAGGTCTATGGCAAGAGCGATTTGCCACAATAACCAGCCAGTTATGGTTTACTAACTTTGCATTTTCTCCCAACGGATCAACATTGCTGGGGATTGAAGTTCAAATAGATTCTATCAGAGCATCTAGAGTTCAAGACTATGTTGTGCAACTAGTTCTAAACGGACAACTAGTCGGCGATAATATTGCAGATCCTGGAGTAGACAACTATAAAATTTATGGATCTCCTACAAACTTATGGAATAGTCCAATACAGTTAATAGATACAATTAACGTAAACTTTGGTGTTGCAATAGCCTTTAGAAGCAACGTTCTTACACCACACACTGATACGGCATATATTGACAACGTAGCTATGCGAATCACTTACGTATAAATACAATGTATGATCCACATGGTGTGGATTTTATGCGGAAATCCAACCGCGTACGGCCTAGAACGCCGTTTTTCTACAAGGAGAAAACAAAATGGGACGTCCTTTAAATAAGAAATATTTTGGTAACCGTAACGTCGGTTCCGCAAGCACTACAACTGATGAAGGTATCGGCGGTGAAGGGATTGCAAGTATCACATTGGCTGGTGCTAACAACTCATCAGGTTTTACAGCAGGTGCATCACAAATCAGTATTGCAACTCCAACACTACCAAATGGTGTTCGTGCAACAGCTAGTTTAGTAGTAGGCCCAGCAGGTGCATTGTTAACTATTGCCGCTGGTACATCTGGCACTAACGTAACAACATTAACTGGTTCAGGTACAGCAGTAGCAGTAACACAGACTTTTACTGGCCTAACACAAAAATCAACAAACGGTACTGGTACTAGTGCTGTGTTTACAGTTGTACGTACTGGTGGCACAAGCTATGGTGCAAGCACAACTATCACTTGTACTACTAAAGGTACAGGCTATGCTTCAGGTAACACTATTGTTATTGATGGTGCTAGCTTAGGCGGTGTTGCTACAACAAACGATTTAACAATCACATTAGGTGGTTCAGTTGCAGCCGCAGGTACAATTACTGGATTCACAATTACTGAAAGCGGTTCTGGTTATACAACAGTGCCGGCAGTTACATTGTCAACTGGTACACAAGGCACATTAACAGCCACAGCAGTATTGAATGTAGATACTGGCAATGTTGGTTCAGCAACTAACCAAGAAAATACAATCTTAATGACAGCATACTTAACTGGTGGTTCAGCAACTACTGTTGATATTCTTAAACAAGTTTCAACAAATCGTTTCAAAGTAACAGACGGTACACGTACAGGCATCGTTGCATTGAAGTCTTCAGTTGCTTCAGCGGCTGGCGAAGGCAGTATCCGTTTACTTGACTCTGCTGGCTATACATACTTTGCTACCAAGATTACATCACGCAAAGTTACAATTGCACGTGGCACTGGAACAGATGCGGCTTTTGTAGATGGATCACAAGTCAAGTGGAACATGTCTGCAGCCACAGCAGATTCATTGTTGATCGATAACGCTTAATTAGGAACGGGGACTTAGGTCCCCAACTTAAGGATATAGAATGTCAAGAATATTAAAAGTCAGTAACGGTGATTACAAACTCCAAGTACAATCTGGTGGCAATATCATACTGGATACACAAAGTACCACAGGCACTGTTACTGTTATTGGCAATCTAGATGTTCAAGGCACTACTTCTTATATAGAAAGCGTTGACACTCAAATTAAAGATAATATACTTCAGTTAAACTATGGGCAAACTGGAGCTGGTATTAGTAGCACAAAAAGTTACCAAGCCGGTATTGAAATATTGCGAGGTAGTCGAAGCTCTGCTCAGTTTTTATTCAACGAACAAGTTCCTTATTTTAATCCTGTAAACAGCAGTCAAGTTAACGGAGCATTTGTACTAAAGACTATCGATGGACAACTATCAGGATTACAACTTAGAACTATTGCCACAGACGGCACAACTGATTTTGCTTTTGACATGCAGAACAGTAATTATGCATTGTTAATTGCAAATTCAACAAGCTACGAAACAAAAGTTACCAGAGATAATCATATTCTCAACAGAAAATATTTGTACAATTACGTAGCTGCCAGCAATGGTATTGCTACAGTTGACAGATTATATACTCCGCAAAATGCAGTTTTTGGTTCAGAATACAGTAAGGTACAAGCATTTAGTTCTAGTATTAATATGTATGTTGGTGGCAATACTATTGTTACTGTGTCAGCAGTCGGTATGAATATTAGCGATTTGAATTTCTTTGGTGACACTATTACTAACAATTCAATTTCGCAAAATCTAGTGTTTGCCGCTGCCAACAATAACGTTGAAGTAAATGCGATATTAAATTTAGATGATCAAAGCAGTACACCGAGCCAACAAGCCGGTCGAACAAAATTGTATTCCAAAGCGACTGCTGGCCCGGGTAATACAGGACTATATATATCAAATGTAACTACTCAAGACGAACTTGTCAGTAAGAATCGTGCAGTACTCTTGAGTATTTTACTATAAGGAAAGAACATGGCAATTTCAAATACCCTAGTTGCAATAACCAATACCACAGTTTATACCAGTACAGGTAACAATGCTATTACTGCTATGATTGTGTGTAATTACGGAGCAACTACTAGTAATCTTACACTGTATGCAATCCCTAGCGGCAGCAGTGCAGGAAATAACACAACAATAGTTTATCAACTGCCAATCGTAGGCGGGGAAACATTAAGTTTAGATCAAGAAAAATTAGTACTAGCAAACGGAGATAGCATTGTAGCAGTGGCCAGTGTAGGCTCGATGTTATCTTTTACAATTAGCACATTGGCGGTATAATGAGATTCTTAAAACAAGTTAACCTTAATCGTAGGGCAGTTACAGGATTTGATGTATCCGCCAATACCGCCACGGGTCAGGTAACTTTGGGAAGCACTAATAATGTAATAGTACCAACTGGTACTACTGCCCAACGTCCGGCCAATCCAGTAAACGGAATGGTACGATATAACACTGACATAACAGCTGGTGGACAACTGGAAATTTATCAAAGTAGTAAATGGCGCAGTTTAAGATTTAAAGAATCTGGAACAATTGTACAACAGAATTTAGGTGCAGGTGATAGCAATAACACATATTTTGGTCCTTTAAACTCCGCCTATAACCCAACAAATGTAGATAGTACAAACTCAACATTTGGCGGACAAAACATTATTGTTGTAGTTGAAAACGTTATTCAACTTAGTAGCCTTAACTATACAGTAGTGCAAAATCCTACATTGCCGACAGAAACATATACCGGATCTCTTAGCGTAGCCGCTAGCACAGGTTCGGCAATATTATATTTTAACACAAGTTTAAATGTAACCACGGCAAGTTGGACTAGTAATGTTGCTACGGTTACAATGTCAAATACTACGTCTTCACAACCTGGATTTGCAATTGGTGCAACAATAACAGTTGAAGGTATTTTATCTACTGGACAAGCATCAAGTGCATTTAACGGGGTATTTACAGTCACTGGTTCAACAGCAACTACAGTTACTTACGCACTAACAACTAATCCGGGAACATATCAAAACGGAGGATCAGTTACTGCAAGTGGTAGCACTCCTGCGGTATTCCCATCTGTACCTCTTACTGGCGCAACTGTTAGCGGATCTAATATCTATAGCGGGGCCCTTCTTACTGGTTCTGCAATAACTGATCCAAACACAGGAGCATTGACTAGTATTTCTATGAATCATGTACCAACTGGAACTATTGCAGTTAATACTGCTATAACGATTGCTGAAGCTAGCCAATCAATTTCAAACAACAGTTATTACTTAAAATTTAGTACGCCGGTGCCTTATGGCAAGGTAGTTATTGCGCTATTAGGTTTTGACCAATAAGGAGCTAGCATGGCTCAAATAGGAAGAATTGGCGGCCCGTTACTAGCAGATAATCTACTACGTAACGGTTCTGATCTTGCTGTTGACACTAAGTTATTATACTTAAATGTTACAGGCAAGTACGTTGGCATTGGTACCTCTAGTCCGACATCAAATCTAAACGTTGCAGGAACAGCTGGAGCAATAAACACTCCGACTTTAAATGTTACTACTCTAGGACAGTTTGGAAATTTAGAGTTTACTACTAATCAAATACAAAATATTATTAGCGGAATTACTATTAGTCCTAATCAGGCTAGTAATCCAACAATTACTGCGCCTGTTATTAAAACTAACAAATTAACACTTAGTGGAAACACAATAGTTGATTATATTAATAACGATAATATTTCAATTAGTCCCATTGGCGCTGGCAATGTTTACCTAAACAATAATACTACTGTTACTGGAGACCTACACGCTACCGGTAATATCACCCTTGACGGTAACATTACACTTGGTAATCAAACTACTGACACTATTACAATTACAGCAGAAGTTAATAGTAATATTTTACCCATTACAACAAATACCTATAGTCTAGGATCTAATAGCCTACGTTGGAAAAATATTTACGGTGTTAATATTTTAGGAGGATTAGGAGGAACACTTGCTGTTAGTTCTTTAAATCCAACAAATATTACTGGCGGAAATATTCTATTTAATGGAAACACTATCAGTAATGCCAGTGCTGATACTATCTTATCAGCGTCTAGCGGTAGCGTTATTTTAAATAATAATTTTAAATTTAATGGCAATACTTTGACTATGCTGTATAGCAGTTCTGCAAATTCAACACTGACATTTAACAATATTGCTAATGGTTATTTAAAATTTACAGGGTCTAACGGAGTTGTACTTCCTGTAGGAACTTCTACAGGAGCATCAGGGAGACCAGGTTCTCCAGAAGTAGGCGCTACCAGATACAATTCTACAATTTCTCAAACTGAAGTGTATGATGGTACCTTAGGATGGATACCAGCAATTGGTACAAGTCCTGTACTAGCCGAAGTTGATGTTACTGATATTATGAATGAAATGTCCCTGATCTTCGGGTAATATCCAAAATACGATAAATACTTTTGATTACAAGAAATGACCATTTCTTGTATGGTTCGACTGTGGTAAACCCGCAAAGAGCCCTTATTTACTAAGGGATGAAAAAGTGGTTAACCGTGAAACACGGGGTATAAGGGAGCATTCATGGCTGTTGGTCGAATTTCAGGGCCGCTCTTAAAAGACAATCTGCTCCGCAACGGGCAGAATTTAGCTTTTGAGACGAGCCTTCTCTATCTTGATGTAGTTAATGGCCGTGTTGGAATTAATACAGCATCGCCGGCTTATGACTTAGATGTCAATGGTACAACACGCTCGACAAACTTATACGTTTCTAATCAATCTAACATTGCTACTTTTACCTTAACTAGCAATACACTTAGTAGCTCAAGTTCAACAATTAATTTATTACCAAGCGGAGTTAATCCTGTAGTTTATCAGGGTAGCTTGTCTATTGGCACACAATTAAATATTACTGGCAACACTATTGCCAGCTTGGGCACAAACACTGACATTAATATTAGTACTACTGGCACAGGTAGTATTAATATAAATGCCAATACAACGGTCAATGGTGATTTACATGTTACTGGTAATATCAGTGCAGATGGTGGCTCTAGTGGAAATATCACCTTAGGTAATCAAACAACTGACACTATTACATTCACTGGTGAAGTTAACAGCGATATTTTACCAGCGGCCACTGGTACATATAATCTAGGTTCGAGTAATTTACAGTGGAACAACTTGTATGTTAATACTGCTAATTTTACAAATATCACAGTAACTAACCTAACAGCTACAGATATTAAAACTGCTAATTTAGATATTAGTGGTAATACGATTAGTACATATACTCCTAATACAGATATTAATTTTACTACTAGTAACAATTACGGTTTACAAACTGGCAATTTACGATTTTATAATAGTGCAATTACCAACACAGTCCCAAATGCTGTTACTACTATCGGAACTGCTTCGGTAGTTGCAACATTTACTGGCGAAATTAGTTTAGGAACAGCAGTCACATTTCAAGGAAATATCAACGGATCAACATTAAGTGTTACTAGCACACCAACTGGATTAGGTATAGTAGCCGGATATGTAATTACGGGAAATCAAATTGCCGCTGGAACATATATTGTATCTAACTTAACAGGATCCGGCACAAGCATTGCCAGTACTTGGACAATATTTCCATCACAGGTAGTATCGGGAACAACAGTAACCGCTACCCCTATTATTTTAACAGCAACAAATTTTACCGGTTCAGTGCCAATAGTAACTGGAATGATCCTAGCAGGAAATACAGTTACCGCTGGGACCTATATCACTGCTCCAGCAACAGGCACCGGGGGTAACGGAACATACTATGTGAACCCCAGCCAAATAGTTTCAGCAACAGCAATGACTGCCACTGGTAGTGGTACCGGTTATACTAAAATCACAGGTACCTATGGTGTAGTAATTCCAACTGGCGGAAGTAGTAGCCGACCTCTACAAGCATACTCTGAGCTTGGAATGATTCGCTACAATAGCGACCTTCAATTAGTTGAAGTATGGACTGGGTCAGCTTGGATATCTGTTGCTGGTAGCAGTAGCGGTGTTAATGCACTGCAAGCTAACGATATTGGATTTGCGGCAGCAATAACTTTCGGATAAAAGCATGACAACATATTTTAGAACAACTGTAAAAAAAGACTTAGGTACTACACCTACAGCACTATTAACTACACCTAATACTAGTACATATACTATTATTGGAATAAATTTGTCTAATACAACAGATGATGATGTAAGTTGTACACTGACGATTACTGATACTACACCTCTAACGGTGAACTACATAAACTCGCTGATTATTCATCCGTATACCAGTGCCAAAGTTATTACTAACGGTGAGAAATTGATTCTAGCTGGTAGTTGCAGTATGAGTTTAACCAGCGACACTGCTACTAGCATTGACGCAACTATAAGCTACGCTGAAATTGTATAAGGACAAATATTATGGCTGATAATTACTTTTTTGGTAGATCACAAGAAGAACTGTTAGGTGATCAACCTAGATACATGTACGCATTACGTAGAACTGATGCTGGCGATTTATATTTTGCTCGTGTGAATCAATTAAGTAGAACTGACAGTATAACTATTAACAACAACGGTGGAGCCAGCGACAATTATCCTGACTTTCAACCCGGCGTAGATTTTTTAGAAGGTAGAGATGTTAATCACAATCTAACATATGCAAATTTAAAGTACGAACAATTACGATGGGATGATCGTAGCATTTATTATTATATTGATAGCCAAGGTAATCTTGTTGCTAGAATTGGTAGTAAGTACGCATACCCTACTGGTTTATAAACAAATATTGAGGTAAGAAATGGCTGATTTTAAAATAAGTAGAATACGATTTACATGGCGCGGTGTTTGGACAACCAGCACAGTGTATGCTAAAGACGATGTAATAAACTACGGTGGAAAATCCTATGTGTGTACATCGGCTAACACTGCCAGCGCAAATTTTTATACAGATTCGGCCAACTGGACTTTATGGTTTGATGGATACACATGGAAAGGTGTTTGGGCTGTAGGTACCCTATACAACATTGGCGATTATGTTACCTACGGTGGTGTAATTTATATTTGTACCGCTGGGCACACTTCTGCGGCAACAGCACTACTAGGACTTGAAGCAAATCAAGCAAACTGGATTATATACGCTCTAGCTGATGAATGGTCTAAAAATTGGACAGCCAGTGCTAGATTTAAAAAGGGCGACATTGTTCGCTACGGCTCAACGTTATATCGTTGCCTTACCGGACACCAAACAGGCGCTACGCTAGAAGCAAATCAATCAAACTGGGCTGTGGTCAGCTACGGTTCAGATTGGAAAACAGATTGGTCGACTAGTGTTCAATATAAAGTAGGTGATGTAGTCCGTTACGGCGGCATAGTGTACAAGTGTGTCACTGGACACACTAGCAATGTATCTGTATCGTCTGGATTAGAAGTTGATCAAAGCAAGTGGACTATAGTACATAGTGGTATAGATTTTAAAACTAACTGGGCATCAGTGACTCGTTACAAACTTAACGACATAGTCAAGTACGGTGCAGATCTTTGGTTTTGTAACATTCCTCATACTTCAACTACTACTTTTAGCACAACAAATTTTTCAATATATGTTCCTGGTTTAGAATTTTCTAGTACTTGGAGTGTTAGTGCATCATATGTAGTTGGCGATGTTGTAGTGTACGGCGGATATCAGTATGTAAGCGCAACTACAAATAATCAAGGTAACATTCCGTCAACTGATGCAACCGATTGGACTCTTTTATCTAAGAGTTACAATATCAGAGGTGAATATGTAGCAAGTCCAACTCCGGGATATAAAGTAGGTGAGATTGTACGTCGTGATGGGCAACTTTATGTTGCAATTGCTGATAACACCGGTAATGATCCCACTGATACATCGGCATGGCAATTATTAATTCCTGGTGTACAGTGGAGAAATACCTGGGCATTGACCACATCATATGCTCCAGGCGACCTTGTTACTTACAATGGCACAGCATATGTTTGCAAACAATTACATAATGCAACTACAAGTAATACACCGTTAATCGATAATACATTTACGTCGTTGATGATCACCGGTGCTTTGGGTACTGGAGCATTAACAACTCGCACAGGAAGTATCACTGCAACCAGTGGAGTAAATGTTACAGTTAGTTCATCAACAGGACTACACATAGGTGAAACTTTTGTAGTAGCAGGTACAGGAGCAGGAGCATTAACAGCTGGTACTTATTATATTGGTAATATTATTGATGGTACAACAATTGCACTAGCATCAACATATCTTGGAGCACTTGGTACTGCTGACATTAATTTTGGAACACTGACATTATCTGGAACAACCTTCACTGCTACCCCAACAGTAACCGGTGTGGGAACAGTTACCTTCCCTACACAAGCTAATAGCCCGTATACTCCAGGAAATTTAATCATTGTATCAAACACAACCCCAACAGCTTACAACGGAACATATACAGTAATAACCTGTACTAATACTACAGCTAGTTTTGAAACATTAGCTACAGGATTTACCACAGGCGGGTCTATACAAAATGCATCAATCTATTGGAACAGATACGCCGCTGGAGACCAATGGGTAGCTATCCAGACTTATGGCGATATACCAACTTACGGTACTGCTAATAAAGCGATACCAATAGGTACACAAGGACAACTACTTCGTGCAACTGCGGCAGTTACCAATGGTGTAGTTGATAACACAAATATTGCCCCGGCTTGGAATAATTTTGGTATTATTGGTGCTGTATATTATGTTGCTATGAGTGGAATTGATTTACCTACTCGTGGAACAACTGTGAATACACCTTGGGCTAGCATCCGTTATGCTTGTGCAAACGTTATCGGACCTGCTACAATTTTTATTAAGACTGGAACTTATACTGAAATTCTTCCAATCAGTATTCCAGCAGGTGTTGCGCTATGCGGCGATGAACTACGCGGTACAGTGGTGCAACCAGCAGCCGGCTACGAAGGATCTAATATGTTCCTTTGTCGTAACGGCACAGGCATTAGAAATATGACCTTACAAGGATTGACTGGCGGCCTTACACCAATTAATCAATATCTCACTTCACGTCCAACTGGCGGAGCATTTGTTAGTTTAGATCCCGGATCCGGACCAAATGATACTAGTGTACAAATTACCAGCAAATCTCCTTATGCGCAAAACGTTACGATGTTTGGTACCGGATGTACCGGTGTAAAGATTGACGGTACACTGCATAACGGTGGCAATCGATCAATCGTGGCTAACGATTTTACCACAGTTATTAGCGATGGAATTGGCGCATGGTGTACAGGCCCTAGCGCACTAACAGAACTAGTATCAGTGTTTAACTATTATGGACATATTGGATATCTAGCAGAGGCCGGTGGAAGAATTCGTGCTACCAACGGTAATAGTTCGTATGGCACATATGGAACAGTTGCTGAAGGATATGACACTACCGAAGTCCCGCTAGCCGCAACAGTTAATAATCGTAGCCAACAAGCTCAAATTCAAGCAGCCTTTGCCGGCCAAGCAAATAACAAAATTCTTAGATTAGAATTCTCTAATGCCGGACAAAATTATTCAACAGCAACCTATACATTTAGTGGTGCTGGTACAGGTGCAGTTGCAGTTGCCGATGAGTTTAGAGATGGCGGCATCTTTGAAGCTAGAATTATTGGGCCCACTGATATAACAGCTGGCGGTGCCGGCTACTTAACAGCAGGTAATCAAGCCGGCGGCGGCACCAATACTTACGTTACATTAGCATCAAACGACCAGAACCTTATTTCCACATATTTTGGTATGCGATTAATTATTACTTCGGGTACAGGAGTTGGGCAGTACGGCTATATACAATATTATAACAGTAGTACAAAAGCCGCATATATTAGTAGAGAAAGTTTCCCGCAAGTAACAGTTACCTCTACAAGTAATGCAAACAATTCAGTAACATGTTTATCTACTAGCACTTTACAAGTAGGACAGGCCATTATGTTTGGGCCTAGTACACAAACTACATCAGTAACTGCATCAAGTAGTGTTGACAATAGTCTTACACTAGCAAGTGTATCGGGAATATTTGTAGGAGAAAACATTATATTTGCAGTTAATCCGACATTTAATACTATCTTTGGCGGAGTAAGTCCCGGAACTAGCTATTTTGTTTATGCAATCAACGGATCTAAAATTCAGATTTCAACAGCATTACCTACTAGTTTAGGTGGTACTGGTACTATTTTAAATATCTCTACTTATGCTGGTACTGCTAACATGTTAGCGACTGCTCAGGGAGTAATTGGAACACTTGGCTGGGGAACACCTTATTGGGTCTTGACTAACAATACTCTTACGAATCAAATTACTTTATCTGCGACTGCACCAGGAACATTTACTGGAACAAGTAACAGTACACAGACCATCAGCGGTATTGCCAGCACAGTTGGTATTATTGTAGGTGGCGCTGTAACAGGCCCCGGAATACAAGCAGGTACTACAGTATTAGGTACTGGTATCAGTACTGTTACTTTAAGTCAAGCCACACTAACTTCAGTAACTGGCACATGGACATATGCAGGAGTTCCAGTTCCGGTGTATACCGCCAATGGCAACTCGTACATTGGAGCTGTAGGTTTTGACAATATCCTGCCTGGGCAACCTATTGCACCGGCTCTTGATACAACCACAGTATATTCCATTGAACCAAAAGTAAGTTTTTCATCACCCGGATTTACAGGAACACTACAAGTACTACCATCAACTAGTACTTGGGCCGCAATGATTTATGCATTAGGAACATTTGTTGCAATTGATCAAGTGAGTAGTGTGGCAACATCTACAGACGGTAAAAATTGGCTGGCAGCAACTGTGAATCCCACAGCACTGGCAGCCGGCACAGCGTGGACTTCGTTAGCATTTGGGCAAGGATTTTTTGTAGCAGTCGCAGGCGGCGCATCTTCAAGTAATTTAACAAGTATATCAAATACTGGTGCATCATGGAGTGCAGGTGGCACACTGCCGGTTGCAGCCAACTGGTCAGCTTGTGCATTTGGTAACGGGACATTTGTAGCGATTGCATACGGTAGCACATATTCGGCTACATCAACTAGTGGAACTTCATGGGCTAACGGCGGATCATTACCGACTTCAAGAAACTGGTCTAGTATAGCATATGGATCTATTGGTACATGGGTTGCAGTCGCTTCCGGAACAGCCAATGCCGCTTATTCTACTAACAACGGCAGTCTATGGACACCTTGTACATTGCCAGCTAGCAGTACATGGATATCAGTAACATGGGGTAACGGTAGATTTGTAGCGATTGACCAAACAAATCAATCAGCATATTCCTTTGATGGTATTACTTGGACAATAAACGCTCTACCTAGTACGCAGACATGGACAGCCGTGACATACGGGCAAGGTTTATTTTTTGCAGTTGCGGCCAATACCAGCACAGCGGCCACTAGTCAAGATGGATTATATTGGACCCCGCAGATAATGCCAACAAGTGCTCCTTGGTCAGCTGTAGCATTTGGAAATCCTACAAGCATAGCCGGAGCAGTTACACCAATTTGGACGGCAATTGCCGGTACAGCGTCAAACACTGCTGCCAGTGTACTTACCGGACCAACTACTATTGGACGAGTGATTGTAGCTAATAGCAAAGTCAGTATGGTAAAGATATATGAGCCAGGAGGCGGCTATGCCACTACTCCAACAGTTACTATATATGATCCTAATGCAACACTAGCCGTGACAACTGCATGCCGCACAGCCACAGGAGTATTAGGTAATCCTACATTCCTCAACCGAGGTAATGGTTATCAAACATCAACTACGACAGTTGCAGTCAATGGTGACGGCTATGCCGACCAATTGCAATCTAGTCAGTATCTATATGTCAGTGGGTTGTCACAATCCCCAACTCCGGGAGCGGCCATAACTATCAGCGGAAATAATAATTTATACCGAGTCGTAGTTATAACTCCGTTAGGTAGTGGAAACTATCTTTTCCAAATTGCAGCCGCATTAACAATTAGTCTAGCACCAGTCCACGGGACAACTATTAGTATTCGATTAAAATATAGCCAGTGTAGAATTACGGGGCACGATTTCTTGTACATCGGTACTGGTAATAAAGCACAGACAAACTATCCAAATGTTGACCCATTGACCGCGGCCAGTTATAAACAAATTGCTGAAAACAATAGTGGTCGAGTATTCCAAACATCAACAGACCAGGACGGCAACTTTAAAGTCGGTAATCTGTTTGCAGTACAACAGGCCAGCGGTATTGTAACAATTTCAGCTAATCAATTTAGTCTAGCCGGACTGACAAAATTAGTCATTGGCGGGTTAAGTGCAGGTGCAAACTCTGTGACAATTACTAGTTTTTCAACGGATACATATTTTGTTGCAAATAGTGACACAGTAGTTCCGACACAAAAAGCTGTTAAAGCATACCTAGCACGAAACATTGCCGGTGGCGGATCAAATGCACAAACAGGTGCAGTTATTGCAGGTACGGTAGGACTTGGCGGATCGCAGAAAATATATTCAAGTGTTGGGCAACAGATTTTGATGAAAGCCACGGTGAATATCAAAGGACCAAACGCAGGTATCAACGGTATGATGTTGGCACATTCGTTGTTTGCCAACAGTTTTAGTGCTAATAACTAAAATATAAGATTTTAAATAAACATAAATACAACATAATGAGAATTGGAGCATTGAATGGCTGAATTTAAACTAGGTAGAATTAAGTTCGTATGGCAGGGTAACTGGAGCGCATCCACTACCTATGTAAAAGACGACGTGTTACGCTATGGCGGACAAACTTATATGTGTGTCCTCGGGCATACCGCAACATCCAATTTTTATACAGATTTATCATCCGGTAATTGGCAATTAGTTAGCGACGGCTCTACATGGACTGGTGCCTGGGCTATTAGTACATATTACAAATTACGCGATGTAATTAGTTACGGCGGTCGTCTTTATATTTGTAATACTCCACACACATCGGCAGCCACAACTCTACTGGGATTAGAAAACGATCAAAGCAAGTGGGATTTATATGCTAGTTCGTTTAACTGGGTTTCAGCAGGCTGGGCTGTTAGTACAAAATACAAAGTTAACGATATTGTTAACTATGGCGCAAATTCATATATTTGTAATACTGCACACACATCCGCTAGTACTACTGCCTTAGGTTTAGAAAACGATATCTCTAACTGGGATATTTGGGTTAAAGGTCTTGCTTGGACCGGCAACTGGGCAACATCATATCGATACAGAATAAATGACATTGTATTATACGGTGGTATTTCTTATGTATGTAATGCCGGACACACTTCTGCAGCCACTGCAAGTCTAGGTTTAGAAAATGATCAAAACAAGTGGGACTTTTTACACAAAGGTATAACATATCTAGGCACATGGAGTGGCAGCACAGTTCGTTATAAAATAAACGACGTTGTAAAGTACGGTGCCGATTTATGGATCTGTACAACACAACATACTTCGTCAGCGGCATTTGCCACAGCCAATTGGGCAGTATGGATTGCAGGTTTACAGTTCTATAATAGTTGGTCAAGTGGTACTACATACCAAAACGGAGATATAGTAACCTATGGCGGATATCAATATGTGTCAAACACAGTTAATACTGCCAGCACTCCATCTCCTACATCAAGTGATTGGTCAATATTTACAACTGGATTTACACTATTAGGTGACTGGGTTGGTGCAACATCATATCAAACTGGTAACGTTGTTCGATTAGGCGGATATACTTATGTTGCAACATTAGACAACTCAATACAAACAGTTACAGCAACAGCAACAACTAACACAACTGCGTCAAACACTGCGACATTTGTTAGCGGTACAACAATGACCGCGGCTGGAACTCAAACTGGTACATTCAGTGCAGGTATGACACTATCCGGCGGCAGTATTGCGGCAAATACTACGATTGTAACAGTGAATACAGCTACGATGGCTACTGCTAGTATTACTGGTCAGTCTTTAAATATTGCTGGTGCAATTACCGGAACAATCTCGATTGGTATGGTCGTGACTGGTACTAACATCAGTGCCGGAACTTATATCACCGCAGGTAGCGGTACATCATGGACTGTTAATCAGACTCAATCAGGTGTATCTTCAGTAACAATTACCGGTAAAAGTTTTACAATTAGTTCAAGCCAGGCAGTAAGTTCAACTACAGTTACTGGAAGTATCAATGCTATCACCGTTGGATCAACAGCTAACCTACTACCAAACTTACCCTTAGTGTTTACCGGAACAACTTTTGGTAATATAGTAGCTACAACACAAACCTATTATGTTAGTACTATTATCAGTGCTACTCAATTTACAGTTAGTACAGTTTCAGGCGGTACACCGTTTACAGTAACAACGGCGTCTGGCTCAATGACTGGAACTACAAACCCAAGTCCTCCATTTACTGGTTACTGGTCACGATTGAACAGCGGTATTCGTTGGAACCCATCAACACAAACTTTCTCAGCACTGAGCGGAACTAACGTTGTTGGTTCTGGAACTAGTGCAACGTTTAATGTTATCGTAAGTAATACAAACTATACTGTTACAGTAGCTAGTGGCGGAACTGGCTATGCAAATACTAATACTATCAAGATCTTAGGAACTGCACTAGGTGGCATCAGTCCAGCTAACGATTTATTAATCACAGTTACTAATGTATCGGGTGGCGTAATTCAAACTGGTGGTATTACATCTGTTGGTTATGCAGTAAGCTGGGCATCTTCTACAGCATATGTAGCAGGTGATACTGTTAATTTTGGATCTAACAGTTACATCTGTGTAACAGCACACGTTGCCGCATCAGGCAACAGACCTGACGCAGACACTACTGGTACATATTGGAACGTGTTAGCAGTAGGTTCTATTACCAATGTACTAACTACACAAGGCGATACAATTTATTACGGTGGTGCAGGCCCGGCTCGACTACCTATCGGTACTGACGGACAGGTTTTACGTGCATCCACAGTAGGCGGATCACTTACCCCCCAGTGGGCATATTTTGGAGTTATCAATAACGTAGTGTATGTGGCACCTTCAGGCACTGATGCATTAGGTAATGGTCAAGGACAAACACTTGACAAGCCATGGCAGACTGTTCGATATGCAGCCTTGCAAGTTGAAAACGGTTATCTAAATACCAGCGCACAATTATTATTGGCTAAAAATAAACAGTTCATGATGAAGGAAGTTACAAACTTTATCATCTATAACTATACAGTTACTATCACAGCAACAACAGGTGGCTCACCAGGCACAGGAACCAACAGTACATTTACCTGCAACTCAACAGCTTATTTGTCACTATACATGCCAATGACATTTACTGTTACTGCTGGCGGTGTTACTGCTGGCGTTACATATTATGTTTCAAACATTGTTGATGCGACTCACTTCTCTGTTAGTGCTGCCTATGGTGGAACTACACAGGCATTGTCAGCAACTAGTACAGCAAACACAGCATCACTAGTATACAACTCAACAAAATGCGAGCGTGATGTTGGCCTCTTAGTAGATGCCGCAGTATTTGATATTGGCCACGGCGGTAATCAAAAGAACACCGATGCCGCCAAATCATATTTCAATAGTACTGGCAATCCAATTACTACAACTTTTGGCTATCAAGTTTCACAAAGTGTTACAGCCTACAACTACTTGAAAAATTCATTGTTTGCCGCAGTATTAGGAAATACTGCTCCTAGCAGTAACTATCAAGCATTAAACGGTATTAGTTCAGGCAACCAAGCAAACCAAATTATTGACAACTCATTAACTGCTGAAACAGGATCGTTAGCTGGTGTACAAACAAATTTAAGCATTGTTACAACAGCGTTACAAGCTAATTCAGGAAAAGTGTTAAGTGGAGTTCTTATCGCAGGTACCGCAGGACAACTAACAGTTCCAAGCGGAACATATACCGTTGGTTCATCTATTTTAGTTACTGGTACAAATACCGGTACTGGAACTATTACTAGCAATACAATCTACTATGTTATGGTAGGTGGAACAGCAGTATCAACAATTCAAGTAACAAATAGTTACGCCAATGCTACTTCTAGCCCAACAGTTGCGGGTACTGTGACTGCGGTTGGTGTAGGTGGAACAACTACCGGATTAACATTTACATTATTCCCAGGAGTAACAGTATCAGCCGCGCAGTTACCACAAACAACCATCATGGCCAAGACCGGCAACTACAGCGAAATCCTTCCAATCGTTGTTCCAGCTAATACCGCTATTAGCGGTGACGAACTTCGCGGCACAGTGATACAGCCAGCCGGTGCAGTTGCTGCCTTAGTAAATGATAAACCAAAATCAGTTACAGCCCTATTACGCACTAAAGCATTGTTAAGTAATTTAGTTTCAAATACATCAATCACACCTACTAGTGGAAATACTGCAAGTCAAGTTACTAGTCTTCCAGCAGGTGATGCAGGAAGTACAGCGGCAGCAAACAGTGTGATTAATAGTACAACGCTGATGTCTAACATTTTTAGTAATGGATTAGCTTTAGCACCAGCATACTCATTCACTAACCCGACAGGTTACAATACAAGTTTCTTAGTTGGTTACGGTGATGCTAAAGCACAAATTGTACAAAATTACAATTATATTAAAGCACAAATTAGTCAATACATTTACAACAATTACCTATCAGTATACAATGCAATAGACGTATCTATTTGCCAACGTGACGTAGGTTATGTTTTAGATGCATTATTACACGATATGACATACGGTGGTAATACACAGACTAATATTGCTGGTAGTGCTTATTACTCATACGGTGTACTAACAGAAGCCGCAACAGAAAAAACCGCCACAATTGCAGCCTACGGACAGTTAAAAACTATCATTGGACAAATTGCTACTGGCACTTTAGTAACATCTCAAACAGCAACTAATGCCAGTATTACTGGTTATATCGTTGGAACAGCATTGAATGTAAGTTCAACAGTATCTGGTACTATCCAAGTTGGACAAATAATTACTGGTGCTGGTATTGCTTCAAATACTATTGTTACAGCCTACAACTCAATTAATTCTAACTGGACAGTTAGCATTAGTCAAACAGTTGGATCAGTTGGATCGCCAATTGCAATTGCAGGTGCATACCCAACACAAGTAACAACTGGAACTGCTGGTTCTTCTATTGCAGGAGTTTTTGCACAGTCTAGAGTTCAAAACGTTGTTGATTGGGTTACTAATGCTGCCGCAACTAGCACCGTAGTAACTACAACCGGTAGTACTATTGGACCATCAAGCACTACATTAACAATTGGAACCCTAGTAAGCGGTACAATTGCTGTTGGACAGTTAGTAACTGGGGCAGGCGTTGCCGCTGGAACTTATATTACTGCAAATCTTTCAGGATCTGGTAATGGTTCAACATGGACTGTGAGTGTTAGTCAAACAGTGGCTAGCAGTGCAATTGGAACACAGGGTGCATTTACACCAAATGACGCAGGTACTGTAGCACTAAGCAGTTCTAGCTTACAGACAGCGTTCAATGCGTTACTAAACAAGAAAACAGAAATTCAAAGTGATACAACTGTTTGGGTACAAAAATATTTCCAAGCATTAAACTTCAATACTGCAACTTGTTATAGAGATGCTGGCTATATTGTTGATGCGTTAGCATATGACCTAGTATTAGGTACTAACTTTAACAGTATAACTGTTGCTAAATCATATTATCGTGCAATTACTAGTGCTCAAACAGTATTATTAAATCAAACACAAGCAGAACTTGGTGCTATTGGATTTATTGGATACAAAGCAAAATTAATTGCTGCCAGTGGCGCAGCCGCACAAGCAAGTGTGATGATTGATGATATTGTGTCTACCATTTATGGTCAAGTAACTACTACCGCAACTGCATTTAATTCTTCAGGCAACGTAGTAACACTTGCATCAACTGCAGGTGTTTATGTCAATATGCCAGTAGTGTTTACTAGCGGAAGCCAAGGCGGTACACAACAAAATCAAACTTATTGGGTCTTGAGCGTTAATACTACAACTAATCAGATTACAATTACAGCAACGTACGGAAGTGTTAGTGCGGTTACGTTGACAACTGCGGCAAGTACTAGCGTAGCAGTGACTATTGGTGCTGTTGTACAAACACACGGCACTTTAACATATGACAACACACTATCTACAATTAACGGTGCTGAAATTATCAGAGCTAACATTAATTTCTTAGCTTACGAATCTGTTGCATATGTTAATGCAAGCTACGGCGGCACTGTATCAGGTACAAACAGTACCGGATACCTTATCACAACAACAGGTAATCACAACTTTGTTGTAGGCGATCCTGTAACGTTTACTGGAACCGTAGGAATTAGTAACATTGTTGCCGGTAATACATACTATGTGTTAGCTGCCGGTTTAACTTCAACATCATTTGCTGTTACCTCAACACAATTTAGTTTAGTTCCAACACAAGTAGCAACAGCTACTCTAGGTAGTTTAACTGTTAAGTATGCATACAGCGTACCAGCTTGCATTAGAGATACTACATCATACTTAAATGCGATTGTTTATGATTTAAACTTCCCAGGTAATTATAAAACTCAACGTTCTGCACAGTTATATAACAACGCTGTAGGCGGATCAGTAAAAGAAAACATGTTCTTATTACGTAACGGTACTGGTTTAAGAAACATGACAATGACTGGCTTAACTGGAACACTAGGCGCTGCCAATGCTTACGGAACAAGACGTCCAACAGCCGGCTCTTACAGTTCTTTAGATCCAGGGTTTGGTCCAAACGATGCAAACGCATGGATCTACGCACGTAGCCCATACACACAAAACTGTACTATGTTTGGTTATGGTTGTGTTGGTATGAAGATTGACGGAGCACTACACGCTGGCGGTAACAGAAGTATTGTTGCTAACGACTATACAACAATTCTAAGCGACGGTATTGGCGTATGGTGTACTGGTTCAAGTTCATTAACTGAGCTAGTTTCAGTGTTCTGTTATTACGGCTATGCTGGATACCTAGCAGAACTAGGTGGACGTATGCGTGCCACAAACGGTAACAGCTCATATGGTACATACGGTACACTAGCTGAAGGAGGCGATACTTATGAAGTTGCAGTAACTGCCGCGATTAACAACCGTTCAGGTCAAGCAACTGTCTCTAACGTGTTTACTGATAGTACAAATGCTATCTACCGCATGGAATTTTCTAATGCCGGTTCAGGTTATAATACAGCTACATGGTCTATTGGTGGTACTGGATACAATGCCACAGTTGTTGCTAACGAATTCCGAGATAATGCAGTATTTGAAACACGACCACTAACTGGCGGTGCAAACTATGTAACACAATCAAATGTGGCCCAAGCTGGTACGTTATATCAGATCAACTTGGCAGCTACAGATAGTGCCATTAGTGCGGCATATATTGGTATGAGAATATTGCTAACAGGCGGTACAGGTAACGGACAAGCTGGTTATATTGTTAATTATAACTCAGGTACTAAACTAGCTAACGTTGCTAAAGAAAGTTTTACCACAATAGTGGTAAACAGTTGTACAACTTCAGTGTTTACTACAACAACTAATACAAGCACTTTGTATGCCAACATGCCGATATATTTTAGCGGTGCAAGTACATTTGGAGGCGGCAACATCACACCATTGACTACAGTTTATTATGTTATTGGTGCTAGTCTTTCAAGTAACGGTACAACATTCTCAGTAGCGTCAGCAAGCGGAAGTTCATCACCTGTAGTATTAACATCAGGTAGCGGTACTATGACGATCAATGCCGCAGGATGGGATCACGTAGTTCCCGGAACTACCAATGCTACTAACTTAGATTTAACAACGACATATATTATTGAACCACGAGTGGTTGCTAGTGCTCCGGGATTTGTTCCATCAATTGGAACTCAAGTACTTAATTCTGCAGGTTGGGCTGATGTTGCCTACGGTGATACTACAGTTACATACAACTCTGTATCTGGAACTATTGGACTAGGAACTGGAACATTAAGCAGTGGTTCTGGAGCAACATTCAGCATTGTTCGAACAGGTGTTGCTTATGCAATTACAATTACAACCGGCGGAACATTATACACTATCGGTAACACTATTACTATTCCTGGTACAAGTTTAGGAGGTGTTACACCGGCCAACAACCTAGTAGTTACAATTACAAATGTAAACACTGGTACTGGCGCAATTACTAACTTTACCTATACCGGTGTAGGTTCAGGTGGTTATTATGTTGCTATCACTTCTAATGGTAATGCAACACAATATAGTAGCGATGGTACATCATGGACTACAGGCGGTACACTTTCATCTAGTACAACATGGACTGCTATTGCATACGGTGCCGGAGTATGGGTTGCTATTGCCAAAGGCGGCACGCTTTCAAACTACGCTACAACACCATTAACATGGCAAGCGAGTAGTGCAATGCCAGCCACAGCAAACTGGAGCGCAATTGCCTACGGTAACGGCAGATTTATGGCAGTTGCATCAGGCAGTGCTAATGCGGCTTACAGCACAGTTGGACAAAACTGGACTAATACCAATGCCCTGCCATCCGGTGCAAACTGGAGCGGTGTAGCATACGGTGGTACAATCTGGGTTGCTATTTCAGGCGGTGTAGCAGGCTCAACAGCGGCAGCATCAAGTGCAGATGGCACAACATGGACTGCTAGAACATTACCAAGTTCACAAAACTGGACCAGTGTAACATACGGTAAAAACATATTTGTAGCTGTAGCGGCATCAACAACTGCCACAGCTTACAGTATTGATGGCATTACTTGGAAGAGTTCAGGTGCAGGTATGGGAGTTAACTTGCCTTGGAGTAGAGTTAAGTATGGTCAAGGTTTATTCTTGGCAGCTCCTGCTTCGCAAAATCAAAATATTACAGCAACTACAAGTATTACTGCAACATTTTCGGGATATATCAGTGCAGTAACAGGTACAAGTGGAACAACAGGCACAGTTCTAACAGTAACAGGTTCAGTAGTAGGAACAATTGCACTTGGTATGAACCTTAGCGGCGGCGGAACACAAAACGGTACTTATATTTCATCATTAGGAACTGGCACAGGCGGTGTGGGTACCTACAACGTAAGCATTACTAACAACGTTGGCACAACTGGAAGTCCTCAGGCATTTGTTGGCGTAAACAATTTAATCACAGTAAGTTCTACTACTGGTGTTGTTGCTGGCGAAACATTTATTCCAACAGCAGTTACACAAACTCCTACAGCTACAGCTACAACAAATGCTACAGCTACTGGTAGTGCAAGCACTATTGCAACTAGCGTGTTAACAGTTGGCGGCACAATATCTGGTACATGGGCCGTTGGTATGGTAGTAACAGGTAGTGCAAGCATACCAGCTGGCACTTACATTACTTCGTTAGGAACAGGCACAGGCGGAGCTGGTACATATAACCTAAGTACAACTCCTGGAACAGTTGCATCATTTGCGGCAACTGGTACACTAAATTCAATAACACTATCTAGTGTTGCTGGCTTAGTACCTGGAGAAAGTTTTGTTACTACATCGACACAAACAGCAAGTACTGTGGTTTCTACTGCGGCAGGCACAAGCATTACGCTTGCTAACTCATCAACATTTGATGTGGGCGAACCTGTTGTGTTCACAGCCGCTACATTTAATCCTGTATTACTTGCAGCCGCTACGGGTACAAACTTGTTAACAGTTAGTAGCACAAGCAATTTAGTTGTAAACCAATCTATTGTGTTTACAGCAGTTACTCAAACTACAACAGCAACAGCAACAACATCTGCAACAGCAACTATGACTGGTAGCACTATTGGTGCAACTGGTATTTTAACTGTAGGCACACTAACAGCTGGCAGCTTATCAATTGGTATGGTACTAACTGGCGGAAGTATTGGCGCAAGTGTCTACATTACCGGTAACTTATTAGGTAGTGGTAGTGGATCTACTTGGCAAACCAACACAACTACTACCCAGACCAGCACCACAATTACTGGCACACTAAGTTCTGTAACAGTTGGTTCTACGACTGGCATGGTTGTTGGTGAAACTTATACTTCTACCGCGGTTACAGCAAGTACAACAGCCACTCAAACAACAACAACAAGTGCCGTGATGGCTAATAGTAGTATCACTAGTGGCATTCTAACAGTTGGTACAGTATCAAGTGGTATTGTTGTAATCGGTATGGCACTGAGTGGTTCTGGTGTAACTGCTGGAACATACGTTGTTGCTAACATTAGCGGTAACGGAACTAGTGCTGGTAGTCAGTGGGCTGTGAGTTCTTCACAAACAACCAACGTCAGCACAACTACTATCACTGGTACAAGTTATATTGTAACAGTTGCTAGTAACAGTAACATGGTAGTTGGGCAATCATTTGCTACAGGATCATCAGGTGCATTTGGTAACTTGGCTAACAGTGCAACCTACTACATTTTAACAATTAACAGTACATTTATTACAATCAGTGCTACACCGGGCGGAGCTCCGTTTGTGTTAATTAACGCAAGCGGAACTGTGGCAATCACAGCAGGCGCTGCCTTAGGCGGATTAGTTAGCGGTAGCACATATTATATCTTGACAATTCCAACTTCAAGTACACTCACATTAGGTGCTAACTACGGTTCAAATCCAGTAAGTTTAATCAACGGTGTGGGTAGCTGGAACGTAACAACTGGACAAACATTCAGTTCAGTCACAGCTGGAACTACCTACTATATTACCCAAGTTAACAGCGGTTCTAGTACTATACAAATTTCTGCTACTGTAGGCGGCTCGACTCTAAACTTAACCACAGCGGCAGCAGGAGCATGGACTTCAGTTGCAGGTGGAGTATTAGGCGGCATAGTATCCGGAACACAAACTTATTATGTGTTGACTAATAACACAGGCACTGGTGTGATCACAGTAGCTACTAGCTATGGCGGTTCAGCAGTAACATGGGCACTCGGGGCAGGTGCTTGGGCGGCAGGCGCAGGTGTAAGTTTAGGCGGTCCTGTGGCAACCACTGGGCAGGTAACCGCAGTTGGTGTAAATAACGGTGTAATCACTACTACACAGACTGTGTCAGCTTTGGGTATTAGTGTCGGTTCTATGATTTATTTTACCAACGGTAGTGGTACTGTATTTGGCGGCCCAACAGCCAACACACTATACTATGTAAATAGTGCAAGTACTAATAGTGTAACAGTAGCTACCTACTCAGGCGGTGCCGGAACTGGAACTGCTTTCACATCATGGGCCGGCGGTACTGGTACTATGAATATTAACGTTGTTAGTTCTGGACTGATTACTGGCGTACCTTATTACATTTTAACAGTTGGCTCTAATTATGTTACAGTTGGCTCAACTTTTGGAACAGCTCCTGTACCAATAACTACAAGTACTGGTGATTCTTGGTCCACTGCATGCGGTACATTCTTCGGTAATTTGGTATCCACAAGTACCTATTATGTTCAACAGGTATTCTCTGGTACAAATCAGTTACAGGTTTCACAAACATCCACTGGCTCTTCATTCACACTAGTCAGTGGTGCAGGTGGCTGGACTTCAACGGCAGGTGCTGCCACTCAAGTGTCTGCATCAAATGACGGCATTAATTGGGTTGTACAAAACTTAACATCAGTTGCATCATGGCCTGCTATTGCATTTGGTAACCCTAGTTCAGTTCCGTTGTGGGTTGCATGCTCGTTGAATACTACAATCTTTAATAAGATTGTCACAGGAGCAACAGCAACACTACGTTGTAAAGTAAGTGCAGGAGCAATTAGCGAATACCGACTGATTGAGCCAGGTAGCGGGTATTCAAGTGCCCCGTTGCTTACAATTACTGATCCTAATCAAACTAGTCCAGCAACGCAAAGTACCCGAGTAGGTGTAGGTGCTATTGCAAACCCAATGTGGACTAATAGAGGATTGCAGTACGCAACTGGTACTGCTACTGTTTCGGGTAACGGATACGCTGATTCATATCAAACTACATCCTATATTAACATATCTGGATTGTATGTTACTCCAACAGCCGGCGCAAATATTCAAATTGCAGGTAACGGATCATACTATAAACTAGTACAGGTATCTAACTTGTTAGGAACAGGCCCTGGCCTTGCACCTTATACTGCGGTATTCCAAATTAGTCCATCATTTACATCAGCTAATGCACCAGTGCATGGCTCAGCAATGACACTAAAATTGAAATATAGTCAGGTACGTTTAACAGGACACGACTTCTTAAGTATCGGTACTGGTAATCAAACCACAACTAATTACCCGGGTACACCTTTACAAGCAGCCAACCCAACTCTACAAACAGTAGGGAACGGTGGCGGTCGTGTGTTCTATACAAGTACAGACCAGGACGGTAACTTCCAAGTTGGTACATTATTCAGCGTTCAACAGGCAACTGGTGTAGCAAGTATTAACGCCGATGCGTTTAACTTAGCTGGATTGAACTCATTAACACTGGGTTCTATATCGTTGGGTTCTAGTAATGCAACTATTACGCAGTTCTCAACAGACCCGTATTTTACAGCCAATAGTGACAACGTTGTACCAACGCAAAAAGCTATTAAATCATACATTAGTAGCCAAATTGGTGGCGGTTCTAGTGCTTTGAACGTAAATACACTAACGGCAGGTGTGATTTATATTGCAGGAAATACAATTTCGACTACAACGCAAGTCCAAATTTTAGTGCCTGCTACTATGAACTTCACCGGAGCAGGAGCAGGTATTAATGGAATACCGCTAGCAATGAACTTTTTATTATTAAATTAACGGAGAAATAAAACATGGCAACAGGAAGATTAGGATACGCTGACTTATCAGCGACAACCTGGACCGTAGTATATACAGTTCCAACAACTACGTTTACAGTAGCTACTTTAAACATTGTTAACAGGAGCAATTCGGCAATAGCAACGTCTGTGGCAATATCCACTTCTACTACGCCAGTTGCCGGAGAGTACATTGAATATCAGTGTGAAATTTTACCACGCGGTGTTCTACAATTAACTGGTCTAGTACTAAACGCAGGCATTAACATACTTTGCTGGTCAACAACTGCAAACGTTGGTGCAATGGCGTTTGGAATTGAGACTTCAACGGCATAAATACACTGATAAAGGAATATTCATATGGGACGATATATTACAACAGTCGGAACTGCAGGAACCGTAACTAGGATTAATGCTGGTACAACTTACCAATCATTGGTTAACGACAGGATTCTTTGTACATCAGGCGGGCAAACAATTACATTGCCTTCCTACACTACTTGCCTAGACGGCGATAGTGTGCAAATCATCGATGTTAACGGTAACTTTGCAAGCTCAAACTGCACAGTTGCAAGAAATGGAGCAAACATCCAAGGCTTGGCACAGGACTTAACTATTAACGTGGCTTATGTTACAGTAACTTTGCTTTATAGTACTGCGGCTGGCTGGATTATTATTAAATAAAGAGAAAGCAATATGTCAAATTTAAGAGACTTGCTTCCTACAACATCACCCAGTACTAACTATAAACAGCAGGTTGTTAGTGTGTACAACACTAACATTGACTCTGTATCTAATGGCGGTGCGTGTTGTTGTTGGATAGTGCCAGTAGGTACTACCTGGGCAGTATTTGAAACATGGAGTGGCGGTGGCGACGGAGCTGGCGCATGTTGCTGTATGGGTCCTTACTGGGGTCCTGGAGGCGGCAATTACTCTAAAAAATATCTTCCTGTAACTGCCGGATGTTATTTCATCCTATGCGGCGGTGGATCAGGTTGTTGCGCCCAACAATGTTGCGGCACATGTGGATTGTCAAGTTTTGCGCTTTGCCAAAACTACACTAACGTAGCATACTCATGCGGTGGATACATGGGATGCGTGTTGTGTTTCAGAACATATATGGGATGTACTGGTATTTGTATACCTAGTTGCTCATATGGTTGCTACTCACTTAACTACGATCTCACAATGCCATCAGTATCAAGCCCAAATAAGGTAAGTAATTACTGCTGGAGTAACCAGTGGGAATGGTCACATGGTGTTTCAAAATACGGCAATTACAATCGTCAAGGTATGGATTATTGCTTGACCAGTTTAACAATTCAAGGCCGCTCAATGATGTGCGGTGCAAAATGGCCAGGCGGCGCAGGTAACAGCGCAACAGCTTGCGGCGGCGGATGCTGTTGGGGTGGTTGGGGTGCAGGCGGCCTAGCTATGGTAACATACGGATAAAAAGGATATAAAATGGACCAACAAGAAAAAGAGAATTTTGAGAATCCCCGAGTTGAGGTAAAATTTACCTATGACATCGCTGACCAATATCTCTATCAAACAAACACATTAAAGAAAACAGCTGAATGGACTTATAAAGGTCCAGAGCACTTATGGATCTTTATTGATAAAGCTACAATGAAAATTTCTAGTCGCTATCACTATACTCTAGCTGATGATGGTCATTTAGTTCCATGTCCAGATGATATGATTAAAGTAGAATTAGATGCTAAAAAATATCCTTGCATTGCCAGCTTAATCCACATTGAATATGTCTATGCTGATTTGCCACACACTGTAGAGCAACTTCCAGAAGGATATACTTATGGTCACCCAGACCCTATTCCGCCATGTCACACTTATGAACTAACTGGAATTGAATGGGATGCTGACAAGCAAGAGTTTAAAAAGCCTTATCCGTGGAAGGAAGCACACATGGACTGGGAAACATTGACTAAAGCTCGTGATTCGATTCTCAAAGGTACTGACCAGTCATTCCATCAGGCTACTGATCCAGTTATCAAACAAAAGTTATCAGAGTATCGTCAAAAATTACGCGACCTTCCAAAGACATTCGCAGGGATTGATCCATGGAAAGTTCCATTTCCAGCAAATCCAACCGATGTGGTAATGCCAACTAACCCGGGCGACCTTGGTCCTCAACTATAATCCGGAGAATATTATAATATGAGTTCCTTAACACAGTTTTTCCCAGACAGCAGATATACATTTAATATTCCGCAAACCTTTGGTCAGTTATATGTTTATAACGGCAACACTGGTAACGCGGTACAAGACGGCGGTAGATGTTGTTTGTGGGTAGTTCCAGCCAACGTAGTTTGGGCTAAATTTGAACTCTGGGGCGCAGGTGGTGACGGCGGCGGAGCCTGTTGTTGCCAACAACCAAGTCAAGGCGGAGGCTCGGGAACTTATGCTCGAAAAACTATTCGAGTTGTTGCAGGGCAATGTTATGTGATTTGTGCAGCCGGCTCGGGATGCTGTGCTCAAGATGCCAAGGGTACTAACGGATTCCCAAGTTTTGCACAAGGTGCTGGTACAGTTACCTATGCATTAAATCTATGCGCAAGCGGCGGCTACGGCGGCCAGAGCTGTTGCTGGGCCGCCATTGGCGGTAACTATCACTGTGCTACCAACGTTTGCGGATGTGCATGTGGATATGACCTAGCAATTTGCGGAGTTACTGGTGCCGCCCACGAAGGATGGTGTGGATACGACACTTGGCACATGATGGGATCACCTACTTATATTGGTGCTGGTACACGTACATCATTTACAACATGTGGCGAGTCATGGATGGGTTGCGCAATGAGCGGTAACTTTAACGCTTGGCCCGGCGGAGGCGGCGGCACAGCTATTAGTTATGGCGGTTGTTGCTGGGGTGGTTGGGGATCCGGCGGCCTAGTTCAAGTAACTTACAAATAAGGCGCAAATAACTATGTCAGATTTAAGATCATTAATGTACACGCTGAATTATCCCGGCGGAACAAATTACCCTACAGAAATTCTAGTATACAACACTAGCGTTAACTCGGGATCAAATGGTGGACAATGCTGTAACTTTGTAGTGCCAGCTGGGTCAACTTTTGTTACATTTGAAATGTGGGGCGGTGGTGGTGGTGGATCCGGAGCATGTTGCTGTATGCAGTCATGGCCAGGCGGCGGTGGAAGCTATTCAGTTAAGACAGTATACAGCTCTGCGCTAGCAGGATGCTCATACACTGTATGCGCGGCATCAACAACTTACCAATCAGTTAACTGTATCGGTTGCGGCGGCTATACCAGTTATGTAACAGGTTATGGACTAAGTAACTTCTGCGCTAACGGCGGATCATACGGCAATGCAACTTGCTGGTTATACTATTCTTGTTACACCTGTAATACAGAATCGCCATACTGCTGTTGTGCTTATGGCGGAGATGTAAATATTCACGGAATTAACAGTAGTTATACTGGTAGTACATGGTGCGCACAGTATCCACAACAACATGCTCACACAGCTCCGGCAGCACAGTCTGGACCGTTTTACGGACCAGGCGGCTGTATTAACGGAAGCCAGCAAAGTAATGGTTGCGGCGGCTGGTTTGGTTGTACGCCATTCCCAGGCGGCGGAGGCCTAAGTGCTCAAGCACACGGTGGAAACTGTTGGTGCGGCGGCATGGGTGGCGGCGGCTTAGTTTCAATTACATACGGATAAAAACATGGCAGATTTAAGCAAAAATACAATTATCGAAAAAACATTCACGTATGATGTGCCAGACGATTATCTAAGTACAGAACGTACTTTAAATAAAACAGCAACCCATACGTATACGGGCCCAAACAAAATTTGGGTATTCATAGATAACGAAACAAACAAATATGTGGGCCCGTGGCTTACCGAAGCAGAAGATGGTGCTGATGTTCCAACTCCATTGCATAAAACTAAAGTAATGGTTGACTGCGAAACTGATCCTATCATTTGTCAAATTATCGGTGCAGATATACTTCATCGCACACCGTATGATGATCTCGAACAACATTCGGAAACATTACCATGCGGTAGTGTCTATACTCGTGTAAAAGATACTCCACCAGATCACACACATGATCATGAAGAGCTAGAGTGGAGTTCGGAAAATCAAGGTTGGATTTTACCTGGATTTAGAGAGCCGCATGTTACATGGCATGATCTTAGAAAATGGCGTAACGGCGCATTAGGAGCAACTGATTCATTGGTACCTGATGATGCACCAGAAAGCCACACTGCACCTTGGGTAGAATTCCGACAGAAACTACGCGACATGCCACAAGTACACGGTGCTGTTAACGTAGAACAAAATGCAGATGTTAGTGCGACAGGCCCTGCTAATACTCCGCATCAATATGTTATTAAAATGTATGATGTTACCGGTATCAAAGCCGGCATGTGGGTAAGCAATAGTGACTGGCAACTACAAAATACATTATTCGAACCTGCGTCAATTACTACTGTAGTAAGTGTTGACCCAGCTACCAAGTTAGTTACGTTGAGTACACCTATTATACGTCAAGTTGAAGAAACAAATAAAACAATTAAGTTCCACGGTGAACCTACAACACCTGCGTTTAAGTGGCAACCAATACCAAGCCCAGACGGCACGTTTGGTACGTAAGAAGACAATAAAAAAGCACCCTAGGGTGCTTTTTTTAGTTTGCTACTTTAAGTAACTTGCCTAATTCCGGCAAATACAAGTATTCAATATCACTGCGCACTAGTGTATCAACAGCATCATCTAGTGTTTCTACTAGTGGATCTCCACCTAGGTTAAAACTAGTATTAAACAAGATAGGAACCCCTGTCCGATCATAGAACGCTTTGATCAAATCATAATAATGACCGTTTTCTTCTTGAGTAACAGTTTGTATACGGCATGTACCGTCAACGTGAATAATACTTGGGATCTTTTCTGCAACGCCATCTTGACAATTTACAGCATACATCATGTATGGACTATCTGCCATTCCGCGTAGATCAAACCAATCATGCACATGATCTTGTAGAATAGATCCTGCAAACGGCCGGAAGTATTCACGATGTTTAACTTCGTTAACAAAGTCTTTGCCATCTTCGTAAGTTGGATTAAACAATATACTACGATTACCTAATGCACGTGGCCCGTTTTCACTGCGTCCTTGATAAAAACAAACAATGTTCTTATTCAACAACAACTCAACAATATCATCGTTAGTCGCACCAGTAATTTCAACACCGGTATCTGCGTACTTGGCCAGGTCATCAGTAGTATAATCATATTTAAAACCTAGATACAATCTATTTTTAGTATAATCAATATTGCTGTCCTGATCAATGATATCTTTGTAATACAACAATCCAGCACCAATAGCAGTTCCGGCATCATTGCTGATAGGTTCTACATAGATGTTAATGCCTTCTTCTTTTAATGCTTCTAAATAATGATAGTTAGCAACACAGTTCAACCCATAGCCGCCACTAATTACAACATTCTTTTGACCAGTTTTTTCAACAGCCATGCGGATCAATCGAACTACCTGTTCTTGAGTTTGTGTTTGGCAAGCATATGCCAAGTCTCTACGATTTTCTAATTGTGTAATATCTTTATCAACACTGTCTAAGTACGGGAATAAACCATAGTTTACTTGAGCACCATTAGGATATGTAGGTACAATGAGATTACGATTGGCTAAAGGAAAGATACTTGAGTCGTCGAACAACTTAGGAATCTTTGAGTTTTCTTTCCCATATGGAAATAATCCCATGGTTTTACCTGCTTCGATAGAATCCCAACCGCAATATCTAGTAACAGCTTCATACACTTTAGTAATACCAGCACGATCTGTAATCAATGCTTCGTGTGTATATCCAGGCTCATCTTGCGGAGTGCTGTCAAAGTTTTCAATGAATGTACCTTGCAATGGTCCACGCAATCCAATGTGTTTGTATACTGTTGTGAACTTTGCAGGATAAGAACAGTCATAAATTGATTCAGTTTCCCAGCCAATAACTTGTTCATTGTTGATCATTAATGGTATAAATGTACCAGCACCGTCAACAATTAAGGCAGCGGCTTCGTCAAAACCTGAACGATAAAATGCACAAGCCGCATGCAATTTGTGGTGTATATGACTCATGTCGACAACCTGCGGATGATCGTAGGGATTTTCATGGCGACTGATAAGTCCTAATTTCCTAGCAAGTCCGGTATAGATATCATCACCACTAAAGTCAATACGACCAGCAGTTTCACTTAACTTTTGAGTGTGTGCAATCACTAGATAATCAATTTTATCAGTGTAATCTAGAATCTTTAGCATGGCAGCCAACGGCCCACCGTCATACTTTTTACGGCTTAGGCGTTCTTCCTCAATGCTAAAAATAATTTCGCCATTTTTAAGCAAGCATACACTGCCGTTGTGACCACGGGCTATCGCGGCAATCCAAATATCTTTGTTGTTCATAATTAATCCTTGTTTAAAAACCTTCTGAGGGAAACGGCCATCTAAGTGTGCGCTGGGCGGAAGCCGGAAATCCCATTCTCTTTGCTAGATTAAGCTCAAATAAATTCTTATTAAACCTAAACTTCTTTTGTAATGCATCTACACTATCAGCAATTTCCCAAGAAGTTTTCATAGTTGCATCACTCAATTGTAACTTCTCTTTCAACTGATTGTCAAGCCACATGGCGTGTTGTCGTGTACTAGGATGTGTATCATAAAATGTTTTACCTTTTTTTCTAGTATCATCAAACTGAAACGTAAGTTCTGCATGTTTTTGTGCAAATAGCTCCAGAGGCTCTAACCAGTGTTCCTGATTGTCGCCCCATATGGGTTTGTCGTATACACACATTTCTGGAATTTTACGCCATAGCACATGTAGTATCTCTTTATCCCTAGGGGTTAAAAAGCCAGTGTCTTCACCAATTCCGTCATTGTCACGGATGTCAGCACCTATATTTCTAATATCACCAATGCTGGTCATATACCAATCGGCACCTGTAGATTTCAATAATCCCTGGGTCAGCAGTATATGATTAAGAGTATGCATGATCCAAGCAGGCTCGAAAAAGAAAGTTTTAATCCACTCTAGTGTGTATATTTTTTCATTAATATAATTAAAAATACTACCACAAGTTTGCCAGCCTGGGTATTTGCTAACTGTGGGATTTTGGTGCCACCAATCATTGCGCAAGTGGCTGGACCATTGCACTATAACAGTATCGCCCGGCCCAAAGTTATACTTGGCATGAGCTTCGGCGACTCGTTCTGCAATGGCACGATTACCTAGGCCACTCATGCCCCAATTTTTATGCAGTTTGTAATTCATACCAGCGAGATCTGCCCAAGTAGGCCAGCTGTAACTGGTGTAACTACATCCAAATGTAAAAAGTCTTGACATATATTAAATCCCCATGTACGGCAAGTTCCAGTATTGCGACAGCATACTATCACAAGTTTTAAGATCTTGTGCTAATTCTTTAGCTTTATCTGTTAGTGAAAACCAAGGAGCATATAATTCAGCGGTATTATCAGTTAGATTTAACTCGGGTCTAATAACTTCTGTAACATAGGCCGCATGTTGCTTTGGACTAGGATGCAATTCTGGAAACACTAATCTAGGACTGTTTACATCTTGAAAACTCCATTGCAGTTCTGGAAACTTATTCCATACATAGGGTCCTATACTAGGTAGCCACATTTCTGCATTGTTGGTCCAAATTGCATCTTTATAATCCCATACTGATTCATACTTGGGATCTTCCCACACACTATAACCTGCTGTGGCTTTGTTGATGTTTTCGCCATGCATGATGCCAATGTCTGTACCTAGCGCATCAAGATCTGCCATGCTAGTCATGTACCATTTACATCCAGTAGATTTTAACAGTCCTTGTGTTAACAAGATGTTGTTAAGTGTGTGTAAAAAATATGATTTTTCGTCGAAGAATTGATTGATCCATTGATTATCATAGATAGTGTTGTTGATGTAGTTGAACATACTGCCACCAGTTTTCCAGCCACCTTGTCCTACAAATGGTCCAGACTGCTGATAATTTATTCGCCTGCGCTCAGTATGATAGTCGTTGCGTAGATGACTGGACCATTGAACTATGACTACATCATCAGATGTAAATTTATTTTTAACATTACATTCAGCGACTCGTTCTGCAATGGCACGATTTCCTAAACCAAGATATCCCCAATTTTCATGCTGAGTAAACTCAAGGCCTAAGAAATCTGCCCAGCTGGGCCAGGCGTAATGTGTGTAACTACACCCAAACGTAAACAGTCTACTCATGCTTCTTTTGGCATTTCTTTTTTGCTGGCAATTTGTTTAACTTCGATCGGGCCTTTGATTGCCGTTTGACTCCAAGTTTTAATGCCGTTTTGAACAGACTTAACAATGGCATCTTCTACTTTTTCATTCATACGCATGATACCGTCATTGCCGCGATCAGCAACTTCGTCCATGGTAATTCTGATAGGACTATATCTGCGCATATCACCGCCCATATCAAGTACATCAAACTTGTTGTATTGTGGATAAGTTACATTGATATCAAAAGTCGATCCTAATACAACGGTAGCTGGGCGATCAAGAGTATACGCCAAGTGTTGTCCCACGCTGTCACAACCTAAGAAGTAATCAGCGTTACCAATAACTGAGCACCACTGGCGTAGGCTAACATTTTGTGGGTGTGCTACTGGATCTTTACAACCATGTTTTTGGAAATCAATACCAATTTCACTCATCATTATAATCCCGTAGTTCTTTTGCAACTTTTTAACAATATTAAGAACGTGCTCGCCTTCAAAACTTCTACCAGAAGTATCAAATATAACGCCACCTTCGGAGTGTGTACCACGACCAAATGGTTGAAATACAATGATTTTGTCTTTTTTAGTTTTTTCACGGACTTCTTTTACTAGACTATGACCTAAAAATAGCTCTTCATTTGACAATCTAACATTGGGTCTTGGTAATTCACGGACTCCTTTGTTGTTAATAGCAATATCGAATGCCTGCGCAATACTACATTTTTGATTGTAGTATTCCCAAACTCTATAAGGTTCAGGGGTTACTAATTCCATATTAATGAGTTTTTCTTCGAATAAGTTTTTGTGCCAATGATCGTAGGCTCTGGGATGTAGTAGCGGGTGCCCTTTATAAAAATCGGTGCCACCTTCGCAAACAATGATAAAATCATTGCCGTTTTCTTCTGCGTATTTTTCAAGGGCTGGAATTGAACATAGTGTTCTGCCGGCTCCACCGTTGATAAAAAAGGCCTTTGCTCTTTGAGTCATAGATAGTCCTATAGTGAAATATACAGTAATTTAGCATATTTTGCGGTTGCGAGCAAGAGTTTTGAAATAGCTAAATATACATAATGGCTAAAAGCATGTACATTCTGGTTAATCTATGTTAAATCTAACTACTTATTTTTCACAAGGCCCACAACATTCGTTATCGTTGTTGCCCGGATCTAATTTCTCTTACAAGGGAAATAGAACATTGCTCCCATCGGTTTCAACATCTATCGAGATTGATCGCTGGTATGTAGGAAATTTTGCCAGTGCTACGTATTTTTTACATGCAGAAGCAGATAGTAATAACAAAGAAAGTATGCATGTACTAGTTACTGCTCGCCCAGAAGGTGCCGCGTATACAATCTTTGGAAGAACTACACTCACTAGTCAAATTGTCACTTTATCAGCTACTGTAAATGACAGTTATTTAATTTTATATGCAACACCAAATACAGGCTTTGCAGGCGCAAAAGTTAGTTTTACTGCTACCTACGCAGAAACAATATTTCCGTTAGCAATACCAACACAAATTGTTGCAAGCCCAGTAGTTGGCGGCGGAGCTGGAGCAGGTAGTGGAGGTTCTGGAACAGTTTTAACACCAGCAACTACTACAGCTTTAGGCGGAGTAATTATCGATGGTACAACAATCACAGTTGACATTACTGGAAAAATTAGCACAGTATCAAGCGCAATAAAAGCAGCCGCAGCCGCAATGTTAACTGGCGGAACACAAACTGGAATTTCATTTACATATAATGCTGGTACAGGTACTATGACCAGCATTGTAAGTGGTGGTGTTGGCGGAACTGGTATAACTGGAGTTACTGTACAAGATGAAGGTGTAACCGCTGGCTCAACAGCCGCCGTGACTACATTAAATTTTACAGGAGCAGGTGTATCAACTGTTGTTTCTGGTAGTGTTGCAAACATAGCAATTACAAGCAGTAGTGGCGGAGGAAGTAGTGCTGTTTTAAGTGACACAGCCCCATCAACGCCAGTGACTGGAAATTTATGGCTTAGTACTATTACTGGCCAATTGTTTATATATACCGGTACTCAATGGATACAACCTGTAGACTCTGTATCTATAAGTAGTGTAGATGGCGGATCAGCTGCCGGGTAAAAATTAGGAGAAAACATGTCAGTACAAATTAAATTACGAAGAGACACAGCCGCAAACTGGGCTAGTGTAAACCCAACACTTGCTAGTGGTGAACCAGGTCTTGAAACCGATACACTAAAAGTAAAATACGGTAATGGTAGCAGTGCCTGGAATAGTCTAAGCTATGCAAGTAATCCAACAGGCAACAGTTATACATTACCCACCGCTACTACCAGTATATTAGGCGGAGTGAAGATTGACGGCACTAGCATTACTATAAACGGCAGTGGAGTTATCACAGCCAACAACACCTACACTCTTCCGCAAGCGGGTATTAGTTCGTTGGGTGTATTAGGAGGTGTCAAAGTTGACGGATCTACAATAACAATCAACAATGGTGTTATCAGTAGCGGCTTAATTTCTGCCCCGGCAACTGCAACCAGTGTAGGAATTCAAGGCCAAATTGCTTATGATAGTACTTACGTCTATGTATGTATCGCTACAAACACATGGAAACGTGCGGCTTTAAGCACTTGGTAATATTAAGGATATCTTATGAGTTTTAGTTTTCCGTTAAGTCCTATAACAAATCAAACATACACGTATAGCGGTACGACATGGGTCTATAACGGATCAGCTTGGAGTGTTCAAGCCAGCTCTGCCGGTAGTCTACTTAGCGCAGACGGTACTAGTATTATTAACACTAGCAATGTACTTAGTGCAAGTTCTAGTAATATAAAATCAGTTGCCGCAGCCTTACTAACAAATGGCACATCAACTGGCATAACGTTTAGTTACAATAGCGGAACTGGTGTATTAACTAGTACAGTTTCAGGCACTCAACAGCAAGCAGGTATATCAGGAGTTACTGTACAAAATACAGGAGTTACTCAAGGATCTGCTAATGCTGTAACTACTTTAAATTTTACAGGAACTGGATTAACTCGTGCTGTAGTGTCAGGCGGTGTTGCTACAATAACTGTTGACAGTAGTTCGTATTCATTACCTATTGCAGGAATTAGTTCAAGCGGACAATTAGGCGGTGTTAAAGTAGACGGTACTAGTATTACTATTAGCAATGGTGTTATTAGTACAGTTAACTCATACTCTCTACCAACAGCTAGCACAAGTGTATTAGGCGGTGTCAAGATAGATGGAACAACTATTACAATTAATAATGGCGTTATTGGGGCATTACAATATGCTCTACCAGCGGCAACAACTAGTACATTAGGTGGTGTCAAAGTAGACGGTACTAGTATTACTATTGTTGGTGGAGTCATTAGTGCTTCAAGTAGCGGAGGGTCAGGTAACGGCCTAGTTAGTCGAACATCAGCGTCAGTTAATTCAATAACATTACCTGCAGGCACTAGTGGCACTTATACTATTACTGGATTTAAAGGCTATGCATTATACAGCATACAAACATCAAGTGCCGCATGGGTGACAATTTACAACAGTGCGGCAACTATGGCATCTGATGCTGGACGAAGTATTACTACAGATCCAACACCTGGCACAGGCGTAATTGCAGAAGCTATAACCACTACAGGTGCAACACAATATTTTAGCCCAGCGATCATTGGTTATAGTGCAGAAACACCAACGCCAACTACTGCAATTCCGTTAAGAATTTATAATAATGGTTCTAGTAGTGTTATAATAACAGTTACACTGACATTTGTTCAGCTAGAGGTCTAATATGTCTTCAATTAATAAAAATATTACCGATGTTATTAAGATTAGTTTGTATCTTATTAGAGATACACATGAAAACGGAATGACTTTAAAACAGTATGCTGACAATGTGCTTGCCGGGAGCGAACCAATTTTAGGGCACAGTGAGTTTGTTTATCAATTTGGTGCAACAGACGATAATCTAAATAGGGTAACAGCGTGGGCTAGATCAAATAATCTTACAGTAACAGAAGCACACCACGGACAAAGTGTGGTCAAAGTCGAAGGAACTGTGGAAGTTTTTAACAGGCTATTTAAAATTACGCTACAAGATGTAACAGCTGACGGCAGAACTTTTATGATGCCCGATGTTACTCCGACGATACCAACAGACATTGCAAGTATGATTGAACAAGTTCCGGGATTTGATGAAAGTTTTATTGCAGTTAAACATGCAATTAAACATAATATAGACCCCATGGCAGTGACACCGGCAATTGCTGTGACGCCAGTTCAAATGAATACAGCTTACAAATCTCCCACAGGTGACGGCTACGGAGTGTGCATTGGTATTTTTGAATTGACCTACAGCGGCTATGTTACTGGTTATAGTGCCAGTGATGTAACAAATACTTTTAGTCGAATTGGATTATCTGCTCCCTCAATTACTAGAATAAATGTTAATGGTGCTACAGCCAGTAACACTAGTGATGCAGAAAGTATGTTAGACATCTATTGTGCCGGCGCAGCCGCACCCCGAGCAAAAATAGCCTACTATACAGCACCAAACGGCGGCACTCAAAATATTATAGATAATATCAATACCACTGCTACTGATACTGTGAATAACCCCTGTGTACTAGATATCAGCTGGGGCATCGGCGACGGCACCCAATATGATACTGCACTACAAGCCTGTATTGCCAAGGGTATAACAGTTTTTGTCAGTAGTGGCGATAGCGGAGCAAATGATTTGAATATGCAGTATACTTGCTGTAGTCAATACATGGTTTCTGCAGGCGGAACTACTGTAGTACTTAACGGCAGTAATCAAATTACTAGCGAAGTTGCTTGGAGTGGAAGTGGCGGCGGAATTAGTAGCACAGTTCCACGCCCAAGTTGGCAAAACGGCCTAACAACTAGAACACAAACTTCAACTACAACTGGAGCTGTAACTGCACTACCGCGTCGCGGAGTTCCGGATATAAGTGCCCCTGCCGATCCTAACACAGGTTTTCAATTCTATGTAAACAATAGTCTAGTGCAATATGGCGGTACCAGCGCATCAGCTCCATTGCTTGCCGGCATATGGGCAAGATTATCTGGATTACTAGGATTTAGAATACCGTTTAATATGGCCACTTGGTATGCCAACAGCGCATTATTTAATGACATTACCAGCGGTGATAACCGTAACGGTTACGCTACTGGATATACAACAACAGCAGGATGGGATCCAGTAACTGGTATGGGTACTCCAAAGGTGGATCAAATTTACAAATATTTTCATACAGGATCTACATTTCCTAAATTAAACTATGGATTTAGACCAGCTTCGGGTCAGACTTATCCTAGACGTACAACAGGGGCTAGGTAATAAACCGTGTGCTTTAAAATTCGGGTAAATACATACTAACAGGAATAGAGATGACATTTATTGTAAATCAAAAATATCTAAGATCAGAAGCTGGGTTTGAAAGTCCAGGATTTACTGTTGACTCTAATGGTAACGTTAATACCCTATCAAATTTTTTAATATCGGGAGCTACGGTTCTTAGTAGTTCTACTTTAGGTAGTGGTATTGTAAGCAGTAGTTTAACAAGATTAGGAACACTAAGTAATCTAATAGTTGGCGGCAATACACAGATATCGGGCGGAAGCACAGTGGCTATTAGTGCAACCGGTGTTGTAGCAATAAGTGCAGGCTCTAATTTAACGTTTTCAGGAACTACTGTTTCAATTTCTTCTAACGGTGTTGGAAATATCAACAACATGACAATAGGTGTTACAACACCAGCCGCTGGTAATTTTACATCAATAATTGCAACATCGATTACAGCAAACGGAACAATAACAGTTCCAACCCCTACATTGTCTACCCAGGCAACAAACAAACAATACGTAGATAGTAAAGCATCTGCGCTAGCAATTGCGCTAGGTGCATAACGGAGAATTGTGAATGGCTAAGAAAAGAATACAGAATTATGTTTTTTTACCGGGAGTTGCAAGTAGTAGTAATGCGTATCCAAATGCGTACTCATTAATAAACAGTAATTTAAACTTTATTACCAAAGAAGCAACAGCATGGATTGCCAGCCAAGTAACAGCAAATTCTGCGCAAAGCATATATCCAAATGCCGTTGCACTATTAAAAAACAATGCTACATTTATTGCAGATGAAATTTCAGCTTGGACTACTGCACAGATAGCCAGTGCAGGTGTTGGTACAACCTTTTACAATTATTCTTATACTGCAACGTTAATTGCAAAATGCAAACGAGATGTTGGCTACTTGGTTACAGCATTGACTCAAGATGTGCAATGGGGCGGAAATGAAAATGTTAGCTATGTTGCCAGCCAGTATTATCTAAGCGGTGTTATTCAAATTGTTAACTCACCTGTTGAGCTTGCAATACAAACTCAACTTTGGAATATTATCAGCAATTATATTCTAAAGAAAGTAGCATATACTAGCCAACAAAGTCCTGTAACAAGCACACAAAACTTAACTGGAACAGTTGCAGAAACAGCCGCGCAAACTCAAGTCACTGGACTGTCAACATACATTAGCGGAGTGATTAGCGGCGGATTAAGTACATTACCAGCAATAGTATATCCAACATACGCATTTACAAATTATATCTATGACAGTGCAAAATGTCAACGTGATATTGGATTTGTATTGAATGCCTACTTGAATGATCTACGCTACGGCGGAAACTATCAAATTAGTTTAATTTCTAGTAGATATTGGAGCAGTGGTTATCCTCAGATTACCGGTGATCGTAGATCAGAAATACTAACGCATCAATTTATTGCCACGCTGATCAACACATATATCTTACCACAAGCCGCGTATGCAAATCCAAAACAATCAGCAGTCCCAATTGTTCGAATTGGAGGAATTACATACGAAGCAGGTGCAGTTGGACGAATTAATACACTGTCTGGAATATTAACTAATGTAATAACAAACGGTACTTCAGCATTACCAACACTAGTTAACGGTGTTACTACAGTTAAGGTTCAAGGTAAACAAAAACTTGATACTCTTTTATTAATTACAAATACCACAAGCAATACAATTTTATATAACTTTGCTGATAATCAACATTCAGCGAGAGTTTCATATGCTGGAACATACGATAGTAATGGTACGTTCCCAGATTTAGATTTTCCGCAGTTTATACAAACGGCTGATTATGTAACTTCAATTACATTTGATATTGATACTTCAACAGGTTCTACTACAGACGATGTACAAATATTTGTTGAAGATAAAGAAATGCGTACCCGTCCTTATGACTTTGGTACAGATGCCATTGAACGTCAACGTGTGGCACAACCACAGTCAATGCTTGATGCTGACTTTGAGTACGGACTACAGCCTACTAAGTGGCAGGCTATTGGTATTGCACGTGGATATCCGTCAATTTATGAATTGCCTGGAACAGATATAAGTGTAGTATCAGTAGTTACAGATGCTTCATCTGGTACAGCTGGTGTTGGTTCTAGCTTGATTACTGTTACAACTCAAAGTAGTCATGGATTAACCGTTGGAACACCATTTACTATTTCAGCGTTTGCTAATTCTGTAGCAGGCTTCGCTCGTGCTGAAGGCTCGTTTATTGTATTCTCTGCACCTACCTTAACTACATTTACGTATTATTCAACTAGTAAAGTTGGTACAAATAACGGAGATGTACTAAGTAGCAACTATACACAGTTGCGCAAAGGTAATTTTTATACAGGTGCATCAATTGGCACTCCAATTTTTAGCGTTAACTCTAACGGTGCTGTAGGCACATTAACCAGCAAATTTATTACACCGTTGGGCAGTCAACAGATAGCCTACACAGGAACTGCACCGCCGGCAGGTGTACCAATTTCTGGAACTGGAATTCCGTCTGGTACTCAAGTGTCGGGAACTATTGGCACAGGTGGATTAATAGCCACAGCTACAGTTCTTACTACTACAGTTTTAAATGATATTAGTTTTGTAGTTACTGATGCAACCGGTATTGTTGAAGGCCTAGGCATAGACAACGGCACAGGTACTGCTACATTTGTAAACTCGGTTATTGGTACAACAGTCTATGTTAATAATCCATTGACCACTGTTAGAATTGGATCAACAGCAACATATACTAATGTAGGTGGTACTAATATTGTTGGAGTTGGTTCTGGCGCAATATTCACTGTTGTACGAACAAGCGGCGCATATGGATCTGTAACTGCAACAACTGCAGGTACTGGTTATGTTGTTGGAAAACAGATTGTTATTCTTGGTACTGCATTAGGCGGAACATCTCCAGCAAACGACATTACAGTAACCGTATCTACTATTGACGGCAGCGGTGGAGTAGCGACATTAAGCTATACTGGAACTAGTATTAGCGGCGAAGCTACATTTACAAACGTAGGTCAATCTAGCACTTCTGGGTCAGGAACAAATGCTAAATTTTCAGTTACTACAAATGCCACAGCATATAATGTGTTAATAAGTGCCGTTGGAACTGGCTATGTATTAAACGAAACGATTACAGTATTGGGTACTAGTTTAGGCGGAACAACGCCTGGCAACGATTTAACGATTACAGTTACAGGTGTAAACGCTCAAGGAGCAATTAACAGTTTTACAACAAGTGGAGTTGCTCGAAATCCAGATGCAACATATACTGGGTTATCAAGTACTAGCTCAGTAGGTGTTGGTACCGGCGGTACTTTTGACATTACTAGGTCAGCTGGATCTTATTCAGTTGTATCTAATCAATTAGGTACTAATTACCAAGTTGGCGATAGAATTAAAATATTAGGAACTGCATTAGAAGGTGCAACTGCGGCTAACGATTTAACTATTGTTATAACAACAGTAACTGGTGGATCCATCGGCGGATTTACTTTCTCCGGGACCTCAGTTAGTGCATCTACAATTGCTTTTTACTCAACAGTTTCGTTAACTGATTTTGTAACAGCAAACATACCAGATAGTACTACAATAACTACTGCGGCAATTTCAAAAATATTAATCACATTTAGTTCAAATCACGGTCTTGTGCCAGGCATGAGTATGTTGTGCGACATAAGCTCAACAGGAACAAATCACTCTTTTGCCAAAGGTCCTTTCTTTGTTGAACAAGTTCCAACACCGACAACAATAATTTATACTGCTAGAACTGCCGGCACTATTGATACAGGCACAGCTTTAATTGGTACAGTTTACGCTAGACCAAATAGTTTCTTCCAACATAGACCGTTTGACGGTGGAGTTATTTTAGGTACTGGCGGCCCGCAACACTCTGCGCAAGCAATTCGTATGAGTAAGAAATATATTCGTTATCAGTCTGGTAAGGGTATTATGTATACTACCGGTGCGTTATTTGCACCAAGTTTTGATATTCAAAGCATGTCGTCAACCGGAACTGCTGTCGGATCATTTATAACATTAACTACAGACGATGTTGATCACGGTTGCCAACCAGGGGGATACATTAGAATTGTTGGTGTTGATACAGCTGGCTATAACGGCACCTATATTGTTGATAGTGTAATTAGTGAACGTGTGCTAGTGGTTAGAGCTACTACTGTATTAACTAACATATATGCAACTATCACAACTAGTGCGCAGATGACTGTAATTAGGTGGCATGGTGCCACAGTACGTGCAGGAACATTTGACGACCAAAACGGTATGTTCTGGCAGTATGACGGACAATATCTTAGCGTAGTACGTAGATCAAGTACGCTTAAACTAGCCGGTACTGTTAGTATTAGTCCAAACAGTAATACATTAACGGGAGTTAATACAAGATTTAGAGATCAAGTCAAAGCCGGAGATAGGATTACTATCAAAGGTATGACGCACGTGGTAAGCAGTGTACCAACTCAAACAACTATGACAGTGACTCCTGACTATCGAGGTAATACTGCCTGTGTGTCAAGTAAAGCATGTTTGGTACAAGACGTAATTGTAAAACAAAGCGAGTTTAACCTAGATCATTTAGATGGTACAGGCCCAAGCGGATATAACTTAGACATTGGCAAAATGCAGATGATCGGATTACAATGGTCATGGTATGGTGCTGGTTTTATTGATTTTATGCTACGCGGTTCTGACGGTAACTATGTGTTTGCACATCGTATTCGTAACTCAAACGTAAACACCGAGGCTTATATGCGTACTGGTAACATGCCTGTGCGTTACGAAGTTATTAATGAAAGTGCTGTGAGCAAACTAGCAAGTAGTATCACTGCTACTGCCACAGTAATACCGTTAACCGATGGAACTTATTTTCCAAATGATTCAGGACAAGTTTACATTGACAACGAACTAATCAGTTTTACTGGCAAGACTGGTAACAACTTAACAGGTTGTTCACGTGCTAGTCCAATGCTTAACTATGTAGGTGGTGCAAATCGTTCATTTACTGCCGGCGCAGCCGCAGTCCATGAAATTAATACTGGAGTTATTTTAGTTAGTAATACTATTAGTCCAAACATTAGTCATTGGGGTTCAGCTTTCTTAACAGACGGACGCTTTGATGATGACCGAGGATATTTGTTTAACTATGCATCTACTGGTATTCAAGTTTCAACTACAGTAGCAACAGCGTTCTTAATTCGACTAGCACCTAGCGTATCAAACGCTATTATTGGCGACTTGGGCGACAGAGAACTTATTAATCGTGCGCAATTATTGTTACAAGAAATTCAAGTTACATCAGACTCGGGTACTGGTGGTATCATTGTTCAGGGTGTACTAAATCCTGCCAACTATCCAACAGATCCAGGCTCTATTACATGGGCAGGTCTAGCAAGTCAGGCAGCCGGTGGACAACCTAGCTTTACACAAGTAGCACCGGGCGGTTCTGTTAGCTGGGCAGGTGGTGGTTCAACTACAACAGCAACAGCAACAGTAATTTCAGCACCAACTGGTACGGCAGCAATGCCGTCAAGTGCGTTGTTTAACCAAGCAATTGGTTCATCTAACGTGTATGTAACTAAAACCAGCTGGGACACTTTAGGAGCTCAAGCTGGATATGCGTTGTCTTCTGCAGAAACTAAGTTTCCAGCAGGTACTACAATTAGTACTGTGATTGCAAACCCATCACCAATTGCTACAACACTGGCTCAACTTATTGGTAGCATTTCAATACCGCCGAGTGCATTTTTTAAAACAGCAAGTGGTGCTACTACAATAGCTATATTACAAACTAGTTGGACAACACTAGGCGGAAGCGTAGGTAACAATGTCTACAGTACAGACTTCCCTGCTAACACAACAGTGACTGGTGTTACTGGACCGTTTAGCTCAGCTGGTTATTCATATTATAACGTGGCATTTAGTGCTGGTACTAATACTGCACACAATCCAGTAGTGTCAAACTTAACAATTACTGGAATTGTTTACACTAACCCAACAGCAACATTTACATTTGCCGCACAGACTTATGCTCCGTATAGTAATGGTGATAGTATTACTGTGTCAGGATTAACTGGTGTAGCTTCGGGTTACAATGGTACCTATACCGTGGTAAGTTGTTCAACAACTGGGGTACAGGTCAATGCTTCTAATTTTGGAACAGTATTAGCCGGTACTCCGCGTGTTGTTAACAATAATAGTTTATCTACAATTACATTGTCAGTGGGTGGTACTGCCGCTGCCACAACTAGCACACTATATTTTACACAAGCATCGTGGAACTCATTACCGATTGGTACTCCTGTTGTAGGCAATAGCACTAATGATCCGTTCAAACTAACTGCTGGTACTACAATTAGTACAATTAGTAGTATTCAAACATTTAATAGTACAAGTTATTATATTGTAACATTTAGTAATCCTTTACTAATAAATGTTCCAAGCGGAACTCAAGTGACATTTACAGCCATAGCGTATTATGCGTTAACAATGAGTAAACCTTCAAGCGTGGCTGTTACATATGCTACGGCATCAAGCTGTAGCTTTAGCACAACTACACTAACTATTGGTGGAACTGTTACAGGTACTTTTTCAGCAGGTATGGCTCTAACTGGCTCAGGTTTAACAGCTGATGCAAAAATAGTCAGCGGTAGTGGAACAACTTGGACTGTAGCGCCAACGCAGTCGACATTGTCGGGTATTGCTATTACTGCAACTCCGTACTTTGCTGTAACACCTGCTATTGTATCAGCAACATCTAGCTTCCAGTATTTCTCACAAGCATCATGGGAAGCACTAGTTGCTAGCAATGGAGCTGGTGTTGGTACATTAGTTGTAACTCCTACATACTTTCCATCTGGAACAACTATATCTAGTGTAAGTGTATTGAGTTCGTTTGGTGGCACAAGCTATTATCGAATTAACTTTACACAGAGTGCGTTGATTAGTGTACCAAACAACACAACAATTACGTTCTCCTTTGGTTTGCCGGCATATGCGCAACCAGGTGAAACTGTATTCTCGTTTATTGCGGCGCCTGGTACAGAAGCTGTTTTAGATCTGTCAGGACTGAAAGAATTGACTAATACTACCTTAGGTGGCAGAGGTTGCTATCCAAATGGTCCAGACGTATTGTGTATTAACTTGTATCGTGCGTCGGGTACTGGTAACATTAATACCAACGTGTTGTTGCGCTGGAGTGAAGCACAGGCTTAAATCAAAGCGATCAAATCAAAGACCGTTTGTAGCTTGGTACGAATGGTCTTGTTTGAAAAACTATTCCTCAGGCCTTGGTGCAAGGGTTTTGGTGCATGGTCTATTACAGCCCATGCCCACGCACTATGCTCGTCGCTTAGTACAGGAATAAATTCATCTTCAATCACACAGAGATATGTGTGAAAGTTAAACACGTTGTCGTTGCTGACAAATGTTTCTAATGGGATTGTTTTTATAATAGGAGGTATGGCTCCTATTTCTTCAGTGATTTCACGCTGTAATCCCTGCCAAGGAGTTTCACCGCTGATAGTAGTACCACCTACTAAGCCCCATGTGCCAGCGTGTTTACCATGTGCTTTCTGTAACAATAAAAAACGTCGTGTTGATTTAGCGTATAGCAATGCTCCGCTACATACAATCTGTTCTTTTATAGTTCGATTCTCCATGATCCTGGCTTATAGTCACCTTCAAAGCTCTTAACCCATTGAACTCCGTTCCATAGGTATTGAACTCCTGTGTATATATTCGTTTGCCAGATCATAGTAGTAGTTTCTTGAGCACTGTGAAATATAACATGCCATGCAGTGCCAGTGTATTCAACTATGTCATTAGTTTTAGCCACTAATGGTCCCCATGCACTAGCATAGTTGCCATCTGTAATTGACTGGGGATCGCCGATATCTTCTATAATTAAAAATCGCATACCGGCAGCTACTGCTTGATCATTTTCTTCAGTGCCTGTAGGTCTTTTTGGATTAAAAGTTAGAGGATTTATAATAGCATCGATAGTACCAGGACTTCTTGCCCTGTAACTACCTGCGGCGTTGTATGCTACATCTGAATCTAAATAACCACTACTATCAATACCGGTATTGCTGACCAGGGTGTCTGTGTTCCAGTTAACCTGAAGTATGGAATTATCTAATGGATCTACTGCAATTGTACCTTTGACTTCAGTGCCGTTAGGTTGCATCAAATATAGTGTGCTGGCACCAGCAGTATACTGCCCCGGATATAGATTAAAAATATCAACCCAATTGATCGGAGGGCCTAATCTTATTGGGATATCTAATGTAGGCTCCCGAGGACTTGAACTTTCTGAATGGGTCATTAGATAGGCTTTACTGTTGTATACCTGTATTCGATAATCAGTAACAGTGGTTGCATCTCTAGTAAGCAGATTATCCGACATAGTCGTTGTGGGATCTGCAAGATCAGCACCTAGTCCATCGATATACCCGGTGTCACTTGTAGATGCTCCGGCGTACATACTAGTAATAATTTTTGTAATAACACCTAAGTGTTTGACCTTAGCAGGCGGACTGATCCAGATAGGAGTTTCTAACGTAAGTGTACCAATTTCTATAGGAGTATCAACGCCGACTGGTACTGTTCTGCTAGACCAAGCGATGTCATTTAGATTTAAAACAGTTAGACTAGTCCAGTCTATAAAATTATCAGTGGTCTGTAGCTCTAAGCTGGGATTGAACAGTACAAGAACTTGTTCTAAAATTTGTAACTTCTGTTCGGTATTAGAACTCCAAATATCAACCTTTAAGGTCAACTTAAACGGAGTAGGCATTATCCGTTCAACTGTGTAATTCCTTCCCGAGGTTTGATTATACTCGCCAGTGGTTGGGTCGATACCTCTTTCTCTAACATTCACTTTTCCAATATATGTACTGTCACTTAATCTTTCTCTATCTAATGCCAGTGCAGTAACATATACTGAAATTCGTGGAACACTATTAATTTTATTTTCACTGTTATTTCGAATGATACTAGCTACTTGTCGATCAGCATCACCATACATTACAGGGATTCTAACCAAAGTTCCGTCGCCGTATCTAACTACAAAGTTACTGAATACTCGTACAACTTGAGTAATATATCGTCTTATTTGACCGTCATAGAAAAACTGCATTAGAAATCCGCCTTTGGTTTAAGAGCCTCTGATAAACTCTGTCGTTGTGATTCCCTATAGTTGTACAAACTAATAGTCCATACACCGCCGACTGGAACAGTTTGTTGCACACCATTTACCACAGGTAATGTTATTCTAACCTTGGCTGACATTACACCTATCGGGCTTGTATAATTATACGAACTAATCATACTTGGATAATCAGCAACAGTGTATGCAATTAATGTCGGCGCTTGTTTTAGTACAATATACGATGAAGTAATATAATTAATTTCAGTATTGATAACAGTATCTCCACTAGCAAGTGTTATAATATCAGATCCAACTTCTTCATTGTAGGTATAATATGTATTATTAATGAATCCAGTTTTTAATGTGCTTCTGGTATCATTGTTAGTCATATTCATTCTAACAGCATCTTCAACCATGAGCCACTTTGAGTTATCAAATCGGAATAATCTGTTTGGCATAAAATCTGTACGCAGGAAAAAATCATTTTGTGCCGGAGCACTTGGAAATTGTATACCGTGACCAAATTCGTGCCCGTTGACAGGATAACCGTCTCCTAGTAGATATCCGCTATAGCCAGCTCTAACAGGAACTCCGTTAACATCACTTGCAAGAATACTACTAGTACTGGCATCGATTGTTGTTTCGTCGGCAGTCTGTATAACTGGCTTACCTTGAGGATCAACAGCCATGGTCCAAAATTGTCTAGATTCGTATCCACTTTTAGGAGCATCGGCTTCTGCTTGCGCAACAACACTATCATTAATTTGCAATTCTTTATTATGTGTACTAATTAAATCTCGCAAACTAGTGTTTGCCATCGGATCGCCATTGGCATCAAGAGCCGGCTTGCTTAGTATATCAGCAAACTGTTGACTGTCTACTACTTTTTTACATTTTAATCTATATAAATGTGGAAACCAAGTTACTGAGAATCCTTCACTAGCCCGGCCCACATCTTCAATAACATAGTATCGAGGCAGACTTATATCAAAATCATTAAGAGCAAAGTCATCACGCAAATGCGGCAGTTCAAAAACGTCCCCACTTATTGGTTTTCTACCAATAGTATTGATGATATCGTTAATATGTACAGTCATATATATGGTATCATTATCAATGAATAACCCAAATTGGCTTAGATTGAAGTCAATATTTGCAACATTATACATACCGCGTAATCGATAAATCTCTGTATCGTATTTTCTATCACGATTTTCTAAAAATAATAGGTCTTGTATATTAGTAGGACTTAGTGCGCCATAAACCGGCTGATCCGCAGTGCCCGAAGTTTTAATCGTAGGCCCTAGATATTTGTGCAAATATACATCTGTTCCGCCAGCCTGGAACATTTCTGAAGCTGTACGATCTATAAATTTATAGTCGTTACCTTTTTCTGGTTTATAGAGAGATAGTCTTGGCATAGTAACATATTTATCGATAGCTAAATATACTAGGAGAACAAAAAATGTCAGATTCCCTACCATCAACTACCCAAAGCAACTCTACTATAGAGCGTAATAAAGTATTCGAGTTTATTAAACTAATGCTAGGCGACGGCATGGTTGATATTGAGTTAGATCCTGCGCACTACGAACTAGCACTAGATCGAGCTCTTACGCATTATCGTCAGCGTAGTAGCAATGCTGTGGAAGAAAGTTACAGCTTTTTAGAACTTATACAGGACCAAAATGAATACAGATTACCTGATGAAATTATCACAGTGCGTCAAGTGTTTCGTAGAGCTATTGGCTCAAGAACTGGTATGGGTGCAGGCGGCACGTTATTTGAGCCGTTTAACTTAGCCTACACAAACACCTACATGATGTCAGGCAGTATGATGGGTGGCCTAGCAACCTACGACATGTTTGCTGGGTATCAAAAACTAGTAGGTAAAATGTTTGGTAGCTATATAGAATTTAGTTGGAAACCTACCACTCACATTTTAAATGTGCTACAGCGACCGTTTGCCCAAGGCGAGCAAATATTGATACAGAGTTATAATTATCGCCCAGATTGGGTACTACTACAAGATACCTATGCTAAACAGTGGTTAAGAAATTATTCACTTGCAGTATGCAAACAAATTCTAGGGCAAGCACGCTCTAAATTTGGGTCGATCGCCGGCCCGGGATCACCAATTACACTAAACGGTACAGCTCTAATTTCTGAAGCTAAAGAAGAAATGGCGGCACTTGATAAAGAAATTATCGATTTAACAGCCGGCGGTACAGGCTATTATTTTGTAATCGGTTAAAAATAATTTGACCTTGTAATAAAACTGTTATATACTAGAGCTAACTTAGGGGGCTCTATGATTATTGGTGTGTGCGGTTTTATTGGTTCAGGCAAAGATACTATTGCTGATTATCTCGTTAACTTTCACGGATTTCGTCGAGAAAGTTTTGCAAATTCCCTTAAAGATGCGGTGGCTCACGTGTTCGGTTGGGATCGAACCATGCTAGAGGGTCGCACTACACAGGCTCGTGCATGGCGCGAACAAGTAGATCCGTGGTGGGCAGAACGCTTGAACATGCCTAATCTTACTCCACGCTGGGTCCTGCAATATTGGGGTACAGAGGTATGTCGCAAGGCATTCCACGATGACATTTGGATCGCCAGCTTAGAAAATAAACTACGTAATAGCACAGACGACATTGTTATTAGTGACTGCCGGTTTCCTAATGAAATTAAATCAATTAAAGATGCAGGCGGCATTGTAGTTCGTGTTGTCCGCGGGCCTGAACCTGATTGGTATCAAGATGCCGCAGATATGAATGCCGGCGATCGCTGTATGAACTATGCCATAGCTAAAGAACGTATCAAAAAGCTAGGCATCCATGCAAGCGAAACCGCTTGGGTCGGCACAAAGTTTGATGCAATCATGGACAATAATACTACTATTGACGACTTGTTTGCACAGGTTAAAGGTCTGGTACAAGATCCCCTTGCCGCCAGCGAATCCCTTCCTTATGTAGAACACGAGCACAGTTAGAACACACTGTTTTTAAATTAGTCAGTCTACAATTATTTAAATCACCGTCTACATGAAACACTGAGAATACTTCAGTGTGAGGCGATTTAAATCCACATTTATCGCAAGCGGATTTAGGACGATATCCGCTAGAGTACCACCTTGGTAGTTTTACACCGCGGCTACACGACCCGCACTGGCTTCGATAGAATGCTTTTTTATTTTTATAGTAGTTTATAGCAACAGGTGCTCTTCCGCAAGAACATAAAGGTCTCATATTATATTTAAGCCTTTTTAGAACCTTTTTGATAGGCTATTATAGCCACAAATTATCCAAAACCACTAAATACATACAAGAACATGTACTCATTGGAGATAAAAATATGGCTCAACTAAGTTCACCAGGCGTAAGCGTAACAGTTATAGATGAATCATTCTATACACCCGCAGCCCCAGGTACCGTACCACTAATAATCGTTGCATCAGCTGAAAGCAAAATGAACGGTGCAAACACAGGTATTGCCCCGGGCACATTAAAAGCAAATGCTGGTAAAGTTTATTTACTAACAAGTCAGATGGATTTATCGAGCACCTTTGGTGTTCCGAAATTTTATACTGATGCAAACAATAACCCAATTCATGCTGGAGAACAGAATGAATACGGCCTAGAAGCTGCCTACAGTTTCTTAGGTGTGAGCAATCGTGCTTATGTAGTACGTGCAGATTTGGATGTGGCACAACTAGAAGGCAAAACATCAGCTCCAGTAGGTGATCCAGAAGATGGAACATTCTGGTTTGATACAGCAGATTCAATGTTCGGTGTATTTGAATGGAACTCAGCACCTGCTACAGTCACAGACGGGCAAACATTTTCAGATCAACAAGCCGACGGCAGTCTTACAGTAATTACTGACAGCACTAAAGTTGTTAGTGTGACTGGAGCTCCAATAGCCAGTTATGGATCTATTGGTGCTTATGCAATAGTTTCTACAACTACATTGCACAAGCTGTGGATGAAAAAATATCAAACAGATACAGCCGCAGGAACTTGGGTAGCAGTTGGTTCATCTGCATGGGCCGCTAGCTGGCCTACAGCTACTGGTACTACAGCAAGCCCAACACTGTTAGTTGGCGATACAATGACTATTAATGGTTATGCTGTTACAGGCGCAACATCATTAGCTACTTTTGTTACAGCAGTTGGTAGTAACGTAACTGGTGTTAAAGCCGCAGTAATCAACGGTTATCTAAACTTATATTCAACCGGTGTTGACGTTGTTATTTCTGGAACAACAGTTGCTAAAGTTGGACTCGTATCTGGAACATATAAGGCTCCGGCAGTTACAGCTTCTCCACACTATTCAGTGCCGCTATGGCGTGCCACTGACGATGTTGCTGTAGTTAACGGTCGCCCAACTGGTTCAATTTGGATCAAGACTACCGCAGTTAATAATGGTGCTGACTGGTTTATCAAGAAGTATAACTCAGCAACAAGCTCATGGATTCAGCAAAAAGTTAAATTGTATGCTAACGGCCAAAGTGCCCTAGCAGGATTAGATGCAACAGGCGGTGGATTAAATCTAGCGATTGGTGCAACTTATGTAAAATACAACGATGATGAAGGCAGTCCTACTAATGCAAACTTTAAAATCTACGGTCGTAGTGGCGTTGGCCCTACCAGCATTACATCAGTACCAGTAAGTACTGGTACATTTACCGCAGGCAGTAACTCTTTTACTTTGCAAGAAAGTTTAGTCGGAAGCGGAACTTTAGGTACTGCTATCACTATAACATTTACTGCTACTAGTGCCGCAAGCGATCTTGCTTTAATTGCTAGTGCAATTAACAATGCAGTTGACGCCAACAGCAATCCGTTTGCTAATATTGTTGCATCAACTACTGCCGCTGGCCAATTAACTATTACTCATACTAAAGGCGGAGACATTCGACTAGTAGACGTAACAGCTGACCCAGTAAGCAAGTTGTTTAGCGTAGGTGTTACTTCTAACTTCTATACAAATCCAGCAGGTACAGCTAAGAATTATGTTGCCAGCTTGTGGACCCCAACAGTTAACGGTAGTGCATTTGCTGTGGCAAGTGACACACCGCCAACAACAATACCACTAGATGGTACATTGTGGTTTAACAGCTACCTTGACGACATTGACATTATGGTCAATGACGGCACAGGATGGAAAGGCTATCTAAATTACAATCAAACATTAGGTGCTGTGAGCACAGCTACTGACCCAGCAGGCCCGTTAGTAACAGCCACACAACCAACAGTACAAAGCGATGGCACACCATTAGCCAACGGTGATCTATGGATTGATCCTAGCGATACTGAAAACTATCCAATGATCTACAAGTTTAACTACTTGACCAAGAAATGGGTGCTGTTAGACAATACTGACCAAACTACAGAAAACGGTGTGTTATTCCACGATGCACGTTGGAGCATTGGCGGTACTAGCGCAACTGCTTCTAGCATTGCTAGTTTGCTATCGAGCAATTTCTTAGACCCAGATGCACCAGATCCTGCACTATATCCAAAAGGTATGTTACTATGGAATCTACGTCGTTCAGGTAATAATGTATTGAAATTTGCAAAGAACTATATTGACACTACTGGACGTAACATACGCCAAAGCAACGGTTTGATGAATACATACTATCCACATCGTTGGTTAACTGATGCCGCTAACCAAGTTAATGGTGCTGGTACATTTGGTCGCAAAGCACAACGTCAAGTTGTACTACAAGCTCTCGGTGCAACTATCCAAGAGAACCAACAGATCCGTGATACAGACAGCAGAATATTCAACTTAATGGCATGCCCTGGTTACCCAGAAATGCTGTCTTTACTAGTTGGATTGAATACTGATCGCGGTGAAACAGCATTTATTGTAGGTGATACACCTGCACGTTTAACACCAGATGCTACTACATTGAGCAACTGGGGTAACAATGTTAGCTCAGCTGTGCAAGACGGTGATCAAGGATTGATTACAACCAATGCGTATTTGGGTGTGTACTATCCATGGGGTTACACAGTTGACTTGATTGGTAATAACATTGTTGTTCCACCAAGCCATATCATGTTGCGTACAATCGCCCTAAGTGACAACGTTAGTTATCCATGGTTTGCACCAGCTGGTGTACGTCGCGGTGGAATTACCAATGCCAGTTCAGTAGGTTATGTTGATCCAATGACTGGTGAATTCAATGCAACAGCATTAAACATCGGCCAGCGTGATACCTTAGCCAGCATCCATGTTAATCCATTAACATACATTGGTGGCACAGGACTAGTATGCTACGGACAGAAAACACGTCAACTTGTAGCAAGTTCGTTAGATCGTATCAACGTGGCACGTTTGGTAGTGTATCTACGTAGACAACTAGCACAACTAGCTAAGCCATATGTGTTTGAGCCGAATGATACTATTACACGTAATGAAATCAAACAGGCAGCAGAAGCATTAATGTTAGAATTAGTAGGTCAACGTGCGTTGTATGACTTTATCGTAGTATGCGATACTTCAAACAATACACCAGCTAGAATTGATCGCAACGAGCTATATCTAGATATAGCGATCGAACCAGTTAAGGCAGTAGAATTTATTTACATTCCATTGCGCTTAGAGAACACTGGTGGAGTCAAAGGCCTTGGAAAATAATTAGGAGATATTAAATGTCAATCGCAGCCTTATCAAGATTTACAGTACCATTAGCGTCTGATCAGAGCGCCGCTTCACAAGGCCAGTTAATGCCTAAGTTGAAGTATCGTTTTAGATTAAACTTTGAAAACTTTGGTGTAAGTGGTAGCACAACAGAGATGACTAAACAAGTTGCAGAAGCGGCTCGACCAAGTGTTGAGTTTGAAAATCAAACTATTGATGTCTACAACAGCAGAATTTACTATGCAGGTAAAACCAAGTGGAGTCCAATCACTATTAAGTTACGTGACGATGTACTTGGTAATGTCAGCAAGTTGATCGGTGAACAAAATCAAAGACAGTTTGACTTCTTTGAGCAGGCTTCAGCGGCATCTGCAGGTGACTACAAATTTACACTACGCATTGAAATGCTAGACGGCGGCAACGGCGCAGAAACTCCTAATGTATTAGAAACATGGGAACTATACGGTTGCTACTTGCAAAAGACCAACTGGAATGACATCAAGTATTCAGATCAAACTCCCGTGATGATCGACTTGACTATCCAGTATGATAATGCTGTTCAGACAGGTGCTACTGCAGGTTTGGGTACTCCAGGATTCACGCAAGTACGCGGTACAAACGCTTTAGGTTCTTAATAATAAACCCACTTCGGTGGGTTTTATTATAGGTATTCATAATATGCGTAGTTTATTTTTTTAATAAATATTGTTATGGCCTTTACTGCAAACAACAATCTAACTAGCAACACTACAACCAATCTACGTGACTGGCAACATGCCGCCAGGATGTTTTCTGATAATCAGTTTAGGCTGGCACCTAAATTTGACTTTCAGTTCCATGTAGCGTTCAGTATTAACAAAGCCGCATTGAAAAATGCCGAACTTGCGCAACGATACTCTAACGAAATTAATATGTTGGTTAAGAATGTAACATTACCTAAATTTACAGTTACTCTTGATTCTGCTAATCAGTACAATAGAAAAAAGAATATACAAACCCACATCAATGCTGAAGACGTTACCATTGCATTTCACGACGACAACATGGGGTTGATTAATCAACTATGGCAGAATTATTACACGTATTATTATGCCGACCCAACCAGTGCAACACAAGCAGGCGCTTACAATAGAAACGCCACTCGAAGCAGTAATTTTATTACCACACCGTATGGCTTAGATAATAAAAGTACAAACCCCTTTTTTAATTATATTACAATTTATCAGATGGCTCGACATGAGTATATCAGTATTAAATTAATCAACCCCATAATCAAAACTTGGAATGGCAACAATTTAGATTATGCTAAATCTACTACACATGATTTTACCATGCAACTTGCCTACGAAACTGTAACGTATGGCAATGGTGTAGTTTCAGCCGGAGCACCCGAAGGATTTGGTATAGAACATTATGATGTGAATCCGTCACCGCTACAGGGTATTAATCCCGACCCTACTACTATACATCCAAGTTTTGTTGATAATCTAAATTCGACTAGTGTAGCAGTGTCGACCCTTAATAATGCAATCAATAGCGTAAATAGGTATCAGAACTCAAAAGTTCCTCCCCAGGCTGGCACTGTCGGTTTGTCAAGAGGGGTCTTACCGCAAACTATAGGCGGAGTACCGGGTGTAGTGTTTCCGGTGGCAAATAATGCTACGAATACAACAGTAGCTACACCTACAAAACTAGGAGCATAATATGAGTATCATTACAAACCTTCCTACAAAAGAAAATACAAATGTTCAAGATGTAAAAACATTTTTTGACAACTATTTTGTTGCACCAGTTAGTTTCCCAGCAAATGAAATTGACAGCACGGTTGCATTTTTTACTAAAAGAGGTTTTGATCATTCCAGTGCCGCCAGTACAACTATTGTATTATTGAATCAAGCAAGAATCGACGGAGTATCAGTATTCCAATTACTAGATATGTTGAAATCTCTTACTGATGTACAACTAGGGCAGGTAGTAGCTCAAATTTTAAATGGGTATAGAGAAAAAACAAGCATCTTAGGCTATAAAGTATCAACTGTTGAAAATAGTTACGAAGCACGTAATATTCTAATCTAACATGGCTAAATTTGCTCGAGGTAAATTCGTCATGCGCCATCCCGAGAAGTATGTTGGAACAAAAATTCCAACATATCGAAGTTCATGGGAGTGGACATTTATGCGATTTTGTGATGAAAACGATCGAGTACATAAATGGGCTAGCGAAGCAATCCAGATACCATATCGCGATCCGTTAACTGGTAAACAAACGGTGTATGTCCCCGATTTCTTTATCCAGTACCTAGATAAACACAACAAATTAATAGTTGAACTAGTTGAGATAAAACCAGCTAGTCAAACTATATTAGAGCGTGTGGGTAAAAACAAGTATAATCAAGCACAATTTGTTAAAAATCAAGCCAAATGGGCCAGTGCTAATATTTGGTGCAGACAGCAAGGTATTAGATTCCGTATACTTAATGAAAATGATATATTCACTCAAACATAAGCATAAGTAGTGTTATGACCAAGAAACTTGAAGAATTACTAAATCTTCCTTCTAGCAAAGAAGTTATCAAGCAAGAAGAAAAAAAGAAGAAAAAAGAAATGGTTGCTCAAGCACAACCGTTATTGCGCGATATCAGTGAATTTGATAAAATCGCCGCTGCCTTACCAGCTGTTAAAGGACTAGGGGATTTAGCAGATTCTGAGCTAGACGAGTTGGCTAAAAAAGCTGTAGATGCCTACGATGACATCATGGATCTAGGTATGAATGTTGAAGCTAGATATAGTGGTCGTTTGTTCGAAGTAGCCGCTAGTATGCTAGGCAATGCTATTACAGCTAAAACTGCCAAATTAGATAAAAAGCTAAAAATGATTGATTTACAGCTTAAGAAACAAAAATTAGATCAAGAAGCGGCTGGTGTAGATGACAGTGTTAACATACACGGAGACGGGGTTATTATTACTGATCGTAATAGCTTGTTGGAAAAATTGAAGAATTTAAAATAAATACTACATCAGGAATTCACTATGAAATCATTTAAACAATACCTAACAGAAAATCAAAAACGCTACGAATTTAAGATTAAACTTGCCTGCGACTGCCCAAAAGATTGCGCTAGCAAAATCAAAGGCGCTCTTGCAGAGTTTGGTGTGCAATCTGTATCAAGCGGAAAATCCTCACCGATCCAAGCAACACATATTGAATTTCCAGAACACAAGAATATTTCAGTAACAGTGTTTGACGCTGTTACTAGTTATCCTACAACTAGCAAACAAGTACTTTCAAAAGTAGCACACTTATTAAATATTCCGCAAGGTGATGTTCGAGTTCACAACGAGCATGAGCAAGCAGAAATTGATCTTAACCATGAAAACGATGAACCAACAGGCGAAGCAGTTGTCGGCACTGATTACGAAAAAGTAAATCATCAAGACCTAGTTGGAGAAAAACGAAAGTTTAGTTTACTAAAAGATCTAAGCAAGGCAAAGCATCTTCCTGAGCAGTACAAAGGTATTAATGATCCGTTGTTTCCCAAAGCAAAGAAATCTAAAGAACAGCCTGAACAATCAACAGTAACAGAAAAACAAGGAATGACAAGTCCTGTAGGTACTAAAAAAGTTAAACTAACCCCATACGCTGACAGCGTACATAACAGCTTAAATGTCGCTGCCAAAGCAAAAGGAAAAGTAAAATGAATTTCACTGAATTATATACAAAGATACGTGCCATAGACGAGAACTTAACAGTTCATCCAAATCCATCAGGTGCAAGCAGTCCAGAAGAAGCTAAACGCTTAGGTGCGATGGAGCCACAACAACCACCAGTTGCTCCTAAGAACACTGACACTCCGCCTACTGAGGAAAGCATGATCAGTTTAGGCGGCCCAATGCCAAGCGGTATGATGGGTATGCCGCACAAGCAAGAAGATTCAGTTACTATGAATGTCAGCATGAATGGTAGCGGTGCTGGCGGTATCAAAGACCTAATGGACATCATTAGAAGTATTGAAGCAGGTGACCAACACCATGATGCAGTGGTCAGTGCTCCGCATCCTATAGACGGTGAGTTTGACATCGAGTTAGACGAACAGCACGGCGATAAAATTGATGCTGACAAGAATGACCGAGTACGAAATAGACCCCATCGTGTTACCTATGGTGTTGATGCTATTACTAAACACGGTACTGACATGCACAGCAAGGGCGATGTAAAAAGACTGAAAGTAAACGGCGGCGAGAACCCACTACAAGAAGCATTAGTTAGTCGCCTAGACGAATTATATCAAGAAGTTAAAAACAGATAAAGGTTAAATTTGCCAAATAGACCCTCCGGGGTCTATTTTTTTGATTAAATAAACATATGGCAAAATCACTAGACGGCGTCTTAACCAAAAAAGCGCACACCAAAGAATCATTTACTGAAGAACAAGTTCAGCACTTATTAGCCTGCTCAGATCCTACTACAGGGTATCTGCACTTTGCTAAAACCTTCTTTTATATTCAGCATCCTGTTAAAGGCAAGATGCTGTTTCAGCCGTATGACTATCAAGTAGGGTTATTAAATTCTTATCACGATTATCGATTCAACATAAACATGTTGCCACGACAAAGTGGTAAAACAACTTGTGCATCAGCATACTTGTTGTGGTATGCCATGTTTCATCCGGATCAAACTATCCTAGTGGCCGCGCACAAATATACAGGCTCACAAGAAATCATGCAACGTATTCGCTATGGATACGAACTATGCCCAGACTACATACGTGCAGGTGTGGTTAACTATAACAAAGGGAGTATTGAATTTGAGAACGGATCAAGAATTGTTTCAGCTACTACTACTGGTAACACCGGTCGTGGTATGTCCATATCCTTACTATATTGCGATGAGTTTGCTTTCGTACAACCTAACATTGCTGAAGAATTTTGGACTTCAATATCACCAACACTAGCAACTGGTGGACGAGCAATTATCACTTCAACTCCTAATAGTGACGAAGATACGTTTGCTATTATTTGGAAAGAAAGCAAAGATCTTTTTGATGAGTTCGGCAACGAAAATCAAGAAGGTATAGGACGCAACGGATTCCACGGATTCCGTGCTGAATGGCACGAACATCCGGATCGTGATGAAGAATGGAAGCGAACTGAGATGGGTCGTATTGGTGAAGAACGTTTCCGTCGTGAGTACGGTTGCGAGTTTTTAGTATTTGACGAAACACTAATTAACAGTATTAAACTTGCAGAACTTGTGGGTAAAGAACCAGCATTCCGTATGGGGCAAGTGCGCTGGTATAAAAAACCTCAACCCGGATTACTCTATGCCGCGGCCCTAGATCCTAGCCTAGGCACAGGTGGTGACTATGCTGCCATAGAAGTGTTTGAATTACCCAGCATGATACAGGTAGCAGAATGGCAACACAACTTAACAATTATACAAGATCAAGTCAAAATATTTAGAGATTTATTGCGCTATATTCAAGACGAAATTGGACAAGAATACCCTAACAGTATCTACTGGAGTTGTGAAAACAACACTGTGGGCGAAGCGGCTCTAGTAGTGATTAAGGATTTAGGAGAAGAAAACTTCCCCGGATTATTTGTAAGTGAACCGGTGAGAAAAGGGCATGTACGTAAATTCCGTAAAGGATTTAACACTACATTTGGTAATAAAATATCAGCATGCGCCAGAGTAAAGTTCTTAATTGAGGAAGATAAGATGAAAATTCACAGTCGTCCTTTACTCAGTGAGCTTAAAAGTTTTATTGCGGCAGGCACCAGTTTTAAAGCAAAAACAGGACAGCATGATGACTTAGTTTCTGCGTTATTGCTAGTTGTACGCATGAGTGTAGTACTAGCAGAGTGGGATCCTAGAGTGTTTGAAACTCTCAGCATAAATTCACATCTAGATGAAGATTGGGAAGCTCCACTCCCGATATTTATTTCTAGTAATATCTAATAAATATAGTATGGACATTAACTTAGACAAAATCGCGCAAGAACTATACGGTAAAATCCGTACTAGATTTTCTGACGTTACCTTTGGTGATGAAGAGGGGAAAATACTTAGTCGCGAAGAAGATATACCCAACGCAAGATTCTTTGAGTTTGAATACAAAGATCACGGCGAAGTACTAGGCACAGTTACTATTACACTTAGCCAAAAGAAGGGCGTGTTTGTACAATTAAGCGGAGATCTAGTTGACTCTAGACATCCCAAGGCTTTTAAATTTATACGTTCTTTGAGAGATTTTGCTCGATCAAGATTGTTAAATTATGATGAGATAAATATAGGGAAGAATAATTTAGATAAAAGAGATTATCATTTCCAGACCAAATCCAAGGAAGAACCTATGATGGAAAGTAAAATGTACGGTACTGCTAAGATCAGTTACCAAGACTTAGGCGAGGCAAGGCTTGTAGTCAAACACAGCCAACCTGTTAATACAGATTTAGCCGCAGGACGTACACAACACATCGAAGCAATTTACGTTGAAAACGCTCAAGGTGAACGCTTTAAATATCCTTTCAAACATCTAAGTGGTGCTCGTGCTCTAGCAGAACATTTGAAACACGGCGGAATTCCATACGACAGTATTGGCAAACACATTACAAGTTTATCAGAAGAATTAGCTCAGTTACGTAAATTCAAAGGTTATGTTAGTCGTAATGAAACATTAGCAGAAGCAATGGGCGACATTACAACCAAGGTATTCGAGCGTATTGAACAGGTTAAAAAAGAAGTAGCAAGTCTTTCTCGTAAATCATACTACGAACAATTTGCCGAAGCATTTGAGGATCGTGAAGATCAAATGATTCCAGAAGACATTATGAGTGACTGGATTGATCGACTAACAATTCGCACATTCAATGAAGAATTAAAAACAGCATTTCCATATATTTTTCGACTAGTAGACGAAACATCTATTCCAGTTAAAGGATTGAATCCTGAAGATATTCTTGGTGAAGACGATACAGAGGGTACTCCTCACAGTCATCAAGCTAAGACAACATTAAAGCATTTAAAGAAAGCTAGCTACGGTGATAAGGCAGATGCCGCAAATATCAAACCTGGAACTAAAGGTTTCAAAGATCGTTACGATATATTGAACCGTGCAGAAAAAGAGGGCAATTTAAAAGACAGTTACAATCCAAACTCAGTAGCCGCAACACACGCACGAGATTTAAAAGCTCATCAAAGAGCAGAACTTAAAAAGAAAGCAGAAGCCGGTGACGAGCGTGCAAAAGCAATGTTAAAACACGCTGAAGAACGAGACGAAGCTCGCCGTCAAGAATTTGACGACCGTATGGAGCGCGAAAGTTATGATCCTATGAATGCATTTGAAAACTTCATGGATAGCATAGTAAATGAAGACGACGAATCAGAAGAACGCGATAATTTGTTTAGCGATAACTTAACAGTTCAAAAGCAAGCGATTGATGACCTAAATGGTATCATGGGTGCTGAATTAAAAGTTGGCACAAATGGTGACGATGTTATAGGTAGTTTAACTAACAAGCACATTATTGACGATCCAGAATTTTTAAGTATGTTTAAAGAACTAGATCCAGATTTAGATGCACGAGCAATGATACAACAATATGTATTACAGCGTGACCCAGGACTTGAAAACCAATTAGATTTCAGCGGTGACGGACAAGTTGGCGGTGCAGATACTGCACCAGCACCAGCCCCAGATGCGGCAGCAGGTGCTCCTCCTCCACCAGCCCCAGATGCGGCAGCAGGTGCTCCTCCTCCACCAG